CCGATCCAACAGTGCCGCCTGTGACTGCCCCGCCGATCGACATCCCACCACCGCCCGCACCCAGCTGCAGGATCGTTCCGTCGCTCTTGCGTGCGAACAGCTCCGAGACCCCAAGGACGAGCTTGGAGTACTGGACGATGGCATTCGCTACGGCCGGAGGGTCCGCCGTCGAGATCGCAACGATGTTCTTGTTTACGCCCATACACAATTTTAGTGGAGAACCCTGTGAAAGACCTCATTGAAGCCCTGACCATCCTCCTCAAGTACGGCAACCCGAGGAACCCGACGCACTGCGAGCACGACGTGTTGACCGTCTGTGGTATCGACCCCGAGAAGGTCGAAGCGGCGGACAAGAAGCGCCTCGACAAGCTCGGGTTCTTCGTGAGCGATGCAGACGGCGACCCGTGCTTTCAGTCGTTCCGTTTCGGGAGCGCGTGATGGAACGCGAACCCAACATCTGGAAGGTCGTCCACAAGAAGGACGACGTCGAGACCGTCTATCTCGTGAGCGCGTTGTCGCAGCGTGATGCCGTCACGCAGGTGCTCGACGTGTTGTACGAGCGCAATTTCTTCCGCAAGGAAGACCCTGAGCGGCTCGCCAACGACCCGTTCGGCCTACTCGCCGCGGGTCAACATGGTTCGTGGACGAACACGAAGCTGATGAAGGACCACGGCATCTCGATGGGAGCTACGCTCTTCCAGCCCGACCCGCCGTACAAGCTCTACACCCTCAACATGAAGACAGGAGCGATGACCTGAATGAGGGTCGACCGTGTTGTGATGCACTCGTCGACGAGTGCAACGGTGTACTTGCAGCCCTCTTGGTGGGAGCGTTTGTTCGGTGCCAAGGTTCTCGTATGTGACATCGAACGGAAACGTGATGTCGACGAGGAGGGCGCGCTCACGGGGCGCAGCAAACACACAGGGGAGAAGTTGGGTTGGATGCATTGGGGCTCGTTGATTCATCGAGCCCTGGAGTTTCAACCCGAGGCGTCTGAAGCCACGTCGTTGCCGGTGGCGAGGTCGTTGAAGCCATGACGAAGCTCCTGCCCAAGCGAAACATCTGGGCAGTTCGTGACGATGCTGGCCTCGTGCACACTGCGTCGGTCACCCGCTTCGTCGACGGGAAAGACAACATCACCGCGTTGCACGTGTCGACGGGTTGTGTGGTTCGCGTCGCTCAGATGCGAAATTCGAATGGTGAGCCGTGGACACGTTTTCAGTTGCCCAGGGTACTCATCTACGCAGCATCTGAGAGCACCAACTACGAAGATGTCGCCGTTCCTCGCTTCACGATCGTCGAGTGGGATGTTCGCGCGACGCCGACGTGCTTCGGCTGCGTGATGGCGGAGCCGTTGTCATGACGCAGCGCGTGTACGTCATCTATTACGAGCATCGGCACGGAACGGACGTTTCGGCGTACGCAACACAACAGGCCGCAAACCGCGCACGCGCTGACCTCGTGATGGACAACCTCGTCAACGAAGTCACCGACGAGAACATCATCACCATCATCAAGCAGTGCTACATCGAGGGCGAGTTTGACCGTTGCTACGATCTCTACAAGGAGTGCGTGGAAGACGAGAACATTACCATCGAGGAGTGCCGGCTCAATGATGCTTCCGTCGAAGGACGGTTCGTCGTCGTTGATGTTGACAGCGAGCTTGCGCACGTGGTGGCTCTATGGCCATATGCAGGCGAACATGGTCTCACGCTCTGCCAGAAACACTTCTGTTGGTGGCGGGAGGGGATGGAGCGCTTCGGCATTTGCCCGGCGTACCTACCACATGACGTCCGCACCGTGACGTGTCTGGAGTGCATCGCCGGTGAACAAGCGCCAACGTAAGAAGCGGCTCAAGAAGATCACGAACTACATGTCCGGGTTCCTCCGGGACGCGCTGAAGCACAAGATCGGTGAACAGTTGAACGCCGCGCGAATGCTCGAAGTTCAGACCATCATCGGCGACACCATCAAGGCGAAGCTCGCGCAGCCGTCGTTCGTTCATCAGATCTTGGAACCTATGCCGACGTACACGGCGCCCTTTCGTATGTGGCGCGAGCTTGGCGCAGGTCAGCTCACCCATCACGTAGGTGTGTACCCGTACATCCGTGGCGATGGTTCCACCATCTGGAAGCGCCTCTGTGATGATGCGACCGTCGACGAAACCTTCATCTTGTCCAACGACGAAGCGGTCAACTGCTTCGGATGTCTCGCCAAGGAGGACATCATCTATGCCTCCAAGACTGATCTCTGATCGCTTCCTCGACCGGCGCACGGGCATCGTGCACCTCGGCGAGAAGAACGAACGCGACATGCGTTCGGAATGGCCGTGGTTCAAGTGCGGCCTGATGACGGGCTTCACCGAAGCGACCGAGCTACCGCTCACGTGTATGGGTTGTGCGGCCGACGTGTCGATGCACGACTGGATGAAGGGTCCCCACGAGTGAGTGAACAACACGTCGACTGGGCCGAGGTCAAGCTAGCCCGATACGGATATGTCACTGGACACGATGGGTTACTCCATCGCGCCAAGCATGACGGTACCACTGCATGTGGTATGGGCCGGTCCCAGAATCCGACGTATCACGACGCGGGCCCTGCCACATGTCTCCGTTGCCTGGCAAGCAGACCGTGGGGTGATTTCTAGGGCTCTGTTTATCGTATCAACGTAGCCCTTGACGGAGGTCAAGCACTATGACAAAAAAAGCGCATGTCCAAGAACAACGGAAAGACTGCGAAGGCTCCGTACCCGTACGAGTCGTTCGTGAAGAACTGGCAGAAGAGCGCGAACATCGCGGAGGTCGTCGCTGCAACGGGCCTGTCGCGCAACACGGTGTCGGCGATGTCGACCCGCCTCCGCAAGGAGGGCGTCAAGCTCAAGATGATGCCGCGTCGTACAGCACGTCCGATCGACGTGAACGTGCTGAACAAGATCGCGAAGGACGCGGCTCCGTCGAAGAGCGCGTAGAGCGCCTAGGGCACGTCAGCTACGTGGGCGACCACGTGTGCTTCGTACGAGATGAAGGCGGGGTCGTTCACATCGAACGGCCCCGTCATCATTTGCCCATCTGCCACGAGAACCGGCTCACCACAGGCTGGGACGTCGTGTATCCCTGGCGCGACGCGTTCCCCACGTGCATGGAGTGCATCGTGATGGCGCCGGAGTACTACAACCTGTGATCGTCGACTTCGACACCTACCGTGTTGACGCGCGCGGGCTGGTTCACGGCGCGCATTACGGCAAAGGCTTCGACAGCAACATCTACCTGTGGTGCGGCCTCGAAGGCGGCAACGAGATGGACCCCGCAGACGAGGACATGCTCACATGTTTGCTGTGCATCGGAAAGCGAGGTGAGTGATGGGTGACATTGTTTGCTGTCCGCTTCAAGGCAACGACGGCGAGGGTCCCTCGTGCCACGCGCAGACGGTTCGCACTGCCCGTAAGGAGCACGTGTGCAGTGAGTGCGGTGAGACCATCACCAAAGGCACGAAGTACGATTACTCGAGCGGTATCTGGGACGGTCGTGCCGAGTCGTACAAGACGTGCCTCCTGTGCGTCGAGATTCGCGATCACTTTGCGTGTGAGGGCTGGATCTACGAACAGCTCTGGGGCGACCTGCAGGAGAACTTCTTCCCGGATATGAAGTGCGGCGGCCAATGCATGACCGGGCTGTCCCCCGATGCGAAGAGAAAGCTGATCGACGCTCGGATGGAATGGTATTTCGATCAGGACGAGATCAACGACGATGCGTGGGAGGACTGGCCCAAGAACAAGGACGTTCAACGCCCACGTTACGAGAAGCCTGTCGTCGAGGAGAAGGACGACTACTACAGCCTGCCCGAGGTCTACTGGCCGGAGCGCCTGAAGCAGGAAGAGATGATGCGGAAGTACTACGAGGAAGAGGAGAAGAAGAACAATGGCCGTTGATCCAAACCATCAAGTCGTCGCCGTGCGTCCTGAGTACTGCAACGGCGCAGGTCCCGCACGCAAGCACACCGTGTTCGTGCGGCTCGGTGATGGCAGCGACGTGACGGCGGAAGACCTCATCGCGCTCATTGAGGCGGGCGCGGCCTACCACATGATTCCGCCCGAGGGCGCACCGGCTTACGAGGCGCACCTTGCGTCTGGCGGACTCCCTCTTATCTTGCAGGTACGCGTGTGCGACCTGTGCTTCAAGAAGGTTCTGTTCGCATGAAGAGCGTCGACTACGTCTTCGACCCGCCGCTGTTCCTCATCATCCTGGGTTCAGCTCTCACGTATCTCTGCATCGGCGGGTTCACGTGGGGACTGACACCAGAACGCTGGAACAACCCCTACAACTTCCCGGCGAAGCACGTCACCAGCATTTTCTGGCCGGCGACGCTCGCGGGCTACATCATCTATCGCATCGCGACGTTCGGTCCTCGTCTCATCAAGACGCTGCGTGAACGCAACAAGATCCCTCGAGCGGAGATCCACCAATGAGCGATGACGTCGACGAGTACATCAAGAAGAACCGCCGACGCAACGCTCGTTGGAAGACGGTCGGCTCTGTCGCTTCCACGACGGGCATTCTCCTCTGCGTCGCCGCGTTCCTCTTCGTGCAGTGCAACGGTTGCAAGGTCGGCGACGACCGCGCGATCGAAGCCGTCGAAGCCGCGGGCATGAAGAACGTCAAGCTCGGCGGCATGGACGCGTGGGCGTGTGGTGAGAGCGAGGGCTCGCGTCACTTCACCGCAACGAACCCACTTGGTGCCCAGGTCGAGGGCACGGTGTGTTGCGGCCTTACCGGCTGCGGTAAGGGCTGCACGATCCGCTGGGGTCGATGACCTGGTGGCTCGTACCTGCGGGCCTCCTCGCGGGCGGATTCCTCTGGTTGTTGTTGCGGCGGATGCTCTTCGAAGACGACATCGCGACGAAGCACGTCAAGGAAGCGCATGCCCGCGCAGCGTTCTCGATCACCTGTGCCGAGCGAGAGATTCTCGAGGAGGATCTCAAGCGACAGCCCTATCCGCCGCCCCCGATGAAACCCGGCGAGTCGCCGTGGGATTGGACGCGCCGAGCCGCGGACGCGGGCTACATCAAGCTCAAGCCCTGGGAGCCGCCGTGGGGGTACCTTCGTATGCGTGAAGAAACTAAGAACGGCGTCGACATCACAATCAGCGTCAAGCTCTGGACCACGAACATCGAAGGCGTCCTCCATCGCGTGGGGCGTCTCCCTGTCGTGAGTGGTTCGTCGACGCCGGTGCTGCTCTGCGATACAACCACACGCGTGACGACACCGATCGTCGAGTACGATCGGGAGCGTTGCCCTCTCATCACGTGCCTTCGTTGCATCGTGAACATAAAGGACTAGATGACCGACGAGCAGAAAGGCGTCCAAGCGTGCATCGACATCGTCAAGCGACGTCAGCAGTACTACGAAAGCTACCGCTGCAACTGCAATCGTATCGCCCAGCTCGATGGTCATGCCGTCGGTTGTCGCGCTGAGATGATGGAGACGAAGCCTGCGACGTTCGCCACGCTCGACGACATCCTCGTTCATCTCGAGGCGCACCTTGGGCGACTGCAGAATCCTGCGCCACCGCCACGCACGTCGGCGTGCGGCTGCATCAACGGCTGCAAGGCTTGGGACTGCCAGAACCTGTGAATTCGTCGCCTCGACGTGGTGACTGGACCGTCGTTGACGGCGCCGGCGTCGTTCACATCGTGAACTTTCCTGGACGCAGCGCCATGGCGTACAAGACTTGGTGCGGTCGTTCCTTCGGGAGCGACGAGATCCAGGCCGGCACTCGCATTCCTACGTGTCTCGAATGCATCTCCTGGGAGAACCGATGAGCGCAATCGAAGACAAGGCTGCCCAGTGGCAGCCACCACTTCTCCTGCCCTCCGCCTTCCGGTGGAGGGATATCGCCACGCAGCTCGTACATCACGGCGCCGTGGTTCAACGCAGTGACGGGCGTGTGCTGGGCTACACCATCCTCTGTACCGAAACACTCGGCTTCCAGTGGAAGGAGCCTCCCCCCGATGAGGACGCGATGATCAACTGCCTTCAGTGCTTGGGTGCACGGGAGCAAGACGAATGACTCGTCCCCTTGGACGTGATCGTTGGAGCTTCTTGCACAATGCTGACCATGGTGACCAGCTCATTCACAGTGTGCTTGCGATGTACGACCCAACGTACAAGCAGCGTGGCGAGATGATCGTGCCTGTTCTTGGCATCACTGAGTGTGGCATCTACGTCAAGCTTTTGAATGACACCACAGCGGTTGCTGAGCAGGGCGTCTACCTGGACGACAAACACACGGTGACGTGTATGCGTTGTGCGTCTGGCGTCTGCCACGACGGTATCAGCTTTCGGCAGGCTCAGAAGGAAGCGTTGTTCGGCGAACGCTACGGGCGCAAGTCGTACAATCATCCTGTGCAATCGAGTGCCGCAATGATACGCGGACACCAAGCTCATCGTACGTTGATCGACGAGGTTCAGAACATCGACTACGCCACGCTCGAGAAGCAGTGCGCGGAAGTCTACAAGAGGCTCATGGAATCGTACAAGATCCCATCAGAGTGGTGGATGGCTGCAGCGCTGGCCAAGCTGCCCGACCCGGTATGACGTTGTACAGCCGTGAGAACATGTTGTGGCTCTGGCTCGATCCGCTACGAAAACTCAAGCACCATGTCGTCAAGATGGTCTATGGAACGCCGCAAGGCGTTGACGTCGTTGAGTACGAGACGTACTGCAAGCACGCCGTGACTGTCGACGATGTCAACCCCCAGACCAAGGTGACGGGAGAGCCAACGTGCCTGCGTTGTATCGTTGCTGTGCCTCTTGATGACGTGTTACCTACCGAGGAGTGAACGCATGGAACAACGGCAAGCCCCTTGGCGTGCCCTTCTTCGGCAACAAGGGCAGCGCGCGGGAATTCGCCAAGAAGGGCGACAAGGCCAAGCGGCTCGCCATGATCAAACGGCGCCATCGCGTTTGGTTGCGTCAGCAGGCGGAGGACACCGTGCCGCTCGAGGACGAAAGCGCGGGTGGCGGTTCCGACGAGGTGTGGTTCGACTAGAGCCCGCCGTCGAGGGCGCACACGGGGACCTCAACTACTGGGACGAGGTCTACGACGACAGCCTGCATGACGAGGGAGCACACCACGCGGACTGTGAATACTGCGGCACGACGGGCGAATGGTGGGCGCCGACAATGCCGCCTCGTGCGTTTCTGCAAAACGGACTCGTCCACATGACGACGCTTTGGGATGGAACGCAGGCGTACTGTGGTGCACCCGCGGTGCCTTACGGCGTGACGCTCCACTCGACGGACGCCGTGCACGCCTACGCGCGGCAACTTTCAGCGGAGGCGGGCGAGGTCACGTGCTTCGAGTGCATCGTGCGTGACTTTGATCTCGAGCCACGCGGGCGCTGGCGACGCTAACAACAAGGAGGACCGATGGCGGAAGAAGACGACCGCTGGGCTCTCGAGCATCTGAAGGATTGTGACGAACGAGAGAGTTCGTTCGGCGTCGGCACGTTTCGCTGGAAAGGCGAAGACGGGCTCGTGCACCGTGTGACGTGGTCACGCGGGACGCGTGGATGGTCGCGAGTGTGTGATGGTGTTGCGGTGGACCGCAAGGCGCTCAATGCGAAGGACCCGCACGACGACCCTGGCGCGGTGACGTGCTTCGCGTGCCTCGGCAATGGCGCCTGAAGCGTACACGCCTGGTTGGAAGGGTCCTGATGGGCTCGTCCACATCGCAGGCACGCACATTCGTTCGTGCGTGTTCGCCGAGTGCGGCATCGTCATCGCGACGGGTGCCAAGGACGGACGGGACTGGCCGGAGTACGAGGTTTCGACCGATGTTCCGACGTGCTTGATGTGCATCGGAAGCGCGGTCGACTACTTGCCGTGGACCGCACATCAAGAGGTGGGCATCGGTGTCATCAACGTCAACGCGTTGTCGAAGCTCAACCTCAAGCTTTGATGTGGTATGTACCAGACATGCCTGCACCGATTGTCCCGGCCACGATGGCAACCAGTCAGATCGTTCAGCTTCTCGACTGGTCCAAGTTGAAGAACTATATGTACCCTCCGTCGGCGGAGCCGTACCCAACAGACCTGCGGATGATCGTCGACGCGATGATGGCGCAGCTTTGTACCGAGCTGGACCGTCGCGTTCCGATTCCGGCCTAGCTCTGGCTGCGCTTCGCTCGTTCTTTTTTGATCCAACGAGCGCGGTGCAAGCGGACTTCGGGGATCGTGCAGATGTCGACATCGCGGCTACCGCGCACGCGCATGACAGGACCTTCGGCGCAGGCGTTGATCAACGTGTAGCCGCCGCCGTAGCCGAGTAGGGCGCAGCGCTCATCGCCTCGGCACGCGCGATACCAGTCCTGCAGGTGCTTGGCACCGATGAGGTAGCCCTCGAACAACGTCTGCGGCACGCACTTCGTTTCCATGATCGGCTGCATTACGCCGCATGCGGTCTTGCCCCTGACCACTGGGCCCACCACGTCGGTCTTGTAGCGGCTCTCGAAGAACGCAGTGCTGAGCAGTAGATCGGCATCGACTTCGTAGATGGCTGCCGACACGCGTGCGGCCATCAGGTTCTCCATCGCAGTCTCCGCGGTCAGGTATCGAGGCGCTGTTCGTTGCAGTGCCTCGGCCTCGTCCGATGTTGTGAACAGCGACAGGAACACCGTGATGATGTACGACATGCGGCGGACCCTAACATGATCACGTACTGGATGGCGGATGTGATGGTCCGGGCCGATCCCAGTCATCAAGCACGATGAACTGGTGAAATGCGCACGGTGGAAAAGGACATACATCGCTAGGTGTTACGATGCCGCCTTTGACCACGGTGTGATTGCTACCGAGTAGAGCAACCTTGCCGCATGTTGGGCAACACAGCTCTGCCCAGTAGGTGTTTGGGCGTCCGTTGCTGGCGCAGTGCGTAGCCCAGAATTCCAAGACACGTCGATAGGTTCCTGGGAGATGTGGATAGACCTGCTCGTTCGCGATCCGCTTGAAGCGGTACGTCATCGCTTGGGGGCGTACTGCATCGCCGCATCAGGGAGATCGTGCGGCAGCTCTTTGAACTTGGGACCTACAGGCGGTTTGAGCAGCGCGGGTTTGTCGCCCGTCGCGACCACAGGCAGTCGTGCTCCGCCTCCGACAGGCCGCGATGCGATGCGGTTGAGCGCGTCGAGCGTGTACTTGTCCATCGCAGCGAGATTCGCTTCGAGCTTGATGATGAACTCGTGTTGCGCCACGACCTGCGTTTGCAGCTCTTTCACGGATACGGCGAGTGCGGCGTAGCCTGCGGTCGCGTCGTCCTGGCTCTTCTGGTACTTTGCTTTGATCTGGTCTCGGTTCTCGAGATACGTGAACAACGCGGGCATGATGGCGACGATGACGCCGGCCACAACCGCTGCGAGGGTCTTGGTCTTCGGTCGTGACTTCTTTTCAGTGGTCTCCGTCATGGTGTAATGATAGGCGGATTTTTTTGGCCCCGACGCAAGTTACCGAACCGACTATAATTTCCCCGTGAAGCCCCTCTCGTTCGCGCAGGTGTTGGATGGTCTCCTCCTGAGGGAGAAGACCGCCGAAATCTCGACGAGCCCACGCACGTTTTTCGTGCACGTACGGGTCCCGGACCATGTCGTGGAGGACCTTCGCGCGGTCCAGAAGCGGGTCATCCCGGACGAGTCGAAACACCAGGACATCGACCACGTTACGTTGGTCTACACGAAGAAGCCCCTCGAAGACCATCCACCGGACAAGGTCTACGCTGCGCTCGAAGCACTGCGTCAGGTCGGCGAGAAGACCGAGCCCATCAACGCCAAGATCCAAGGCTGGGGCTACTTCGATGGCGCGTCGAAGGACGGCAAGACGACGACCGCGCTGGTCGCGCTGCTCGATGCACCTGGTCTCGAGCACCTGCACGTCGACATGTCCCGCGCGCTCAAGGACCTCGGCGTCACGCCGAGCGACAACCACGTGTTCACGCCGCACATCACGCTCGGCTACCTCGGCGAACACGGACGCGTGGACACGCTGCCGAAGCTCAGCGGCAACTTCACGATCGACAAGGCGCACGTCGCGTCGCGCGATCATCACGAGGTTCCGTTGAAGGGCACGGCATCGTCGATGGGGCAGAAGGCTGCCTCGTTCGCCGTCAAGGGCGCAGCGCGCGCGGGCATGCGCCAGATCCAGCAACACATCGGTGCAGGCAACCTCGGTGCAGCGAATCGGCTCGCGACGACACCAGGCGTGCTCAAGCCTTCGGCCGCGGGCAGTCAGTTGCGCCACCTTGGGAGCGGGTCGGAAGGTACGGCAACGCTCGTCGCGCATCCCGAACACGGCGTCGCTGTGCGAAAAGTGTTCGACCCCCAAGGGTCAGCCGGACCTCTGATGGTCGCGAACAAGGCGCACATGGGACGTGCGTTGCAAGATCATCCGAACGTTGCACGTTTTTTGGGCGAGACGCCGACGCAGATTGGGCCCGCGCACTTCAGTGAGTACGTGCACGGCACGCCAACGGCGAAAGCGCCGTCACCACTAACGAGCCTTGGCGGCGAGCCTCCCCTAGGAAAGGATACCGCGTCCGCAGCCGCCTCCGTCCGTGCAGCAGGTCCTCCGCACGGGATGGACCTGATTGATGTCGGTGAGCACAACATGATCACGACGCCGGGCAGCCAGCACAAGGTCATCGACTACATGCCCATTCCGAAGAAAGGCCCACACGGGGGACGGATGGATGTGGTTGACCGCGGCGCTGCTGCCGAAGCGGCGAATCGTCTTGGCGTCAATCACGCGCTCACGAACTACCTCAAGGACCCAGCACGTCCAGGCAATCTGATGGCGCAGGCGTTCCGCGGGGCGCAGCCGCTCGTGCAGGAGCACAGTCCTCCGGCGAACCCGAAGTGGGCCTCGCTCGGCGAGGAAGCTGCTGCCTTCGCGATGAATCCGCGTGACGTGCAAGAGCAGCATCGCGGTTCTCCCGGCAAAGGCACGACGACGCCATCGATCGGTGGCGTTCCGCTTCAAGGGAGTCGTTGATGTTCGAGCGCCCTGTCTACGTGGGCGTGGGCGAATGCGACTGCAAGCGGGTCGACGCCAAGCTCTACCACGTGCTTGGAACGGACCTCGCGCATCGTCCGGTGTGCGAGATGTGTCTTGCTGTGCGCGGGTACGAAGTTCCTGTGCCGCGAACGGCGGATGACCTCGAAGAGATCGACGGACGTCCGACGTGGAAGCCTCCGTTCACAACCCCCGAGCCGCCCGTCCATGCGGGACAGATGCGTCTTGGGCACGGCCATTTCTTTGAAGCTGTGCTCGGTAACGACGAGCAACTCGTCGGCTGGTTGCACACGCACCCCGATGCGCGCGATTCTTCGGGCATGCTCTGCCAGTCGTTCTGCGCGGTGCGTCCGCTCAACGGTACGCCTGTCCATCAGATCATCTGTGTGGACCCGCTGACGCTGCAGCCGAGTTTGCTTTGTCGAACGTGCGGCGCACACGGGCACGTAACCAACGGACAATGGGAGCCTTGTTGATATGGGCGATTTGCTTTCAGTTGGATATGGCAGTGCTGGCGTCAGTACATTCCCAGAGCAGTGGTCGCGGCTCGCGTTGATCCCGTCGTTGGACGAAGACCTCGAGCAGTTAGTTTCTCAGATTGCTTTCAATACCATCCCTTCACACGGTGGTCATATTGTTGGGTTGTCGGTACGTATCACCGGCGCCTTTGTTGTTGGTTCGGTGACTGTGGTTGTCACCGTCAACGGAATACCTGGAACGCTGCAGGCGGTCCTGGCACCAGGTCCGACGGAGATCACAGTCTCTCAGCTCGGAGGTATCGACACCTACGCACCTGATGACACCATCGGTCTTCATCTCCTCACGAGCGCTGATTACGACGACGGTGGATCACCGGTAGACCTCGAAGCATGGATTCAGGTTTCGTCAGCGACGACGGGTGGCGGCGGTGGCGGCGGTGCGTGGTTGACAGTGGAACCGACGATACAGACGGGCTCGTTCACAGCATCGGCTGGAACGTTGTACCTCATGGGCAACCCGGGCAAGTTTGGAAACGCTACGCTTCCGCCAGCGTCGTCGATGCCTCTCGATCAAGCCATCGCGTTCAAGTTGGTCGTGGACACGTCCGCATGGTCCATCCTCCCCGATGGCGGCGACACGATCGATGGGTTGAACGACCCGCTCAACTTCGTGCTCAACGAGACGATGAACGGTTTCGGCAATAGCTGGATCGTTCTCGTTTCCGATGGAAGTGGCAATTGGGAGGTCGTGTCGACCAATCGCACGCTTCGGTTGCTGCACAACTCCGCGCAGGTGGATACATCGTTCGGACGGCCGTTTGGCACCATTGACTTCCTGGGCAACATCATTGCCTCAGGTGTTGGTGGGGGACATGCGCAGGTCTATCTCGACACCGATCAGATGGCGCAGCCGTCGAGTGACTACACACTGACGTACAAGCCTGGTTCTGGTCTGCCGGGCCCATACATCTTCGAGTCCTTTTCGACGTTGTGTTCAACGATCGAAACGCTGCGTGATAACAACCGAGGCGCTACGTTCACGATCCTCTTCGACGATTCGATCACAAGTCCCGCTGTAGTGCCGTCCGGCATCTACAACATGACCAACGTGACGTGGAAGGGCTACAACAAGCGAACGAGCGTGACCCCGCTTGGTGCTCAAGTTGAAGTACAGCAGGGCGTTCAGTTCTACGACCTCAGTAGTACCCCCAACTTCGGACAGCTCAAGCGGATCGAGGACAACATCCACATCACGTTCACCGGCACGACGCCGCCGAACGTGTGGACGAACGCCTTCGTGTCGAACATCCCAGGCCTCTTTCTTGACATCAGCCGCAACGCATCTATTCGCTGCACGGGGGCGGGCCCCTTCTACGACTTCACGACGGTCGCGTTCGTTCCGATGTACCTGCGCATGGATGGCGGTTCGTTCTTGAACGGAACGTATGAGGTGGTCCGGATGACCGGCTCGTTCGGCCTTCAGATCTACATGGATAGCCATGTATGGGACTCCTCCGACGTCTCAAGCAACCTTGGTGACGATACACTTCGAGGCGATGCAAGTGCGGTGGTGACGGTTCGTGCGTCGCCACAGGTGAACCTGTCCGAGACGCAGACCAACCTCGTCAACCCGTTCATCGCGCTCTGGACGCCGCACAAGCGGTTCATCTATCCGCTGTCGTTCGTCAATGCGGGCACTGTACTTGTTCAGGGCGAGGTCAGTGTTTGGAGCGCGAGTGGCGCTGCGAACGTTCGGCTGCCTGCGGCGTACAACGCACGCGGACAGGTCTATACCATCAAGTCACACTACACGAGCACGTTCCCGCTCACGGTGACGTGTGATGGTGCGGATACCGTCGACGGGGTTGCAACCTATCCGCTCGCGACAGCCAACAAGTCGGTGACCGTCATCTCTGACGGCATCAGTAACTGGGAAGTCATCGCGGCAACCTGATCAGGAGCACCCTATGGAGACCGACCTCATCAAGTTGCACAGGGCCGCAGAAGAGACAGCCCCGGATGCTCGTCTCGAGGAACGAGACGCTGCACTCGCGCGCCTTCAGCTCACGGACAAGCACGTTGTGTGCGATGTGCCCGCGTGGGGTGGGTACTTTTCGCGCGGTGTTGTGAACCCAGCGCGCGTGATCTGTTTGGACCCGACCCCCGCGATCGTCAACTGTCCTGGTGCCAAGGTCATCGGGTCGGGCCCGCTGGAACATTCGCTCCGCACTGCAAGCGTCGACCGTCTTGTGAGCCTGGTCGGGCTTCATCACCACCCGAGACCCCAGATGTACGTCAAGGAGTCGTTCCGTGTGTTGCGGTCGACCGGTGTTGCAGTGTTCTCTGAGGTGCTCGCGGCGTCTCCTGTCGCCGTCTTCTTGAACGAAGACGTCGATCGCTACGCCCAGCGAGGACACAAAGGCATCTTCTTGCCCGTTGGAGGTCTTGCCTCACTGCTGACAACCGCGGGGTTTCAGTCCGTGGTCGAAGAAGTGGTGAATCTGAAGTGGCGGTTCGATAACACTCTCCAGATGACACGCTTCGTTATGCGTCTCTTCGCGATGGTGAAGGCCACCGATATGCAGGTCCAGACGGCCCTCGAGAAGTGTTTCACGATCACCAACGAAGGCGGGAAAGTCTGTTTGCCGTGGCCCTTGGTCTACGGTGTTGGAGTGAAACCATGAGCACTACTCGGCGTCCAGGAAGCCACCTTCAGCGTTTCCGCACCACAGGACTCCTTTCGGCTGGTGGACCCGGCGGCGAAGCCGAGCACGTGAACTTGTGTGCCCTTGACGTCAACGGCGTCACGCAGCTGTTCGCGTACGACAGCGACAATTTTCTGTACCAGATTTCGCCGTCCACAGGCGGCACCTCGGTCGTGATGACGTTCTCGCCGGAGGGCGGATCCGCTACTGGACCGCTGGTCTTCGATGACTGGAACCAGCTCTACAACCAGCTCGTGGCGATGCGGCTCGCTGCCGATTCATCGAACAGCAGCGTTCAGAGCAGGGGCATCTTCTACATCGTCATCGAGCCCTCGGAGGGCGACACCTTCATCCCCAATGGCAGCTACGATCTCGATCGTGTCGTGTTGATGGGAAGTTCTTGGCACAGCCAAGTCGATGTCACCTTCGAGGTCGACAACACCACGATCACGAACCTCCGCACCATCATTGGTCTGAACATCAAGGGAGGCGTCAACAGCGTCTTCACACCTCTCGGGATCGTGGTGACAGGTGCTTTGGAGGCGTACCGCACCATCTTCCGTCGCCAGTTCACGGGGCTCCCTCCGCTCACCGTGCCTGGCAGTGCCGCGATCTACCTTCGAGATGGAAGCCAGTTCCTGGACACGGATCCGGTGATCGATGTCAGTGGAGACGTGAACATCTACCTCGATGGGCCGGGTACCTTCGTGTTCTCGGGCTCGCTCGGCGGCACCGGACAAGCCTTTACACACATCCGCGATGCCAACGCGCGGTACCAACCCACGCAGCCGAACATCACGAGCGTGTTCGTGGCGCAGGAAGTTCCGGTGTGGGTGTCGGTCGACATGACCAACCCGGACGGGGTACTTCGCGGCGAGTACGGGATGTTGATGTCCTTCGCCAGCTCGTCACCAGGCGAGGGACCGAACGACGTCAACGGCAATGTGTTCATGAACGTCGGAGGCTCGTCGGGCAACGCTGACTGGTGTCCGATGGGAACGACGACAGTCCTCCGCGCGACAACGCCTGGCGTTGGCGCAGGTGAATCCGTCGAAGTGATCATGTGGCACGGCAACTCCAGCGCGGTCACGTTCACCAACGGCACAGGGCATATCGTCCAGGTGACAGCCGTCGCCCGCGGTGACATCCTCGGCTCACCAGCCGTCCAGATGTTCTCGCAGAAGTTCTGCGTGCGGACGGACGGGTTCATCACGACGATCGCAGGCCTCGGGACGATGGAGCAAGTCGGCGACGCCGCAGCAGCGAGCTGGACGCTCGTCCCATCTATCGGCGTAGGACCGGATCATCTTGTTCTGACATTCAACACAGGAACGACTACATCCTTGGCGACTATTTACGCCAAGGTGATCATCGATAAGGTTCCCTGAACCATGCGCATCGATTACAACACACCGAACCAGCACGTCCCCGTCTATCTCTACGACGCGGCACGGCAGCCGGTCACTGGGTTTGTTCCTGCGGTGGGACAGGTACAGCTCAGTCTCGACGGTGCTGCATGGACGGACTATATCGGAACGTGGTCTGAAGACGCAGATGGCGTCTATGACCTCGAGTTCGATCAGTCCGAGACTGCCGCATTCAGTTTCGTGTGGGTGAAAGTTGATGCCCCCGGTGCTGAGCGTGTGATGTTCTCCGTGGACATTGGTGACCGTGTCATCGTCAATACGGCAACAGCTGTCGCCCGACGTTTCCCTATCTACCTCACCGACATCACTAACACGCCGTTGCCTGGCCTCAACCTTGTTGGCGCTTCACAAGTACAGATCGGCAAGAACGGTGGTGGTATGGTTGACGTTGCAGGCGCACTTGCTGAAGTGGGCGGCGCCAACAATGGCCAGGGCGGGTATTACTACGAAGCGACGATCCCAGAGATCAATACAGTCGGTTACGACATTCTCAAGGTGTTCCCAACAGGGCTTCCCCAGACACGTTACGTGTATGTGTGGAACGTCATTCCCGTGCCTTCTAGCGGCGGCGGCGGCGGCGTCTTGATCGGCTCGAACATCCTACGCGGAGGCGCCTGATGTACGTCAAACTTGGAGACACCATTCGCGGGACGTTCGGTACGTCGGACTTCTCGACGGGCGCATCTATCAACGCCGATGTCTTGCCGACATGTGTCGTGCTCGATCAAGGTGTCCTCATGGGATATGCCCCTGTGGTCGTCAATCAAGCCATTGGCCTCTATGAAGTTCCCGTCGATGTGACCCTCGGGAACCTGTTCGCAGTTGGGCGTGCGTACAGCTTGTACGCCGTGGCTATCGTGGGGGGCATCACCGCGCGCGCTCCTGTTGCAGGCATCTCGTCATTCAACGTGACGATGCGAGGCCCGGATGACGCCGTCAGCGTGTCCAACCTCAGTTCCATCGTGAACGCGATCCTCGACGAGCTTCTGACAGGCCACGCGATCGTCGGGTCGGTTGGCGACGCTATCGCGATCGCTGCTGGGTTGCTCCAAGGCAACTTCTTCATGGACCAGACTAACAACTCGGACCCGAACGGACAGACCGCGGCACGGCTTCGCGTCTTCCGCACAGGCGCCGCTACTGCCCTCGCAACGAACGGCGGGTCTGGCGAAGGTGAGTTTGCTACCTTCCTGGTGACCACGACGTACGCGGGCGTCAACAAGATCGCGACTCACCGGGTGGTCCGCGTATGAGCAGCGGTGGTCCCCTCGCAACCAAAGGCGTTCATACCGGCAAAGGCGTCACGGTCGCGACCAAGGGCATGGTCTCCTCTTCGGAGGCCGCTGACGGCGCCGGAGGGTTGCAAGGCGAACCGTTGGTTCTGCCGATCCCACGTCTTCCGATTCGGATCATCATCCCTACGGCTGCCAACTCTGCACTCATGGTCGTCGAGAACATCTTCGACAATCTTCGTGTTCAGCAGGCGTCCAACATCGCGGTGCCCAGCATGTACAAGCGGGCCTATCTTGTTGCCTACGAGACCGACGAGACCGCCGTCGTGACTCCGTGACGGCATGTCCCGAACTTCACCGACCGATCAAGAACGCCTGCTGAAAGGGCTCGCCAACCTGGAACTCCAGGTCAGCGCGCTTCAGACATCCACGAAGGACGGCACATTGCCCGGGATGTTGAAGCAGACCCGCCGCACGATTCTGGGGTCTGCCGTCGTCGTCGCGGTCGCGTTGATCGTTTCGTCCCTCATCAAGTTCTGGGGCGACGAGCGTGTCCGATCCCTGGAAAAGCGGATTGAACTGCTCGAACAGGTCCGTGATATGAGGCAACCATGAAGCGCGCCATCGAGATCATTCCTGCGAAGCCTGACTACGTACCGTTCACGCTCGACGTCAAGGCGCCGGGTATCGTGCGCAATGTGGTGACGGGGTTCGAACCGCCCAGCACCATCATCCCTGCGTCGATGGGGAAACCCCCTCAGGCAGAGTTGAAGCCGCTCGCTGCCATCGTGTTCGAGGTCGACCCCGACGGTGAGGAGAAGAAGCGCGACTTCGTCTGGTTGCCTGCCGGCAAAGCGCTCGAGTATCCCGGCACGCTCGAGTGGCGCGCCAACTACGTCGACGAGGTCACAGGCACGCCGCTGTTCTTGTACGAGGCCACGCCTGCGTGATCGGGTTCTACGAATCTAGACGGGAGACGTTCACGTACTCGGACAACGTCACGACGAGCACAGCGACCACAGGCGGTCAGTGGATAACAGTTACGTCGACATCCTGCGCATCGAACGTTGCCGTCGCGTACGAACCGCCGCCGTATCGTCGTCCTAAGCCACCGTTCATACCCTTCGAGCCTGTTCGCATCCCGCGATATATGGCGCCACCTCTGTCGATTCCGTGGCCGGCGGCGCTGCGCAGGTTTCGTGGAGACCTCGTGTGACGTGGGGTCCCATTCTGCGAAAGCGCCGTGAGTGGGACGAACGTTTCATCAAGGCCCTGGCTCGCCTCGAAGAAGAACGTCAGAAACAAGAACAATGTGGTGGGTGTGGGCGTACGTTCGCCGAGCACCCCTTCGAAGATTACGAGGAGTGTGTGCGCAAGTTGTTGAACGACGTCTAAGAGACGTGCTACGGACGGTGGATGTCGACCAAAGAACAAGCGCTGTGGATGCTGGATGCATCCGAAGTGCGTGCAGGCCAAACATGGCAGCACGCGAAGAGTGGGCGGCGGTATACGGTGATCGCTACCGGCGTCGACGAAGCGACGCTTGCGCCGGTCGTCATCTACGCCGGTTCCGATGGAGTGGTGTGGGTGCGCGCTCTCGAGGTCTTCGTCGGCAACACCGACGAAGGCAAGGCACGCTTCCAGTTGATCGAGGACCTCGATCACACGGAGCAGACCATTCCTTTCCAGCGCACGGGCGGATGGCGCCCCACCGACGGTTTCGAGGAGCGTCCGTCGTGAGGCCGGACTGGGACGAGTACATGATGCGTTTCGCGTACACCGCCGCGATGCGTGCCACGTGCCCTCGCCGCAGTGTCGGCGCCATCATCATGGATTCCGACCATCGCATCGTAGCCACGGGCTACAACGGTGCTGCTCGTGACCTTCCGTCCTGCGACCAGGTTGGTTGCCAGATGGTCGAGGGGCACTGTGTGCGGACTCTTCACGCCGAATCGAACGCGATCGATTTCGCAGGGCGTTTCGCACAACGCTGCACCCTCTTCGTGACGGTGACACCGTGTTGGGATTGTGCCAAGCGAATCGTCAACTCCGGCATCACACGTGTTTGCTACGACGAGCACTACGAGAGCCGGTACGGCAAGAGCACTGACGTTCCCGACTATCTCCGCGAGGGCGGCGTCATCGTGGACCGCATGGATGAATCCGTGATGACGCGCTACAAGTCGCTCATGGCGCTTCTGGTGATGCCTGTCGACGCGACAAGCACGGGCCCGCACGCATCGATCGTCCCGCCGGCGGCATGCGCGATCCATCGCTTCGAAGGCGATGGTCCGTGTGTTGTCTGCGGCACCTCAGGTAGTTGAGGTGCGGATGTCCCCGTATGACGACGGCTGGCTCATGGGGATGGACATCCCTTGCGTCCGTCTAGGTTGGCGGGGTAAACATTGGAACATGACCAAAACGTACGAGGAAGTTCGCCTGGTGTGCGCGGAGGCAGCGCACGAGACGAACCGCGTGTATTGCCAGGCGTTGGGGGACTTCTCCCAGCCCTCGTGGGGCGCCGCCGAAGACTGGCAGCGCACGAGCGCGATCAAGGGCGTCGACGGCGTGTTCGCCGGCAACGGCCCTCGCGCCTCGCACGAGAGCTGGCTCGCCGAGAAGGCAGCCACGGGCTGGAAGTTCGGGCCGGTGAAGGATGCCGAGAAGAAGGAGCACCCGTGCTTCGTCTCCTACGACGAGCTTCCGCCCGAGCAGAAGCAGAAGGACCACGTGTTCGTTTCGACGGTGCACGCGATGGCAACAGCGCTCGGTCACCCGGTACCCGGCATCTCGCCCGCGGTCACCGTGAACGACGGCCTGAAGGTCACGACGCGCCCGGCATGAAGGCGCGGGACGCTGCGTTTACTGCGTGCGCGAAGGTCGCGCTGCTCAACGACTTCGACCCGCTCGAGTGGGACGACGCTCCATCCTGGCGACAGGAAGCGGCGTTCGCCATCGCAGAAGCGGCCCTCGACACCAACAACCCGGACGCCACGCGCGCAGCATGGTTCACGAAGATGGTCGAGATGGGGTGGAAGTGGGATCGCTTCCTCGACGTCGAAAAAAAGACGCACCCCGGGATCGTCACCGGCGAGCTGACGCGCGGCGGCTCGAAGCACTGGGAGAACGTCGTCAAGCTGGTCCGTGTGTGCGGCCGTGCCGGCGGCGTGCGGATGTTGGGGCCATGATCGTCGCGTTCACCGGGCATCGCCCCGACAAGCTCGGTGGCTGGGACCCGTTGCACCCGGTTGTATTGCGTATACGCAAAGCGCTACGTAATGGCCTCGCAGCCAACTGGCCGCTCTGCGCCATCTCGGGGATGGCTCTTGGCGTCGATCAATGGGCGGCCGAAACGTGCGTCGAGCTGGGCATTCCGTTCGTTGCAGCGTTGCCGTGCGACAACTGGGGCGAGCAGTGGCCGACGTTCTCACGCACGCGCATGGAAGCGCTCATCGCGAAGGCCAAGGAGATTCACGTCATCAGCCCCGGGCCCTACAAACCCTGGAAAATGCAGCGACGGAACGAGTGGATGGTGGACCACTGCAACCTGCTCATGAGCGTTCACGATGGTTCGGCAGGGGGGACGTACAACTGCCTGGCATACGCTGCAGAGGTTGGTCGAGACGTGCTGCCGCTCGAGTGGCGTGACACGGTACCATGTGCTGATGTCGCACGATAGTTTGCTCTGGTTTCCGGATGTCTTCGTTCGTCGACAAGGGGCGGCGTTGACGGAACGAACCAAGCCAGGGCGGTTGCTCATGGCGATGACACCCGAGCACCGCGCGCGCCTCGTGAAGACGTTGAACGGGCCACCACCTGCTGATTGGTGGGTGAAGATTCTTTGTGGTTAGGGGTCCTTGTGGTGTTAGAACGCTTGAATGTGCGCTCGGCATGGCAATTTGCACACACAAGGTCGCACTTGGCCACTTCGTTCAATACAGCCTTCTTACTGTTCAGGCTGCGCATACGCGATACGTCATACGATTTGACACCACGCACATGGTCGAACTGAAGCACGTAATATCGGAATTTCTTTTGACAGTCTGTGCATCGTTTGTTGTCTTTTAATGCACGGATAAACGCCATTAGCTCCAATTTGTGGCGCTTGTTCCGTTCCCGGTAGTATTCTTTGTTCGCATGATAGTGTGCCTTGGATCGTTTTGAGGCTATTTTCTTCCAACATGTCTTACACGCCCACTGATATTTGCGGGTACCGTTTTTATTGAAACCGTTGACATGAAAGTCTCGCTCACGTTGTTTCATTTTTTTACAACGGCCGCATCGTTTGTGGAGCGTCGGATGGGACTTGAACCCATGCGCGTTCAGTTCATTAGGCTGACTGCTCTGCCGCTGAGCTACCGACGCGTTGCGCATACTGTAAGAGTATCGAATTTTAGTCCGTGAGTCATCACTCCTCTCGGGTTACGGTCATCACAATAAGTACCGTGGGGACGGATGGGTTCGAACCACCGACGCAGGCCCTTTCGAGCCATCGCTCTACCACTGAGCTACGTCCCCGGTGACCTGTCGAGGGATTGCACCTCGCCCTTCGCGCGCTTCTCGGTTCATGACGCCGAGTCCTTCGAGAACGTTCAGCTCGAGCTGAACAGGCCATGGCGGAGCTGGCACGACGTTAGCGCTGCACGCAGCGGTTTACGTTTTTCCGCACCAGCTCCAAAAAGGTCAACCAAAGGTTGATGTTTGTGGCGCTTACCTCACGAGCGGCAACGCCGACACCACCTTTCCAATCGCTTTGCGATCCGTGGATGGTGCGATTCCAATCGCCATGGCTTCACCGGCGTGCGGACCGGCGTCCTCGACAATGAGCTGGTGGGTCAGCGAGTTCTCGCCGAGCGCCGTCGCGATACGCCGCAACGTGGTCTCGTCGGGCACCTGCAGCGCGACCACGATGGTCGGTGGGTGGCCGGAGGCCTCGGAAGCCGCGTGGCACACCTGAGCCATCTGGACACCGTGCGGAAGGTCGTTGCGAATCACGGTGTAGAGGACTTTGGGTTGGTTGTCGCTCATGACCACACGCGACCTTCGCTACATGCTAACGTGGAACGATGCGCAAGCTCACTAGGAAGCAGGTCTTGTCGATCCCACGACTCCTCCGTGACGGCATGACGTGGACGCGAGCAGCCGAGCACCTCGGCATCTCGAACTCGATGTTCGCGGTGATCCTTCAAGGCCGGTCGTACCCGGACGTTCAAGCGGCGCTCCAACCGAAGCTGGAAGCTACACGCCAGTACCTGAAGACGTTGCCTAAGCCCACGCACTACACCTGCGCGAAGTGTCGGAAGGACTTCCCTCGTACGGAGGAATTCTTCTCGCCGTTGAGCAACCGGCGTGCTGGCTTTGAGGGTCGCTGTCGAGCGTGCAAAAGCATGCAGAACCGTGACCGTCATCAGAAGTATCGCCTGGAGGCGCTGTGCCACTACGCGGGGGGAGACCCCACGTGCGCGTGCTGCGATGAGGACACCATCGAATTCTTGACCTTCGACCACATCAACGGTGGTGGAGCCAAGCATCGTGAGTCCTTGCGAGGCAAGGCTGCGAGCTTCGCCTTGTGGCTGAAGAACAACGGCTATCCAGTCGGATACCGGGTTCTCTGCATGAACTGCAACCTGGCCATCGGCATCTACGGAACCTGTCCTCACCAGCGGTAGCGCGACCTGCACCCCGCGGGGGAGATCCGAGCGCACAACGGTATAGAGAACCTGGGAGGGGGAGCTAACCGGCGAGGCCGGCGAATCCTGACAGTCGATGCATGCCCTGACGATAGGGCCGCCCGGAGCATCCGTCAAGGGGTCTAAATCGACCCTCCGAATCTGGCAAAAGGATACGTAGGGGATTGCCGCATAAACATCGGATAGGATTCATCGGTGATCGAGCAAATGCCCAGGGTGTTCACGTTCGCGCTGGTCGACGTAGTGTCCGAGGACGTCAAGCTCTCCAAGGGGAAGGCGAGGAAAGCCATCCTGCGAGGGTACGTCTCGGTGAACGGGACAGTGGTTCGTGACCCCGAGATGCGGGTGCACGACGGCATGAAGATTGTGTTCAAGCGACAGTAGAGACACTTTGCTCGGTTGAGGGGAGGTGATGTCCGTGGACATCCGCCCCATTCGTTAACCTATAGGACGGCAACTGGACCCGGCCTATAGGGTCTAAATATGCCCTTAAAACAGGGCATAAGGATGTGTAGATAAACACTGTCTTCATATCCTTGGATATGTAGCTAATGAGCCTCACCTGAGAGGCCTCACCGTCCATGTTGGGCTTGTGAGGATTCATGGTGGCATTAGCTACATAGCCAAGGGTATGAGGCAACAACAGCCCTGACGGGCAAGGAGACGCTGATGTCCAAGATTCTCTCGTTCGAAGAGTGGTGCAACGCCACTGGAGCAAACGGCCCCGAGTTTGCCATCTATCCGATGTACGAGGCGTACCTCGACCGCCTGAGCGGCGAGTGTCACTCGTGCCGCAAGGTTCGGCCGCTCAACAACCACGGAGCGTGCAGCTCGTGTGAGCGCGACAGCGTGTACGAGGCGCACAACAAGGCTTGCTACTGCGACGCGTGGGAAACCTGCGACGCTCGATAAGTTCTCAAGACGTTCGAAACACCTAACCGCCCTGACGGGCAAGAAACAGGAACCATGACCAAGATCGTTTGCAACACGTTCGTGAAGCGCCAGACCGCCGAATCGCCGTTCAGCTTCTTCGCTGACATGCCGCCGTGCCCGACCCACCCCGACGGCCGGACGGCCGCGTGGGGTTCGCTCGAGGCCCACATCGAGGAGTGCGTGGACGAGCCGCTGAAGCTCGATGCCGTCATCAAGGACGGCTACAAGCCGGGCGTGAAGGTCGTGACGATTCCGGGGGCCGCGTTCGGATCTCACGGTTTCTACAGCGGCGTCGTCGCCGTCACCGAGAAGACGCCGCTCATGGCGCGGTTCGCCGCTCGTCGTGAAGGCGAGGCTCCGTTCATGGAGGTCCTGGCACAAGGTCCCAAGCTCCCCGCGGAGGTGGTGGACATCATCCTCTACAGTCGCGAGCTGCTCATCGCCGAGGGCGAACCGGGCGACCCGACCGCCGACTACGAGATCGTGTCCATCAATGCGCGCTCGAGTCTCGCACCCGAGCCGATGACGCCGATGGCGATGGCGAGGAACTTCCTCGGGCTCGCGGGCGGTACGAAGGCGGAGTACACGGCGCAGCAGTTCGCTGATGCCATCGTGTTCTGGTCGCAGCACGCGATGCGCGGGGCGTAGTTCATGATGACGGAAGGCGAACGTTCGGCGTACTTCCGCCAGCGCGAGGTTGAACAAGCTGCGCTGGAACAGCAGCTTGATTCGCTTCCCGACGACGACTATCGGGGACGCTTCGAGCTAGCGAGGCAAGCGACCGCAGGCGCGTGGCGCCGCGGATCGCTGCTTTCTCCGTTCGAGGTGCGACACGCCCTCGTCCAGAAGTACGCGTTTGCCGTTCCTTGCGACGAAGCCCTTGATGCGCTCGCTGCGCTCGGGCCCATCGTTGAAATGGGAGCAGGCTCCGGCTACTGGGCGTATCTGCTGCGTAAGCGGGGCGTCGACATTCAGGCCTACGACAAGCACCCAGGTACCAACAACCACTACAAGTTCACTCATCGGTGGACAGGTGTGGTTCATGGCCTGCCTGGCAAGTTGAAGAAGCGTGCTGACCGTGCGCTCTTCCTGTGTTGGCCGAACTACAACTCGTCCTTCGCATCCGACTGCCTTCGGTACTACACGGGCAATTCTGTGGCGTACATCGGTGAAGGCGGATATGGGTGCACAGGAGATGAGGCGTTCCATGCGGCGCTTGACCGTGATTGGAGCGAGGTGAAGGAAGTACGTCTTCCCCAATGGGAAGGCATCCACGATGCCCTGTACATCTACAGGCGCCAATGACATTTCAACGGAGGAACAATGGGTACCGCAGTAACGAGGTTGGTTCGTAGCAAGAAAATCGGTAACTACAAGGACGCCAAGAAGTCGATCTTCATCGATGTCACGGAGATCGACGTGGCACGGGCGCAGGTCATCGCGCCTGACCAGTGCGCTATGGCCAAAGCGACTTGCCGCGCTATTCCCAACGCGCTCAAGACGTTCTTCTACGAGTACGGCGCGTACATCGCGACGTTCGATCCTCGAACGAAGAAGAAGGAGACGCTGCGCTACATTCCGTCGCCCGAGGCACGGAAGGCGATCGCGGTGTTCGATGCGACGGGCAGGTTCACGCCTGGCCGGTATCGACTCGACGCGCCATACGGCTCGTCGACGTTGGTGAACATTCGCAAGCGCAGCAAGAAACGTCCTGGTCGTCACAAGCCAGGCAAGACCAACATCACACGCCCCGTTCGGGATCTCACCGGGTCTCGACGTGGACGCCTTCAGTTCGCGTTCGCGTACTGAAACAACAACAGCCCTGACGGGCAAGGAGAACAGGTACATGTCAGCAGCACGCTCGAAGCGGCAGTCCATCCCGAAGATGGACACCCAGGTGGAGGTTCCCACCGACGACACCAACAAGCCGTCCATCTGGGCGCGCATCAAGACTGCGGCGCAGAAGACCATGACGGTCGTTGCGAACGCGTCGAAGAAGACGGCGGCCGTCATCGCCAAGCCTTTCAAGGCCGCTGCGAAGAAGGTCGCCCCGCCGATCAAGTCGGCTGCGAAGAAGATGGCGTGTTGGGCGCGCCTCGTGGCGTATCGCGTGAAGCACGCGGTTCGTCCCGTTACTAACTTCCTCGAGAAGCTCTGGCACCGTGCGCTCAAGCCGATGTGTCAGTTCGTGCTGCTGACCACCGCCGTCACGGTGGGGTTCATCTGTGCGTACCTTGCGCCCTTGGCCACGGTGCTCACGCTCATTGTTGCCGCGGGCGTGTTCTTCCTGCTCGCGTCGGCTGTCTCGTCTACCGATGAGATTCGTCAGGCGCTTCCGTTGATTCCTCGTGAGCGTTGGTTCGTGCGAGCTGTCGCGCGCGCCTCGCTCGCGTTTGTGTGGGGTATCGAAGCACTGGCGCGACTTCTCCGTGTTGCGGCGTACGCGGGCTCGCTCCTGTTGCTCGGCCTCATGTGCGCGACCTCGGCGTCGTTCGCATTCTTCATGCTGACGTTCGTCGTGCTGTCGTACCTCCAGGTGAAGGGCGCATCGACCATCGCGTTCTACGCGTGGTGCGTCGTTACCGGAAACTGGGGCACGCTGCTCGTCTTCGCGCTGTTCGACACGACGGTTCTCATGACGCGCGCAACGCGCGTGACACGCACGGCGACGCCGACTGCGACCGTTCCCGAGCGTACCGAGGCTTCAGCCTCGCGCGAGTCGTCTCGTTCGATCGTTCTCGACGCCGAAATCGTCGTCGAGGATGCGGTTCGCGTCGTCACTCCGTCCGACGCTCCTGGCCAGCCGCATCTCTGGACGCGCGGGAACTTCCTGCGTGCGAAGGGAACCGAAGAGCTGTGGGGCACTGTGCACGATGTAGCGCCTGTGAGCGCGCCTGACTGGGCGGAGCAGTGGGACGCGAGCACGCCGTGCAACGCGTGTGATGAGCCGAAGGGTGGTCTGCGTGTGACCACGGACGGCCCCATCGACACCCACGGGCTCTGCGGAGCGTGCTTCGATCTGCAGTGCGAAGAGGATGCGCTCCGGTTCACCGGAGTGTCCCTCAAGGCACGCAGCCTCCAGGTGCAGCTCAACGCGACGGGGATCGCCTCGACGCCGGAGTACTCGGCGAGCAAGTTCAACAACAACGCGTTGCACTGGCTCACCACCGCGTGGTGGCGCGACCGCTCGGGGAAGTCTTTCGAGCGGGAGTGGAGCTGTCTCCACGACGGTAACGTTGTGGCGGCCGTTCGACACAACTACAAGAGGAACGTCTATCTGGTGACGGTCCTCGGAAAGACTGTGTCGTCTACGAAGACGACGCTGGGCGCTGCGAAGCGTCTCGCGTCGGATACCATCAACGACGAGGGCAATGCCGTGTCCCGGATGGTGGAGACGCTTGGCGACTTGGCCGATAACATCGGCGAGAAGTTGGTGCCTCCATTGTTGTTCCCAGGCACCAAGAAAGGTTGAGCCATGAAGATCGACTTCGGAGCGATGAAGATTGTCACCGAAACGACGAAAAATCGCGTCTATATGACCGCGGTAGACCCCAGCAATGATCGCGAGATCGTGACAGGGTCAGGCGCCTCGGTGCACGAAGCCGCGGAGTGGCTCATCAAGAACGCTAACCGACTCGCACGGAGCGTCAGAGCATCGATCCTGGAGATGAAGTTCCTCACGAAGGAAGAGATCGATGAAGCTGTTTTTCACGATGAACAGCGTAGTACGGCTGCGGCGAACGCCAACGGCTGACCTACACTTCTGGTGCTTCCATGAGCAACAACGAGTTCAACTGTCTGTCCAATGCCCTGCTTCAAGCGGGGCTTCGTTGCGCGTTGCCTGTTGCGTTCGCAGTACCGGAACGCGTTCGCGAGATGATGGAAGGTGTCGACGTGCGCAACGTGCGCGCGGTGACGCTTCACCAGTGTCCGCGTCCGAAGGGCACCATCGTGAACTACGAGGTCGAGGTTCACCTGAAGGGCGGGGCGTGCAAGTCGAGCGAGTTCCAGGCCTCCGGGTCGGACCTCGATCATGACACGTACGTTCTGTACGACAGGAATCGCGATGGGTTGATGAAACACCTGCACCTACTGCACTAGCAGTAGAATGTAGGCATGCGACATCGACGCGTGCTGCTTTGCCTGCCGGATCAACCGTCAGAAGAAGTTCTGGCGGTTGCTCGGATAGTTAAAGCGGCTTTAGCCGCACAGTTTCAAGTACATCTACGTCTAGACGATGAGGACGACGACGAGCTTACGCCTGTCGACAATCCTCTGCACGACCAACCTATCGTCCTTCAAATCACTGAAGGCGGTATCACCCCACCTGCCGGTGGATAAAGGATCAACCATGCCCGCGAAGATCATTCTGACTGTGGAAGACGATATCTCGGAAGAAGAACAGAAGGACCTGCAATACCTGCTCAGCGACGCGTTGATGGAGTTCGCCACGCGCCGCCACCCCGCCAAGGACTACGTGGCCAATCGCTACCCGGACAAGGACACGTTGTTCAACAGGCTCGACAAGGTCGCGCAGGTCGAGCGGCGCTCTGACCTCGCGCGCAAGTTGCATAACGCTGCGTTGAGCCCGGAGGTCCTCCGTCTCGAGACGCCCGTTGCAACACAGGCACGGACGTGCGAAACGTGCGGCTACGATGTTCCGACGGAGTGCGACGGTCTCAAGTGCAGGGGGCTCGCGTGAGCGTCGCTGACAAGATGAAGGGTTCCTGGTTCGCGCAGTGGGGGAACTGGGGCATTCGTATCTCTTGGCAGAACGGCGCTTGGGAGGCGAAGGTGTGGCAGTGGCGGCGTGGTCGTGCCCTCGAGCGACAGTACGTGCTCGCGACGCAGACAGGCTTCGCAACGTCGAACACCGCTGTCGAGTGGGCGTGGAGTGAGATGCAGAAGGATGGCGCTAAGATCTTCGTTCTGAGCGCGCCCGAGGGTTTCTCGCCCATCGGAATGCTGCCGTTTCGCCCCATGCTTGAAGCGGTGGCGTGATGCCGAACGACGCTGACAGCCAGACCGTCGTACAGATGTTCAACAGGGCGTGCTCGGACCAGGGTGAGGATGTTGCGGCGTTGGCGGAGGTGATCGCCGCATTGTCACCACGTGGGTATCTCGAGTTCGCCATGCAGGTTGTGGCGGAGGCGAGGGCACGTGAACAGTTACGCGTTCACATGTGGACCATGAATCGAGAGCTGGCCAAGCTCCGCTTGTTCATCGACGCCGTGCGCGTCTTCTGGAAGACCCCACAGGACGTGCGCGTGGGTTGGATACGCGAGATCCAGACACATGCCTGTGCGTGATCGCAGTGTGATCTCGCGCCGTTGTTTTTTGGCCCCTTAGTTTACAAGATAAACCTTCCAGTGTAGGGTTCTTCGGTGTCGGCCGCGCCAATCATTAAGTGGGTTGGAGGAAAGTCGAAGCTCCTCCCTGAACTGCGTGCGCGTCTACCCAAGACGTACAAGCGTTACTTCGAACCGTTCCTGGGCGGCGGCGCTTTGTTCTTCGCGTTGACGCCCAAGGACTCTGTTCTTGGCGACATGAACGGGGCCTTGATCGAGATGTACAAGGCGGTTGCCTTGGACGTCGATAACATCATCGAAACGCTCGACATGCATCGCCGTGCGCATGCGCGCGAGGCTTACTACTACGAGATTCGTACGATGTGGAACGAGGGGTGCTGGGCGGATGTCCCGGCGGCACGTGCTGCCGCGTTCATCTACCTGAACAAGACGTGCTTCAATGGCCTGTGGCGCGTGAACCGAAGCGGCGAGTTCAACGTCCCCCGCGGCGACTACGCGAACCCCACGGTTTTTGACCCTGCTGCGCTTCGTGCCGCTAGCGACGTGTTGCGCAAAGCCAGTCTTCGAAAGACAGGATACGAACAGACGACCGCTTCTGCGACGGCAGGCGACTTCGTGTACTTCGACCCGCCTTATGACCCGGTGTCCAAGACGTCCAACTTCACGTCGTACACGAAGGACGCATTCGGCAAAGACCAGCAGAAACAGCTCGCGAACCATGCACGTGAGCTACACAAGCGCGGTGTCTACGTGATGGTGTCCAACAACGACACTGAATACGTGCGGTCGTTGTATGAAGACTTCTGCATCGATACTGTTCAGTGCGGGCGCTCCGTCAACAGTAAGGGTGACAAGCGCGGCAAGGTCAACGAAGTGATCGTCACATCTTATGGAGCCACCTCGTGAAGCCAGTCATTCTGCTCGACATCGATGGCGTCGCTGCCAACTTCATCGAAGGTTGCAAAGTTCCGGTGAAGAAGATCACAGGCCGTGACTTCCATCATGACGACATCGACCAGTTCATGATCGAGCGCGCACTGAATCTCGACGAGGAGCAGACCAAACAACTCTACGATCACGTCATGGCGCCGGGCTGGTGTCGCAGTCTTCCCGTGTATGAAGGCGCCAAGGAGAGCGTCGCCGAGCTGCAGACGTTCGCCGAGGTCGTGCCTGTGACCTCACACTTCTGGTCGAGCAAGCACTGGGTCTTCGAGCGCGACGAGTGGATCCTCGAACACTTCGGCATCCACCAGAAAGAGGTTGTGCACACGCACTCGAAGTTCCGTGTCGACGGCGACATGCTCATCGACGACAAGACGTCACACCTCGTGGCGTGGAAGAAGAAGCACCCCTACGGTTGTGCGGTGCGGTTCCTGCGTGCATACAACGCCAAGGAAGATTGGCGGAAGCCAGACGGCACGTCGGAGTTTCCGAACAGCGACTGGGGTGTTGTTGCGTTGGACTGGCCTCATCTCGCCCGTTTCGCGAAGATGCACTTCGGCGTCGAAGGAGGCAGCTCGCGATGAAGAAGGCTCTCGTCGTGAACCTGCGGAACACTGCGTACGACGTGGACATCACGCGCGCCACGAAGTGGGGCAATCCGTACACGCACGAGAAGGACAAGCGGACGCTCGCCAAACACGTCGTCGCCACGCGTGCCGAAGCCATCGCGAAGTACGAGGAGTGGGTGAAGCAGCAGCCACATTTGATGGCCGCGCTCCCTTCCTTGAAGGGCAAGGTGCTCGGCTGCTGGTGCAAGCCCCTCGCGTGCCACGGCGACGTGCTCGCGCGCCTTGCCAATGGAGACGACTATGAAGAAGCGTAAGAAACGGTTCGTACGCGTCTTAGACGTCGCCACCATCGACACATATTTAGCGCGTGCGGCGGAGACCGCCCGCGAAGTACGTGAACAATTGGCACCTTGTTTTACCGTTCCGGCATCTCTTCACGGTGTTAAAATTCGCGGGTAATCATTGGTATACGACTGCGAAGGGAGAATGCATGCCACGCGATAACAGCGGTGATGACGCTCACAGCATGGGCGAAGGGAAAGTTCTGCGTGAGACCGAGAAAGCAATCTTGGTTTCGCTAGAAGGAGCCGGCGAGAAGTGGATTCCGAAGTCCGTCGTGCACGATGACTCGGAGATCTGGAAGAAGGACGACACCGGCAAACTCGTCGTGAAGATGTGGTGGGCTGAAAAGAACGTGCTCAACGATGCCTGATGAAAACCGTGTCGTTGCTGCAATCATGGATCTGACGAAACAGGTTTCACGCGCGGCATGGGCGCTCGAGGCCGTCGCCATCAGTAAGAGCGACGGTGAAGACTTCGAAGACGACCCATGTCGTTGCTGCAGTTCACAGCTAGTGCCTGTGTTGGCCGATGTGTGTCCTGCGTGCCTCGAACCCAAGAAGGAGAAGACCGATGGCTGACATCGAAGACAAGCTGAGTGACTTGCAGCTGCAGGTCTACAACATGATCAAGACGGCGGGATGGGATGGGTGTACAACCGACGAGATCGAAGCGAAGCTTGGACGGACGCACCAGAGCATCTCGGCACGCGTGAACGAGCTGGCGAACTGGAAGCCCAAGCCGCTCATCGAAGCGCGTGCCGCCAATCGCAAGACGCGCGCGGGCAAGGGCGCAGCGATCTACATTCTCGCGGGTCTGCGTCGCGCGAACCCTGACCGTGACGCCGCCGACGAGGCCGCGAAGGTGTAGAACAAGGGCCGGACCGTCGGGTCCGGTCCTTTTTTTGGCCCCGATCTCCTATAATTCCGGCACACCCCAAGAGGTCTGAGATGCCCCTTCTGACGATCACGAACCTGCTCACGAGCCCTCTCGCCATTCAGGACCCAACGGGCCTCTATGGGACGTCGTTGTCCGTTCCCGCCAGCGGATCGCTCTCCAACGTGGTGATTTCGTTGCCGGCGCTCGGTGCGATCGAGCCACAGCTCGTTGCGCAGGCAGCGGCGTCTCACATCACGTGGACAATCGCTGACGACCCGGCGTCGACGGCGGACTCGCCGCCCGAGTCCATCACGACGGTCCTCGTCACGCCGCACAACGCGGCCGCAGGCGCGCAGAACATCCGGACCAACCTGACGATTGCTGGCGCCGTCTCGGTCGTGCTGTCCGCGGGTGCCAAGATCGGTCAGCAGGTCACCGTGCTCGACGGCAAGGGTGACGCAGGTGCGAACAACGTGACCGTGACCGTTGCTGGCGGTGGCACGATCAACGGCACGGCGGTGATCAGCGCCAACTACGGCGCTGCGACGTTCCTCAAGACCGCAGCCACGGTCTGGCAGCGCATCGCCTGATAGGCGATGGCCGCGCATCACGCTGACGCCGGCCAGGTGATGCCGGCTGAGCGGGTCGCGCGCGCGGCGATCCGCTACCACAAGTTCCCGACCGCAACTCGGCAGGTGTCGATTCGGAACACGGGAACGAACACGTTGTGGGTCAGCTTTGACCGGCAGGCGTGGTTTGATATCGCGGCGGGCACGTCGTTTGATGACCGAATCTCGACGCCGGGATTCTGGTTCTGCACGCAGCTCGGTAAGACGTTGTTCGTCGTGAACGGGCTGTCATTGAACTTGCTCAGCCTCGAGAGACCGGCGCCCACCAACGAAGAGCTTGAAGGATAGCCCTTTACGTGTTATCCAACAACATGCGTGAACGCTCGCCTCGTCGTGTGCAGGTTCTACGGATGCACGACGAAGGGTTAAGCGCCGCGCAGATCGCACGTGTGCTTGGCATCAGCCGTGTCGCCGTTGGACACCATCTCCACGAAGAGGGAAGATCCGGTAAACAATACGGCTATGTCAAAGAGATTACTCCCTGGCAAGAAGCCGTGCTCATTGGGACGATGATGGGCGACGCAAGGCTCTGTCGGGGCGCTGATCATCACAACGCACAACTCAAACTTGGGCACAGCACCAAGCAGCTCGCGTACATGTTGTGGAAGAAAGAGCAGCTCTCTTCTTTCTTCATGGATGAGGTTGAGCCGTACGTTCGTACGACCAAAGAAGGGTATGAGACATGCGAAATACGGTCCCGCTCCCACCCCATCCTGACGTCATACCTGGAGTTATTTTATCCTGAAGGTGAGAAGCGCGTCTCGCGTCCTCTCCTCCAGAGGATTGAGGATCATGATCACTTTGCAGTGATCATGGCACTTTGGTACATGGATGATGGGCACCTCGCTCAAGATTCTGCGAGCATAGTCGTTGGAAACATGGACGACTCTCAGTATGAGATGTTGTTTACTTGGTTTGACGACCAAGGCTGGAAGGGCACCCCGCGTAAGCAACGTTCCAATTGTTGGACGTACTTTATAACCAGCTCAGCAAGTTTGCGTTTTGCTGAGGTAATCGCACCGTATATACATCCATCGATGTTGTACAAACTGCCCAGTGCGAAACAACGACGCAAGATTGAGTAGGTGAAGCGTGCCCTTCACGCACTATAGTATCCAAAAAACGCGTTCAATCTGATCTTCGCGTGGGTGCAGCCGCCTCCGCCGGACGGGAAGACGTTCTTCGGGCAGCCGAAGTTCTCGTCGCTGAACCTCTTCGACAAGCCCATCGAACCTGGACAGGTCGTTGTTGCGTATCACGACGCGCAGCCGTTCACACGGTTCTACGGCTCGGTGGCGTCGGACCAACCGCTCGAGATGAACCTCTCGTTTTCGAACGAAGAGACGGACGTCAAAGGCGACTACATCACCGACGAGAACATCTCGACGTTGAATTTCGACGCCGAGGCGCTCAAGCAGATGTACGAGCCTGCCAAACAAGGGCCCACTGGGAAGTACTTCTGCACCATCTTCGGGCGCTACTTCCGTGTGCAGGTCAAGAACGTCGGCACCGAGCCCACGAAAGTGTTGCGTGTCTTCGTCCGCGGCTCGGTCTTCTAGTTTATACAGTAAACATGGCCAAGCACTCGATTCGGTCGCCTGTAGGCGGCAGCGTGTGGACGCACTCGGTTGGCGTAGGTCAACGCGTCGTCGCAGGCACCACGCTCCTCATCTGCGAGGTCATGAAGACCGAGTTCCCGATCGAGACGCCTGTTGACGGAGAAGTGACGTGGCTCGCCGCGTGCGGGCAGACACTCGAGGCCGACGACCTCGTTGCTACAGTGGACGACTCGCCAGCGCCTTTGCGGCCATGACGCCGAGCGGGATCGATGCGCCAATCGCAGCCGTCTCACCACCCGTGAACGGACTCTTCATGTACGGCGTCCAGCCCGCACCCGAATCCGTACGTTGACCGCTGTGCAGCGAGAGTAGCTTCTGGTGGCGCGTCAGACCTGACGGGTCGATGCCGCGTTGCGCGAGTTGCTGGTCGAGCATGTTGCCCCAGCCCTCTTGCGGGCGGACCTTCATCATCACGCCGCCACCGAGGTCGATGGTGTCGCCTCCGAGCGTCTCGAAGGCCTTGCGGCCGACGCCGATCGATTTCTCGTAGTCGAGAAGGTCGTGCGTACGTGCGCCACGTCCACGCTTGAGCACCTGTTGCTTGATCGTCGCCGGGTCCTTGTGGATGTGAATGGCGACGTCGAACAGCTCGGGGTCGTAGCTGCGCAGGAGCTGCTGGTGCTCGAGGATCTCGCCGGCGTGTGGCGCGTATGGCGTCTTCTCGATGTCGCCGCCTCCCATGAGCTGGTGGAAGCGAAGGTTCGGACGCCAATCGAGCCCGTGATGGCGTAGGCCCATCTGCGACGCGAGTGCCTTCGAGAGCACGGTCTTGCCTGCGCCCGATGGAGCGTCGACTGCGATGCGGAGGCCTGTGGGGTTGATGCCGCGTTCCATCAGTGCTTGGTGCGCGCGTGCGGCCTGGCCCTGCACTTCTTGTGGAATCTCCTGTGCGACGTCTTTCTGGTGGATGTCGCCGGGTGCGTTGAGGCGGTCTGCGATGTCTGCCCGAATGCCGGGCTTGGACGCAAGGATGCTTCCGCCGACAGCAAGCGGAATCCCGATGCCTGCGGCCGTCGCGAGCGGCCCCGCGATCTTGAACACGTCCGCGCCCACCTTGCGGAGCACCGCGGTGGCTGCTGTTGATTCTGGAGTATGCGGACGGCGCATCGGTGTTGGAGCGGCGCCCGTGCTTGGACCGTGCAGCCCTGCGAGCACACGGTCCATGTGGTCCGCGTGTGCGCCCGGATCCATTTGTTTGGGTGGACCCTTCCAACCAGGCGCGGGACCCACCTGTGTGGATTCACGTGTACGAGGTGCTGTCGGAAGATTCGTCAACACCTGTTGTTGAAATCCAGCGGCACCGCCCGGCGTCGTCGACGACAGACCGCGTTGATCGAGCACGCGGTTCGCGCGCGCGAGCCCGAGCGATCCTTGTGTGTGGTCACTGCCCGCCCACGGCAAGCTGTGCGCGAGGTCTCGCATCTGTGTGCGCTGCGGGGTCATCGGCAATTCGCCGCCGGTGGCATGTTCACGGAACATCTGCCCCAGGCCTGGCTGCGCCTTTGCGAGCGGCTGCGCGCGCATTTGCGTGAGCTTGTTTTCCATCGCGGGCGCGAGGGCACGTCCACCACGCGTTGCAGCGTTCTCGAGCGCACGCGCGTACGTGCTGCCTTGGATGGCGAACTTCAACCAGCCGATGCCCATAGGCTACGACCTCAGCGCGCCCATAGAGGGCGGCGGCTGTGCCGACGGATCGCCGGCAAGTTCTGGCGGCATGCCGACAGTCGAGCCCATACCGGGCGGCGTTGGTGGCGACGTCGAAGGCATCTGCAGTGGAACGGTTCCGTCGAGCGCTGGAAGCGTTTCGCCTGGCACGTGTGACATCGGCGGCGTGTCCGTCGGCGGGATGTCCTTGCCGTGTTCGACGTCAGCCATGAACTGGTCAACCTGTGTTGGTGGGCCGAGTGCGAACTTCACGAGCGCGGCCTTGAGTCCGTTCATGTACGCCTGTTTCAACATTAGAAGGTTCCTGACGTTGGTGCGTACACGAGGTCGCGTCCTTCGCGGTCTCGTTTGTTCTGCTCGTGCATGCCGTACGCGAGAGCACCACCGGCGGCGAGCGCGCCGTAGCCAAGGCCCTTCCCGAGCATCTTGCCGACGGGGCGCATGAAACGTCCTGGACCGCCGCCGCCACTACCACCGCCGCCGCTCATGCCGCCGCTGCCGCCACCGGCAGCCGCGGACCCGTGACCCTCGAACGCACGCGCAGGTGGAAGCTGCACAGGTTGCGTGTTGATGTTCGCGGCTTGCTGTTGCGCGACGCCTTTGTGCATGTCCGCCCAGGACGCGCCTTGCGGTGCAGCCGGTGCAGCGGGCGCAGCGGGGGCCTTCGGTATCGAATGAAGATCCGCATGTAGCCCCGCGATCGCAGGATGCATGGGCTTGCCCGCAGGCATGCCGATAGCCCCGCGCGCGATCTTCACGCCGAAACGTGTGAGGGCGTTGTCACGACCGCGTTGGAACGCCGCGATCAACATCGGTCATCCGACCGCGAGGAAGACGACGGACGCAGGCCCCGTCGTCGTGATGAGCGCCGAGATCGGAAACGGCGTGCTCGGATTGCACCACTGGAAGTGTCCGCCCGGTGCGAGCGGCCACGCGTCGAGGCCGCCGTTGAACTTGATCGTCGCCGAACCCGAGAGACACACGACGGTGACGCCCTTGGCACCTGCAGCTGCGAGCGTGTCCAGATGGACGATGTCGTCCACGACCGCCACCGTGTACGCGCGCTGGAAGTCTGCGCGGTTGACGTACGGGATGGTCGCCGCGAGGCTGATGGGGGAAGGGGAGCCGCCGTCGACGAAGGCAGCGGACACCGCACCCGCGACCGAGTAGTTCTGCGCCATGCACTAATTATAGTGGACGGGCGCGGGATTACATCTCGAAGGCGATGGACGCGATCGGCCTGTTTTGGTCGCCGTACGAGCCGTCCTTCGTGCCCACACCGTACGGGCGGTAGGCGGCATTCGCGAGCTGGCCGATGTTGTCTGGGGTGATCTCGACCCACTGCATCGGGCGTGCGGAGTAGCCGCTTGAACCACGCGTTCCGTCCGCTGCGATCCGGTACATCTTGTGGTCGCGGAAGCAGAACAGCACGGTGTGGTGGTCCTTGTTCCAGCCGGTCGAGAGCTTGGTCGACTGGCTGCACAGCACGAACGTCGGCAGCGTGTCGCGACGGTCGTACAGCTCGCGCGCGTCCACGATACCCGCGAGGCCGAGACGCTTCGCACCTGAACCGTCCGGCGGAACACGAAAGCACACGTCGCCGAAGCCGCGGTACGGGCCCGCACCAGGGTTCTGGTGAACGTCAGGCGACGCTTCGAGCAGCGTCATGAGCGAAGGAATGTTCCCCGCGTGCGTGAAGTCTTCGTTGCGACGCATGAGCCACGACATGAAGAAGTTCGTCCACGATGTGCAGTGGAACGCGGGATACGTCTTGTTGAGGACGTTCGGCCACTCTCTCACAGTGCCGCCCATCTTCCCTGCGCCGTAGGTGATGACGAACTTGCCATCGACCCACAGTCCGCGTCCCGGACCGTAGCGAACCGGCTTGCCTGTGATCGCTGTGACGAGCGCCTGGAACGCGAGCCATGTTTGATCGTTGCACGGCACGATGTTCGAGGGTGTGCCAGCAACATCGCTGGCAGCCTTGCGCAGCACGATTGCCGCGTCCAGCGCCCCCAACGTGTGCGGTCCTGCGATGCCGTCGTCGTCGATGTCAGGACGATCGACCTGGAATGCAAGCACGGCGGCCGTGGTTCGCTTGCCGTAGTCACCGTCGATGTCGCCGGGGTCGTAGCCCGCAGCCTTCAGCTTGAGTTGGAGCAGCTCGACGGGCGGACCCTTGTCACCTGGCCGGAGGATCATGCGGTCTCCTTGATCGCTGCGAGCTGGGCGTACATGACACCGAGCAAGAGCTGGTCTGTCTCCTGGCTGTCGACGAACACCCAGTTCTCCTCGCGGTAGTAGTCCGTCCAGGCGATCTCTTCGATGACTTCCTGGTCCCACGGCACGGGAAACTCCTCACCGTTCTGGAAACCGAAGACGGGATACGCGTGCCCGCCGAGAGAGCGTGGCTCGTCGTTCGCTGTGCGCTTCTCCTTCGGCGTCAGTTCCCACCGCAGATCACGATCATCGTCGAGCTTCGCGGGGAGGCCTGCTGCGACGTAGAGCGACCCGAACGTGGAGAGCGCGCTCTGGCGTTCGTTGAGGTCACGGTCGCTCACGCGCGCGAACGCCACGACCTTCACCGTGCTGCCGTCGTCGAGCTTGAAGCCGATGTTGCGGCAGTAGTTCAGGGCGTTGATCGGCATCTGTCCGACGTCGGCCCCGTCCGTACTGTCGAGGTACGCCTTGATGACGTGCTGGCCGGTGATGTTGAGCACGCGGCCCTTTCGAGCCGCGTTGTTCATCATGATGCGCGCGATGCCGGCGAATGTGCAGCAGCCATACTGGTCGTTGCCGAGAATGTTCCAACGCGCGTTTCGTGGACGCGTGTCGACGTAGTACGGCGGCGTGCGAAGCGGGTCTGCGCGGAGGAGCGCCTTGTGGACGCTCTTGTACAACACGGTCTTCGGGTCGTGTTTCGACGAGACCGAGCCGAGCTTGCCGCGCGTCAGCGTCACAGCTTACACGCCGACTTGGTGCCGTCTTCGCGCACGCAGGTGGTGGAGTACACGGCACCCTCACCGACTTCCTTGCGGAATGCGTCTGCCGTGTCACGAGCGGTCTTCGCCTGATCCGGCGTCGCGCGCGTACCACTGAGGAACCACTGCGTCAGCTCCATGATGAAGCAGCCGCCGACGTCCTTGCCGGCCTGCGTAGCGCGAAGCTTCACGTCTGGCCACGAGATGGACCCACCACCGAGGATCGGTCCCTTGAACTCGTTGATGAGGTTGTCGATCTGCGGGCGGTTCGCGCCGAGGCAGTCGACGACCGCGTTGATCACTGGGCCGACAGGTCCCGGACCGTTGGGGCATGCGGTGGTGCTGGCGAGACCGACGACGAGAGCGAGGATGAGGAAGAAGCGCATGGTGAGGCCTTTCAGGTCGACGCGGTGGTGGTGACGGGGGTGGTGACGGGCTCGGTCGCTGTCTCGGGTGTGGTTGTTGTCTTCGTCTCGAGCAGCGCGCCTGCCATCAGCGTCTTCGGAAGGTTGTGCACCGCTGACTCGATGAACGTGATGAGCAGCTTGGTGACGGCTGCATCGTCTGCGAGACCCAAGACTGTCATCAACTCCTTCAGGCCCTTCGTACCGAGATGGGATTTGAGGTTTGCGATTGCGAGGTCGCGGGCCTTCAGTAGTTCTTCAGACGTGGCTTTGTCTCCGAGCCCCGAGACAATCGTCTGCTGGATCTCCGTCACGACGGAGAATGCGAGCTGGGAGAGGCGCTCGAGAACGCCCGCGACGCTCTCGTTCTTCACCTTCGCCTTGATCCACGCGGGCAACATCATGGATGCCCACGCGACGAAGAGGCCCACGAGCGGCAGTACGACGCCCTTCACGATCAACATGCCGATGGTCTCGATCTGGTCTTGCATCAGAAGTCTCCCTTGCTCGGCACGCTGACCGAGCCTTTTTCCGCCGGCTTGTCGCCGTGCGAGTGAACGTAGCCCGCCTTGTTTTTCAACGAGGTGCGCGACATCGGAACGATCGTCGTACACGAATGTCCGCCGAGCATTTCGTCTTTGCTCGAGACCGGCTGGTCGCACGCAGCGCACACGGCGATTTCATCCTCCGTCATGTGCATGTGTTCGAAGCGATTCCCGCAGTCGCAGACGTACTCCCGGATCTTGGGCACGCGGAATGATAGGCGCCGCTTACCTGATAAACAAGTCAGCAGAGGTCTGACGTTGGCACGACATTCGTGAAGCCTGCATTGGGGTTAGCTGCACTGTCCGTCGCCGTCGCTGTTCCGTCTTCTGCGATGACCGGCGTACTCGCGACAGGAGGCTCTCCTGTCAGTGGATCGATGTTCGGTGTACCGGGCGGGTACGGCGTCATGTCCGGTTGGAAGACCACCGTCTCTGCCTGTGTGACGGCGGTATCGATCGCAGCGAGAAGACCCATCAACGGATTTGCCGCATTCGCGGGACCGAACAGCGCGTCGAAGAATGCGAGGATGTTCGCCAGGTCCGCAAGACGAGGCGCCCCGGCGACAAAGCAGATACCGCAGACATACTCGCCGTTGTCGAAGGGCGGGCGTGAGCCGTCCGACGTGTCTTCTAGACGACGCGCCAGCTCTGACAAGAGGAACGCGTTGCCCCCTGTGCCGCTCGACATCTGGGTGACGTAGAGGCTTGGAATAGGTCTCGACAGTGAGGTCTGCAGACTTTGTACATCATGGAGAAGCTCTGTTGCTCGTGCAGAGAGACGCGCTGCTGAACCTTGTGCAAGCTTCAGGGCGTTGCCCAAGCGGTCCTTTGACCCTTTCGACGGTGAAAGCACCGACTTCGTTTGAGCAATCAAACTCTCGGCCGCTTTTGCAAGAACTGGAAACGCCGCTAAAGCGTTGGGTGTTGCGACCCAGTCGGGTGACTTGCCTGTCTGCGGTGGAGTGGGCGCTGACGCTACAACTTTTGCCACATTGGAAACACGGTCATAAGCAAGGGTAAAGGTTGCGTCCACTTCTGTGCCCGTGCATTGCCATGCCACACAGTAGTAGACCGGCACTTTGGGATCGAGAGTGACGTCGGTATCTAGGTATGACGACGTTTTTCCGTCGCCTATCGAGATGACGGTGGCGTTACCTGACGTCATACCTTCCGTCAGGTTCTGTGTGGAGAAGAAGTTCAAAACCGAACGGGCAGATGCCGCACCACCATCAGTGGATCGAATGATGGCGTACTTGGTGACGGTTGCGGTTACTCCAGGAAAGTATGGAGAGGTGAATGGACCTGTCGGTGCGTCCCAGTTTATCTGGACAGCAATGCCCGGCGTTCCTGTAGATGTAACAATCTTGGCCGTTACGTTTTGAGGAATAGGTACAGTGCGTGCGGCCAGTCCGTTGCCCCCTTTGGGGCGTGTTAGCTGGTCCAGTGTAGAGGCCGCAGATGTGATTGCGGCGTATCGAGAAGCACCTACCAATAGCACCGCCATCGCTACCGCATCTGTAGAGCTGTCGTACTGCGGTCGATTCGGGTCTAGGGGGTCCATTAGCGACGTGGCGAACGCGTTGTAGAAACCCGCGTTACCCCCGCTCTTCGTGACGAGGGTTGCGTATGCATCTGCTGTAATCGTATTTGTTGGACCAAGCGCGATGTCTAGCGCGTCTTGTAAATCATCTAACGTTGGCGGTAATGCAGCCGGTTCTGGTACCGGAAACGTTTTGGTGATTGGAACGGTGAGCATGTGAATACGTGCGCCACTCAACATGCTCTTCAACGTATTGAGAATTGCCTTGATGACCGCTTCTGTTGGATTGGGCCGCGACGGCAATGAGAATGTAGATATCAGCGTGAGGTCACTTGCCAGGCTGCTGAGCAGGCCTGTTAACGCGCCTGACGCTGCTTCCACCGCAGACATGAGCGCGCTGGGCAGTAATTGGTTCGGATTGATTGTGTTCCAGTCGCTCATTTACGCACCAGCTTAGCCATGCGTTCCATGCTCTGCCGACGACGTTCGATGTCTACACGTAATGCACGCGTGTACAACTCGATCATACGTGCAAGGACAGACCCTATTGCGGGTGTCGTAGTCCACTGCGGGTCGTCAGGCATGGCTACTCGGTTTTGACCTTGGTGGAGAGCGTTCCAGGGTACGCGCTGATGGCTGAGATCACCGCGGATCCGAACGCAGAGACTGCGGCTGAGAGTGCCGCCAGTGCGATGGGCGTTGTTACGGGCGGTCCTGGAAACGCAGCACCGGCAGCGCTGGATGCTGCGGCGCCTGCGACCAGGGCGGCAGCGGCGGCACTGATGGGCGCAAAAACCTGGCTACCCACGTCAAGACCGCGCGCGACCGGCTGCACGGCGCTCTTGCCAAGCTTCACCTGAAGGCCTTCAACCGTGTTTGTACGTACCGCTGACGTCGTTGAGTCGCCGTCGACATCGGTTTTGTCGTTGCCGCCCACTTTGGTAGAGCGGTCGCCGGCGATCGCATTCGTCTGATCACCGCTGACGCCGACCTCGTGTCCGCCGCCGATAAACGTTGTTGCGTTGCCGGCGACCGAGCGCATCTCATCACCGCCCACCGACTCCGTGAAGTTCTGGTCGATCGTCGCGGCCCAATCACCGTGGATCAGTGCGACGTCGTTGCCGTCGATCGCGGCTGCGCGGTCGCCCGCTATGTCGTGGCGAACTTGTGCGGTGCCGCTGGGACCCGACGAGATGTCGACGCCGCCTTCGCCGAAGAGTTGCACCTTGCCGTCGGACCCTGCGCGTAGACAGAACAGTAGCTTTCCTTCGGGCTCGAGGATCCGGAAGTCGAGTACGTCACCCGTCGCACCCAGGTCCAAACGGATCGTCCAGTGTTGTTCGTCGAGCCCTGTTTGTGCCGCTTGGTTGGAACCTGCTCGAAGAATGAGCGACGTCTTGCCGCGGTCGTTCTCGATGCGGAGCTGCCCGAAGTCCGTGAACTGCTGCAACCGACGCGCGATCAAACGCAGCGTCCCTGACGGTCCGATCGACTGCACGTGCGCCGACGGGCTTCCCAGGAGTGCAACACCTCCCTCGAGCACGGCGACGTGTTGTCCCATCGAACCGACTTGCGCCCAGTCGCCCGAGCCCATGTCCGTCGGTGCGCCCGGCGGCTTGTAGTTGTTGTTGCCTTGTGTCGGTTGTGTGGGGTCGCTGTCGCCGACGCCTTCGACGCCGGTCAACGTGGGTGCGGGGATCGCCGACTGCGTCTGCCCCGGTAAGTCGATGCACCCCATGATCGTGGGAAAGCCGAGGCCCCAGAAGATGACGACCGAGGTTCCGATGGGGAGGTGGTCATATCCGGTGGCGGTCCCTTTGATCTGTGGGACGTCTTGAAGAGGACGTCCGCTGTGGGTTCGAACAACAGACGTGTGCGTCGCGGAGTTGTACGCGAGGACTTCGCCTAGTTCGTAGAGGCCGACTGCGCCTTGGGGTTCGCCCGTACGCGCCAGCCCGGCTGAGCCCATGTTGGCGGCACCTCGTGGTGGGCTGAGCGGGTCCTTCACGTCCCGACCGTATCACGGCTTCTGAGAGGGAGTCGGCGCGTTCGTCGGCGGGACGGAGTACTCGTTTGACCGAGACCGATGACGTTGGTCAGGGAAACGACGTTCGGACCATTTGAACGCTACGTAGAAGTTGACGATGACGATCAGGTGAAAGGCGTGCGTTGCGAGTACGAAGAACTGCTCCGAAGCACCGTCGACCAACACGATGCCGAGCATGACGTTCGTGTACATGAACAAACACAACGCAGCGCAGATGGCGAGGCTGACCGGATTCTTCCGGTTCCTCCACCCACGTAGGAAACGTAGAGCGAGGGGCACCCATGCGATCGCGAGGGCGACCGACACTGCTGCGAGGACGTACGTCATGCTTTTTTGGCGGTCGTTCGGTGGCCGTTGTGGGCTTCCACGAGCGGGAATTCGGCCGTCGGGTCTTTGCCGAAACGCTCACGGTACTTGGTGACGACGCTGTTCTTGAGCGCGTCGACCTCCGGGTCGAGGCGTTGATGGAAGACCTTGTTGCGTCGTCCACAGCGGATCTCGGTCCAAATGACCAACCCCACAACCAACGCCAAAACGCCCGTTACGATCCAGGACATGGTGCTCCTTCAGGCGTGAGGGGGATTTATCGGCGGGCGCATGGCCGGCAAACCGTCGACGGTCTTCGCCATGACCGTGACGGTCGTGAGCAGATTCTGAATGGTGTCGGTGAAGCGGTCCATCCGCTTCTCGACGCGCCACATGAACCAGAGGCTGACGAAGATCGGAAATCCGAACTCACGTAGTAGAGCAGCTGCATCCGCAGTGCCCCTGCCGGTTCCATCTGCTCCGAGGCAGAAGAACGCGACTGCGAGAACCACCCATTCACGTGCGAAGCGCATCTTCAGACGTCGGTGGGCTGGAGGCTCTTGTTGTCGTTCGCCTCGATGGACGCTTGGTCGTTGTCGATGAAGCCGAGGATGGCGTCGATCGACGTTGCCGTGATGCCGCCACCGCCCTGTGCATTCGGGCGCAGGCCGGGCTTCGTCAGGCTGCCGAACGGTAGGAGACGATCCGACATACCCGAGACGTTCTCGAGCACGAGGTTCTGTCCGGCGTTCCAGCCGATGGCGTACGACGTGATCATCGACAGTTCGGCGTAGAAGCCGCCGCAGAAGCCGTGCGTCTTGTCGCGGAACACGCAGCCCATCCCGAACGGGATCAGGAACAGCTCGGAGTCGAGGTTGATGAAGTACTTCTTGCTGCCCGGGTCGGCGTCCGTCGCTTGATCGTCGAACTGCGCGGGGTCGATGCCGCCGGAGACCGCGTTGTGATAGAGGACGCGGAGCAGGTTGCGTCCGTTCACGAACAGACGTCCCATCGTCCACTGCGTCTGCGCCTTGCCGCTGACGTAGAACGAGCGGCCCGAGCCGATCGCCATCATCGGCTGCGTCGGCTTGGTCTGTGTGAAGTTGACCGCCTGCAGCATCCCGATGGGAAGCAGGTTCGCTGCACCCTGCGAGAGGTTCTGGCGACGTGCGGGGCCGGCGAGCACGAGCGTGTCGTCCGGATGCGCTGCGGTGTACGCAGCGTTGTCCATCACGCGCTCGACGTAGCTCTGCTGGAACGCCCAGGTATCGAATCCTTGAACTACGCCGAGTGCCATAACGTTCTCCTTCAGGCTTTCATATAGCGCAGGCCTTTGGTGGCTCCAATTGTGCCACCAACGGACGCGAGAAGATCGGGGAGTGACATGCCGACGCCCGGCACGGTGATGTGACGGCCGAGAAGCTTTTCGAGGCCCATGCCTCCGAGCGCACCGAGGCCGCCGCCGAGAAGGCCGCCGCCGGCCATACCGCCGAACGTGCGCGCGGCAGCGCCGGGACCGTGCTTGACGCCCTGTTCTACGACGCTGTAGCCGGGGATCTCTCCCTTCAGGATGTCGCTCACAGGCTCACGTTCGACGTGCTCGCTCTGTTTCAGCGTCGGCTGCAGCATCTGTGCGCCTTGCAGTGCCCAGGGTGGGATGTCTTGGGACGTTGCGTCAAGCGCGTACGGCGCTCCTGGTGGCACAGAGGGCGCCGCCGTTTCTTCCGCTTTTTCGCCGAGAAGCTTGCCGGCCGTGCCCATCGTGAGAGTGCCGAGGAGGGCGCCTAGCTCGGGGTTGTTGAGGTAGCGGCGCCCCAGGTTGAATCCGGCGTAGCCGCCGATCGCGGGACCCGCTACCGCGGGAAAAACGGACGAGAGGCTGCCGCCCTTGAAGATGCTCGTCAAACGCGACAGGCGGTCCATCACACCCGGCGAAGAAGGTGCCGGTGCGGAGGGCGCGGCTTGGCGCGCAGCCATTGCGCGTTCGATGTCGCTCATACGTTGCGTCAGCTCGCCGCCTTGCTGTTCGATGAGATTGGCGCGTTGTCCGAGACGCCCGTGGAGGGCACCTGCACCAGCGCCCATTGCGACGTCGCGTAGTGGGTGATCGTCACCGCTGACGAGACTCGTGAGTCCACCGAGCGCTCCACCCGCAAGCGCTCCGCCCAGTGGAGAGTTCGTCAGCAACTTGCTGACGTCCACAGGCAGCGCAGCGATCTTGAAGCGTTCGACGGTCATCAGTTCATCATCTGCTGCTGCTGCGGCTGTTGCTGTTGCGGCATCATCTTCTGACCCAGCGCACCGCCGGCCATCGAGCCGACCATGTCAGTGGCGGCGCCGCCGATGCCGCCGGTCATCTTCGGAAGCGCCTTGCCCGCCACCCCTTGCAGCATCTTGCCGCCAGCGCCGCGTGCGAGCGCGCCCGCGCCTGCGCGAAGGGCGGTTCCACCGAGTAGTGCGCCTACGAGTGGAAGGATCGCCTCTTTGATCTGGAACGCAGCCGCAGCCGCCTTGATGCCGAGGTTGTAGTTCTCCTCGAGTCCTGCTGCCTTTGCAGCGAACGGCGACGTCGCGTGCATGCGATCGAGCGCCGCTTGTGGAAGCGGCGGCGGACCCTTCGGCCCCTTTGCGGCCGCCGGGATCGGTGGCGGCTTTGTCGGACGACCGCCGCCCATCACTGATGCAGCAGCAGCCGCGGGTGACATGGGGCCGCCGGCACCGCCGAAGATGGCGGCCTTCTCGCTGAGGCCGAATGCTGCGAGCGCTGCGTGCTTGCCGCGCAAACGATCGATCGTGCTGCGGTCGTCTTTGCCGCCGAGATGACCACCGATCGCAGCGCCGCCCACGCCACCGATCTGTTTGCCGAGATTCGCGCCCGCCTCTGGATTCATGTGAAGGGCCTGCGCGAGTAGGCTGCCGAGACCTCCCCCTGCGAAGCCGCCAACCGAGTGCCCGATGCCGGCGTCGATGGCTGCGTCGAGACCGCGCCCGGGATCGGCGCCAAGACCTGCACCGATCGCAGCGCCCGCCTGTCCGCTCAGCGGACCGAGCGCACCTGCTTGACCCATGCCGGACCCCAGACCGCCGATGAGCGCACCCATCCCGCCCTGGTTCGCGAGCTTCTCCTCGTGCCCTCGGGGCTCACGTTCCACGATGATGTTGACGCCAGGACCGCCGTGCTCGCGCGTGTTCCTCTCGGCGCCCTTGACGAGATCCGCGATGAACTTGTCGAAGAAGCTATCGGACACGCGGGACTCCTTACGCGACGAGGTGCAGTTCGATGACGTTGAGCGGCTTCGGCAGGCCGATCGCGCAGTAGATGAGCACGCGGTCGCCTGACGTCGGCGAGACGTCGAGGCTCGTGATCTCGAACGACGTCAGCGGCGCACCGATCTTGGCGACCGTGCGCAGAAGCAGCAACTGCGACCCCGTGATAAGAGCACCGTGGAGCTGCGTCAGCGTGTCGACGGTGACGTTGTACTGGCCGAGGAAGTCTTCGAGGATGTCGACGAAGAACAGCGACACGAAGTCGAAGTTCTTGACGACCGAGAACTCCCCCGACTCGAGCGTCGACGGGTCGGTGGTGAGCTGGTGGATCGTGTACGGCAGCGACGTTGTCGTCTGCTGCGCGAACACGTACCAGCCACCGTTCGAGATGTCGGTGAGCTGGCTGTCGGTGAAGTACGTGTTCGAGTTGAAGATCTGGCTGACACCGGCGATGCCGATGTTGGTGAACCCCTGCTGCGACGGAAGGCCCGCCGTCATGCCGCCGACCGCACACGCCAGGTAGAACCCAGGCTGGTTGTCGCCGTCGGTCACGCCCGCGACGTCGCAACGATCCGGCCACACGAGGATCGTGCGCTTGGAGTTGAACGACTGTGCGACCGCGACCAGGTCCGTCACCTGCTGGCTCTTCGAGAGCGTGCGAACGATCTGGAAGTTGATCGTAGTGAGGCCGACGAGAGCGCCGCCAATGCGCTTCACGCCGTGGGGCAGCTCGTTCATGACCGTCGAGCTGTCCTGGCCGTTGTTCACGATCTGCAGGCGCTGGTCACTGATGACGTTGTTCACGACAAGCGTCGTGAATACCGTCGCATCCGTGATCGTGGCGTTGGGGTCGACGGGGATCTGGATCAGGTCACCCGCAGCGACGCCGCTCGCGACGAACGTCCCGCTCGGGTCCTTCAGGATGAGGTAGAGGTCGTCGCCCGCGGCTGTCGTCGTACCGACGAGAGGTGCCGATGCGATGCGCACGGTGACACCATCCGCCTCGAGAATCGCGCAGGTGATGTCAACGGCGCCTGCGCTCGCGAACGGCGTCGCCGTGTCGACTTCGAGAATCGCAGCCGTGGCCACCGACGCGATCGGATAGTCGCCGAGCGCGACCACACCCGCTGCACTGGTCACGGTGACACGCAAGATGTCACTCGGGATCACGCCGTTGGTGATGAGGCTCGCGATGCCCGTGAGCGTGATGCGGACGATCGCGGTTGGCGCAGTGCCGGCAACCTGGATTGATTCACCCGTTGCCGATGGTTCGATGATCGTCTTGGTGATGGGCAGCGTGCCGTTGCCGATGACGACACGGAAGCGCTGCGGACGGCCGTGCACGTCGTCAGGCAGTGCAAGCCCGACGCAGTCCGAGTTCCACATCGCGAAGATCGGGATGTCGGTCGTCAGCGGGATGATGGCGTAGATGTCCGGGCGCGCGGAGATGAGGTCACGCACTTGCGTGTGCCCCACCAGGTCATCTGACAGCACGCCGATGAACTGCACGACTGAGGTCGTGTTTTGGAGCGCCACGAACGCACCCGCGGCGAGCGGGTTGCGCGCGTCGATGCGCCCGATCTTCGAGAGGATCTCGTCCGTGGATTCGATCGTGTCGAGATCCACGAGGTCCTGACGGAGCGAGATGTACTGCTCGTAGACCACCGCGTACGACACCACGTGGGTGCCCTGGTTGGTGACCGGCAACGTCACACCGCCCGAGATTCGGGTGATGTTTCCGTTGGTGGTGACGAACGACGAATCGATCTGGACGTCGTTGATCTGACGCTCGATGCGGAACACCTGCGCGATGCCCGGAACGAACAGGCCGCCGGTGACGTCCGAGGTCACCGTGAGCTGTGTGTCCGACACGACGGAGGCGACCGTGCGCGAGATGAAGTTCACGCCGTCCGAGATCGTGATGCGGTCGCCTGGCAGCACGCGCGTGTTGCCGGTGTTCCACAGCGCGGTTGCCGAATCGATCACGTTCGGCGTGGCGACGGTGGTGACGCCGTCTGCGCCGCTTGCGATGATCACGCGCGCGTTGTCGAAGAAGATCGCGACACTGTCACCGTCGAGCAGGGCTCCCACCTCGTTGTTGGGGGGCTCCGCCACGACGATGTAGTTCGGCCCCACGGGAGTTGCCGTTGCCGGGTTCCCTTCGAGCACGCCGTAGGGCGTCGCCACCAGGATGTCGGCCTTGTCGGCGTAGTCCGTGGTTCCAGGTTCGAAGTAGTCCTGGATGTGGAAGGCCGGGCCCACCACGAGGCAGTTGAGATCCGGGGACGTCGGCGTAACCGTCGGCGTGGCCAGGTCCTGGTAAACAAGTACGACCGGTCGAATGGCCATGGGTCAGTTCTCCGAGTCCATAGGGTTGCGGAAATTATAGGGTGTTGGGCCAAGTTTCGCGACGAGAGCTGTCACTTCGGTTGGTCCTGCCAAGACAGGGCAACGCTCTCGAAGAACTCGGTGGCCGACTCGACCCCCGAGCGTACGATGTCCAGCTCCAGCTCGCGGAGCAGTGGTGCCGTCGGTGCGTTGGTCCAGCGGAGCGGAACTTGTACGACGAAGGTCACCGACGTCGTCCACTGGTCCTTGTCGCGCTGCGACGGCTGCGTGCGACTCACGGTGATCGGCGTCATGTCGTGAAAGCCGAACTTGGCCTGGATGAGGTCGCTCGAGGCCTGCAGAAAAACGCCCACGATGTCACCGAGCGATGCGCTCTCTGCACGCTTGCCCGTCACACACTCGATGAGGATCGGGATGGACTGCAGGTTCCAGAAGCCTTCGAGCCCCGTCTTGAGGTTCAAGCCTGCACGGTCTCCCAGCACGACACGACCCATGGTTTGGTCATCACAGTCCACGTAGACGGCGGGACGGAAATTCCGGTGGGTCTTGTCTTCGTTGAAAGCACTCTCGACTGCCAGCTTTGTCTTCTTGATGTCCGAATTCCATCGCCACTGGAAATCCTCAGGGACGATACGATTCCCAAACCTGCGTCTGATGATCTCAACGAACACCCCAAGCACCGCCAGCTTCGACCCTGGTCGGATGCTGTCGGGTTGCGTTTCTTCCGGCGAAGGTTGGTTCTTCGGGTCCGGAACGTATGAGGGATAGTTGTCCGCCATGACTCAGTACAGTTGCGGCGTTGTAGCAGGGTCCACGAGAAGCTTGTATTCGACAGAGTTACGGCCTAGCAACGAAGTAGATAGTTTCTGATGTACGGTGACGCTCTTCAGCTCCGTGTGATGAACACGTTGAACCTGATAGCGGTCATTACGTACCAGGTCGACCACGATGTCCTTGTACTCGACAAGTGGGTAGTCCAGGATGTTGAAGTCCGCGAGTCGAACATCACTGTCGCCATGCGCCATGATGTTCGTTTCAACGGTTGCGGCTTCACGCCTTCCACGGATGAGTGTCGGCGTCCAATACCCGCCCACGAACGATGTGCCGAAGCAGACCAGACAATGCTCGAGAGTCGACTCCTTGTTCACAGGGTCGTAGCACTCGGGACAACGGTCGCCCCAACGGCGGCGCTTGAGCAAGATGAGCGGGATGCCGTTGAGGTTCTTGTAGCCGACCGCCTGGTCGTGAAGGATCTTGCGTTTGAACAGACGCGTCCGTCTGTCGAGGCCGGGCTCCACAGGTTCCGGATGACTGTGGAACTCGTTTGCGGAACCCGACGGGGGTGTGACCGTGACCTGGTAGTAGATCACGCGCGCGAGTGAGAACAGGTTGACGCCTTCACGTCCCGCGTTGCGGGGGTCCGCGGGAGGCAAGTTGAATTGATCGTCGACGAAGTTGTATGCGTCACGTAGTCCTGTTGCGATCGATTCCCAAGGACCGTCTGGACCTTGCGCACGTGCGATGTCGACGAAGAACGACCCGCTCTCCTCTGATTCAACGTCCCACTGCACGAACACGGCGGTCGGGAACAACGCGGTGGTCCGCGTGATGTGGACGTCAGCCAAGAGCCGCCGGCCCCGGCTCAGGATCGCCGAAACCGCCCCCGATGTTGGTTGTGTCGACGGGGTTATCGAACTCGCGGAACATGCGATCGATGCGTTGCTCGCCTTCAGCGCCCCAGCCGACAGGGGGCGACAGGCGCGTGCGGCGTTCTTCGTACGGGTTCACTGTCGGACCGCGCTGCTCGTGCATCGAGTGGCCTTCGGAACCGGGGAGCATGAAGTCGGCGAGCTTGCGCGCGACCTTGTGTAGTCCGCCCGTCATCCGCCCCGGCTCATCAGCGCTGTTGCGAATGCCTTGGTGGCGGAACAGATCCGCGAACGCGGACCCCGCTTGTTCGTCTGCAGGGCGTCCATCACGCGTGCGTGCGAGCGCGGAGTCCGCCGTCGTTGCCGAGTGGTAGTGCGGGCTCGTCGACGGGTTGTTCTGTTGCGACGGATCGCCGCCCAGCATGCCCATGTTGAAGTCCGCGGCCTTCACGGGAATCGTGCGCGGCTTGTCGCACGGACCGTAGTGCTTCGTCTTGCGACACGTCGTGCACATGTCTTCGGCCGACAGCTTTCGGATGGGTTCCGAACGCGACTGTCCCTGCTCGTGCGCACTGAAGATCTGCGCGACCTGCTGTGGATCGGTCGGCGCCGACAGGTTCTGCTGCGCGGTTTGCGACAGCGTGGGCGATGTCGGCTGCGTGATGGTCGCGACGTTCGGATTCGTGGGCGCGGGAAACCCCAGCTTGTAGCGCGCGAGCGCCGCGAGCTGTCCGTCTGCGTATGACAACTCGAGGGTCATGGCGCGACAACATCCCCTGGGAGCGGCATGCTGCTCGTCGCGTAGTCGTCGTCGTTTCGTTGAAACGCTCGGTCGATCACGCTGCGTTGCCGACGTCCTGTGTCTTCAGGTTCCCCAGCTTGCGCGCCTGCTCCGTCGGTGGAGGTCGAAGCACCCATCCCAACGTTGGACGCCTTCTTGAGCTTGGGAACGAAGTCGTAGTCGCTCTCGACCTTGTTCGCACCGAGCGGCGACGGCACACTGGGCGGCGGGATTGGAGGCAAGTCGCTCGCCTTCGGCAACTGAATCCCAACGGACTTGAAGCCCGGCTGCTTGAAGCCGCCCTCCGCTGTTTTCACCACGCCGAAGGCCGCGAGCGCTGCGCGCCCGCCCTCGACAGCTCTCTGGCGCAACAGCGACATGGGGTGGTTGTTACTTCTGCGGCGTGCGGAACAGGCTGTTGAGCGGGTTCGCGGCGACCTTCGGTGCTTCGATGAGGCCGAGCGCTTCGGCTTCCTTGCGGACTTCTTCGGCGGTCTTGTAGCCAGCGCGCGCGAGGGCCTGCTGGACGCCGTACTCGTGCGCGGTCTTCAGGTGGGTGTTCGACATGGTTGAATTATAGGGCGAATTTCACCCAATGACTTCTTGTCCGAACGTTCCATCTGCACGACCGGGCGCGATCTGGTCGTACGTCGTGAAGTGGTCCCACAACCAGTCCGGCATGTTGGCGCGCGCTGCGCCCGCTGATGCCGCCGAGGCGCCATCCCCCGGTGTTTCACGACGGGCGTATGGAATACGGTCGGTTCCGTGGCTGACCTCGTCGCCCTTGGGTGCAACGCCGGCGTCCGCGCCCATCGCGTTGGCGAACTTCGCGAAGGCCGCACGCGTACCGCGCGCGTATGCGGCGCGTAACGTCATGAGTGATTGAACCTCGAGACGTTCCGGTAGCCGGAGCTGAGCGTTGCGTACGCAGCTTCCATGTTGTTCTGTGTCTTCACACCACGCGTCAGCTCATCCCATTCGGCCTTGAGCTGTTGTGCGAGCTGCGAATAGAGCTGCGCCTTGTCCGAGATTCCGATGGGCGCGATGTCGCCGTCTTGAACGGTTGCTTGATTGCGCGCTTGCATGAACGATTCGCTCATGAGCAGGAAGCGCGTGGTGCCGATCAGCAACAGATACCGTAGCTGTGGCGGGAAGTTTGACGGCGTGAAGTTCGTCTGTGGCGTCACCGTATTGAACGCACTCGCAGCCATTTCGAGCGCCAGGTTCAATTCGACATCCGTGAACTGCACGTCATCCAGCAGGATGTTGTTGTTCGCGTAATCACGCATGAACATGCGGACCTGGTCTTTGGAGACCACCGTCGGTGTTGTTGGTGTACCGACGATCGGCATCAGCGCACGTACGTCTTCTCGAGGCTCGCGACGACCTGCGCGATCTGCGCGGCACCCGAAGCGGTGGTGACGATACGGATCGCTTGATACGGCAGGAGGATGGTCTTGAACCGTGCTTCGTCGAGCGCGATGAAGCGGACGCCGGTGGCTTGTTCGATGATGATCGCTTCCCCTGCTAGGATTGCAGGTAGGTCATCGTTGATCGTCGCCGGGTTGAGGTTCACGAGCGATACAGTGATGTCGCCGGCTGCTCCCAGGTCGACATGGATCTGACTACAGACCAGCGACTCGACGTTGTTCCAGAAGAACAGTCCGCCGCCACTCGCTGCGAGAGACGCGTACTTGTAGCAACTGTTGCCGGGCTGCAGCGGACTGTCCGCACGCACGGCGCCCAGCTGCGGCAGCGCGCCCGTGAACGTCTGTCCGGCCGCGACCTGCTGCTGGATCGCCGTCGAGATGGACTGCGCAACACGCGACGTGACCGGAGTGATCGACGGGGAAGCCATGGGATGCCTCTATTGTAGGGGTGGGCGCTTACTTGCGCGAGCGCTTGACCGGCGGCTCGGGCATCGGAGGAGGCTCCGACGCTGCTTCGGGCTCGGGCTCCTTGGTGCGCTCGACGAGCGTTTCGACCTCGGCAGGCGGCATCACCTGCGTGGCCTCGGGCGTGACCGCAACAGGCGCGGGCGGTGCGGGCGGCGGCGGGGGTGCAACGACCGCAGCCTTGGGCGCTGCGACGGCGCCAACCGCGGTCACGCTGACCCAGTTCGCCTTCTTCACGCGTTCGACGATCTCGTGCTCCGCGGTCTCGGCGGAGATCGTCTTGCTGGCGCCTTGGCTTCCTGCAGGATGCAGAACGAGCGCTACGCCGTTCTCGTCTTGCAGGGGTGACAGCGAAAGGATGCTGCCCTGCTTGTTCGTGATCGTGAAGTTCGACATGGGTGTCTCCTGTTGCTGAAACGACGAAGGCCTTCTTCCTGTGTCCCCAAGCAAGGGAGGAAGAAGGCCTCAGCCTACCCTGGGGCAGGGGCGAAGATCAGACGAACGGCAGGTCGATGCGCTGCGTCGCCAGCGTGTTGCCGATACCGATGCCCGGAGCTGCGTAGCTCCAGAACTCGATGATGTCGGCTTCCTGCTTGATGTACAGGGTTGCGTCCTGCAGCAGGAAGAACACGCCGAGGTAGTTCTGCGGCGCGAACACGTAGACCGAGCGGCGCGTGCCGCCGGCGACGTCGTCGACGATCTCGCGCTTGATGGTCGAGACCACCGGGATGCCCCACAGCTTCTCCTCGGCCTCGATGCCGAGGTCGTAGTGGCGCGACGCGACGTCGTTGCCGACGCTGGTCGCCGGCAGGTCGAGCGCCTCGTAGTACGTCGACTTGCTCATCAGCAGCTTGCCGATGGGCTGGCGACGGTTGACGAGGCCCTGGAAGCCGAGCTTGAACGCGCTCGAGTTGAACGCACCCGCCGCCGTGATCTGCGCCGGCGCCAACGCGAGGATCGCGTTGATGGTGTCGGTGAACTTCGTGTCCTCCTGGTCGGCCATGTCCTTGACCGAGTTGTCGGACAGGATCTTGCGGATGTCGTTCTGGTACGTCATCAGCTCGAACTTGTTCTTGGTGAAGCGCTGCGACTCCGTCTTGCCGAAGTAGACGGAGAAGCGGCGACCACGGAACCACGTACGCTGCGCGGTGCCGTTGAACGGCACGAACGTGGCGACGGAGTCGGGCTCCTTCTCGACGATCTTCTTGGGCTGGTCGGTGTTCTCGTCGCGATCGATCTCGTCGTCCGCCAGCATGACTGGCTCGATGATCTCGCGCGCGAAGGACTCCTGACGGAGCTTCTGGCGGATGAAGGCGGTGCCTTCGGCTTCGGCTTCTTTCGTCCGTCCATCCTCGACCTTGCGGACGAAGTTGGAGTTGATGAACTGAGCCGAGACCTGCTGGGTCTGTGTCTTGTACGCTGCCGACATGGTGTGTGGTTCTCCTTAGTCCGGGGGCTCAGAGGGCTGCGGTATCGCCGCCGGTGTAGAACACGACGATCGTGCCGTCGGTCGCGGTGTTGTCCTGGAGGACCTCACCGATGATCTGGTTGGTGGCGACAGCGACCTGCCACTTGCCGGCGCTGAACGTCAGCTTGGTGCCCGGTGTGTAGACGCCCGCGTTGAAGTTCGACGGGTCGAGCTTGAACTCCGCGTTCATGCGGAGGCCGACGACCTTGTGGACGAACTGCGAGGAGAAGTCGTCGTTGCCGGCGACCACGATCCACGTTGAGACCGGGTTGGTCGTCGCGCGGTTCGGGGTCGTCGCTGCGACGGCCTTGCCCGTGGCATTGACCGTGACGACCGTGCCCATGGGCAGGAGGTCATCCACGTTGGGTACGGTCTGGTTGATGATGAAGGATTCGTCGATTGCGCCTTCACGTGGCCAACCGCGCAGAACGTCGAACTTGCTGTTCAGGATCATGTGAGTCTGCCTCCGGGAAGTGCGCTACGAGATGATGAACTTGAGAAACCGCTCGTCTGCAGCGTCCGCTGCTTCCTTCACGGTCTGAGGTTGGTGGTCTGCTTCCGTCGTCGCACCTGCGCCGAGCGGAGTCACGATACCGGCTTGCTTGGACAGCAGGTCTTCGACCACATCGAGGGATGCGTCGTCGGCCTTGGCCAGCTTCTGACGGACGATGTCCGGCAGTTCTTCGCCGTGCGTCGCGACGTGCACCGCCGCGATCTTGTCGAGACGCACCTGGCGTGCGGCTGCGACGGACGAAGTCTTCTCGCTTTCGACCTGGTCGACATAGTCGGCCATGGCGTCGAATACAGCGGCGAGCTTGGCGTGTTCAACCACGAATGCCTCCGAGCTTGGAGCGGAGTGTTCCGAAGCCGGCCGCCGCGACGAGTACGGCTGCCGCCTTCTCCTTGCGGATCTCGGCGTGCTTCGCGCCCTGCGTACGCAGGTCGCTGGCGATCGAGCGGAGCATCTCGGAGTCCTTCATGGCGTCCCCATGAGATCATCGTACGACACATCGTTCGACGCCGTGCGAATCTCGTTGGCGAGTGCGCGCAGGCCGCGCGCCATCTCGGTCTTGGGTTGTGCGGCCGCGACCTTGATCGCCGTCGCTTCGGCGGTCTTGCGATGTGTTGCTTCGTTCGCTGCGGCGAGAACCTCGTCCACGACCAGCGACAGGTGTTGCTGCGCGCGGCTCACGGCATGCCTCGATGCGTGTACGAGTGGAGCGCATCAATGATCTGCGGTCCGGCCATGCCGGTCGCCATGCCCGCGCCGAAGGAGGTGTTGCGCGCGCGCTCGCGCTCTTTTTCGTCGTGCGCATGCGTGAGCAGCGCACCGAGACCGGCGCCGCCAAGCGCACCGGCTCCACCCGCGAGCAGCGCTTTGACGAGCGCTGGGTTCTCGGCGGTCTTCGTCTCGGCCGCCTGCTTGAGGCGACCGACGACGTCGATGTGGACGAGGTTGGACATGTGGTTCAGCGCGCGCTCTCGATGATCGCGAGCGTGTCCTTGAAGCCGCTGACGAAGGACTCGCTCGCGGCCTTGTGGATCTGCTCGACGGTGTCGTTCCAGCCCTTGGCGTATGCCGCCTCGGCGAGCTTCTCGAGCTGCTGCGTGGTGGCAGAGAAGCCCAGCTCCGCGGCCTCCTTGACCAGTTCGGGGTTCTCGGCAGCGAACTTCTCGAAGTCCGATGTCCCCCCTGCAACTGCGGCGGTCTTGGTGGGCTGCGTGGCGGCGACCTTTGCGGCTGCCTCCTGGTACTGCGCACCGCGCGCCATGAAGCCGTCCATCACAGCGGCGCCGTAGAGCTGCGCCTCCTTGACGAGTGCTTCGTGCTCGGCCTTGCTCAGGTCGGCGGCGATCTTGGTGAGGTCCTCGACCGGCGAGGCTTGGCTCGCGGTCTTGGCTTGTGGCGCCGTGGCTTCCTTGAGCGCCTGCTTGAGGCGTTCGCCGGCGTCGCTCGATGGAGACGACGATCCCGACGGCGTGGCTGCGGGCGCCGCAGCGCTCGCGGTCTTTTCGCCGCCTTTGATCATCCCGAGTGCGTCTGAGAGCTTCATGGGTTGCCGTCTCCAGTTACGGTGAAAATGATAGGGGGCTGTTCACTGAAAAACAAACTCAAGTCAACACGATGGCTCCGAGCGCTTCGGCGACCCCATCCAGGCTCGCTGCTGACGCCACCTTGATACTCGAAAAGTCACACGAGTGCGTCGTCGGTAACGCGCATTCGATGAGATGCACGATCGACGCTTGGGACGCCGATTTGGCCACCATCTCCGTGATGTCGGGGATGTCGTAGCCCTCGTCCGTACGCATCGTTCCACCCGGGCGCTTGCCGAGTGTGGCCATACCGAGCGCTCCTGCACCGATTGCAAGAGGTGTCTTGAATCGACGCATCCAAGGGAATGCGGTGAGCGCTTTGTATCCGCCCAATAGTAGACCAGTACCACCGAGCACCTTGCCGATATGCGCACGTGTCACGGCGTCTTGCGCATCGATCGCTGCACCGCGTGTCGTTTCGTATGGCCCCATGTGTAGCACGTCTGTCGTGGGCGCTGCATCAGGACGGAGCCCAGCACCTTCGGGAACGAGACGGCGGTAGAGCATCTCGCCGACGTACGCACGCTTCTCGTTGACGCGCCCGAAGTAGCCGTGCAGCTCTTTGGCGATCTTCGAAGACTCGAGCGCGCCCCCGTCGATCACTTCGTCGAGAAGCTCTGGACGTTCCGCGAAAAGTCCTAGCGACCAACGTGCGGCGGCCGCCACCTTCGCGACCATCACAGTGGTTGGCGCGAGCGCGACACCCGCGAGCTTGCTCATCGCGAGCGGAACAAACTCCGCGTCTTTGAGCACGACGCCGTACGCGGCTGCCGCACTGAGCACCTCACCCAGAGGCCATGCGCGCAATGCGTTGACGTCGATGCTCGCGGCCTTCGCGAGGCTTGGGCCGGCGTGGTCACGGAACTTCACGATGAACGACTTCTCGTCCGGTGTGAGCGTGCTCGACGCCAGAGGCTCCGCACGGATCACCTTGTCGATGTCCGAGAGCTTCTGCGTGGCTCCGCTCTTGAGCGTGAGGCGCTCGGTGACTTCACCGAGATCGGCCGACAGGCGAACCGTTGCAACATCCGCGACCTTCTTGAGTGTGTAGCCGGTGCGGTCCGCGGGACGGAACACACGGCTGATGTCGAAGAAGTCGGGCGACGGGTTGTGGACGTAGTCCTTGAACCCGTGCTCGTCGACAACGTTCATCGCGAACTTCACGTGGTCGCAGTAGTCCGCACGGGTCGGCGCTTCGTTGCCACAGCGTGCGCACACGTCGCGCTTGATGCGGCAGCCCATGCTGACAGGTACGAACTCGCCATCGCTCGCACGCTTGACCCACTCGGGGTCCTTGTCGTTGTCGACCGAGACGAGAAGCTCCACGCGGTGCATGCGCGGGTTCCAGAACGCCTTCTTCACCACACCCGATGCTTTCGACGGGTCGCGGTTCGCGTGGTGCTTGAACGCGTGGGCGGGGTTCTTCTCGAACGAGGCGTAGTGCTCGGTCAGCTCTTCGCCGGGCGGTACGAACCACCGGCGATTGATCGACGCGATCTTGCCTCGTGCGGGAACCGGGAATTCAGGGAAGCCGTCGCCGTTGCGGTTCGGGCCGTACGTCTCTTCGGCGCCGAGTGCGTTGAGCAGCATCGCCGTCTTGCCGGGCTCGGGCGCGACGTGCTTGATGTAGTCGAGAGCCTCGGAGGCGTACTTCGAGACGCGGCTCGTGTCGACGCTGCGGCCGCTGTTCCACGGCAGGATGATCTGGACCGTGGGTTCTCCGGTCGCGAAGTAGTCGTCCAGCTCGATGATCTTCTTCACGGTAGAAGGCCTCGCAACAGGCGCGAAGCTTCACCGCGGTGGATGATGAGACGAACGAGCGCCGCGTGTTTGGCGTCCGGGTCCGTCAGCTCGTGACACGCAGCCTCGAGTACGTCGTCAACCAGGATCGCAGCTGCGATCTTGTCGGGCGTCATCTCTTCTGGGGCCGGAGGCAGCGTCGTCGGGGCGCTCGAAGCGATCGGATGCGGTGCACGTTTGAACGCGTTTCCGAGCGCTTCCATACCGCCGACACCCGCAGCTGTCAGAAGTGCCTGGTTGCGCGCGTCGCGCAAGACGTCCGCGCTGTGTCGCTGCGCGTCTCCCAAGAACATGTGGCCTGCGGCGAGAGCGGGAACGCCGAGACCGACGCCCCAGCCGAGACCGCGTTGCAGTGCGCTGATGGCCGCGGGGTCGATCGCGGCTTGCTTGAACAAGCCGAACGCAGCGAAGTCGGCCATCGCGAGCTTCTCGCGCAGCGCCTGCGACGCAGGACGTGCCGACGCCACCTTCTCGGCGAGAAGGACGGACGTGGCGAGAGTCTTGGCGAGGGTCGACATGATCAGCGAAGTGCTTGCGCAACTCCCTGGCTCAGTTCAGGCGGCAGACCATGGAGACTGGTGCCGACGCCTGTTAGGCCGCCGAGCAACGCGCCCAGTACGCCCGCAGGAAGCGCGCTTTGCTGTTGCTGGTAGGGGTCGTTCGACATGAGCTTGGGTGCCATTCCGATGCCCGCACCGACGGCGGCAGGCATTGCAGCCCGACGCAAGAGTGCCATGAGCGCAGGGCTCTCGGCGATCTTCTCGTTGGTCAGCGTGGCGTAGGCCGCGATGCCGTCAGCGATCGAGCGTGCTTCCTTGCGACGCATGAAAGCCTTCATGGCGATCGTTCCGACGGCTTCTTTGATCGTCAGCTCGGGAAGTCCGAGCATTGCGCCGGCGATCTTGTGGAGACCTTGTGCGGCGACAGCGGCTGTGACGTGCGAGGGGATGAGGTCGTCGAGGTTCATGGCTATCCTTCGGCACGTGTCCAACGCGCCCAACCCGGGCCAGCTTCCACCGTACCGCCATCACTGGGATAGCGATAAGTGGGTTCATATGGATTGATGGGTCCGGCGGAAGCGGATGGTGTCGCCAAGCGTTGATGCAGGGCACCACCAAGCCCTCCGACCGCAGCACCGCCAAGCGCCCCGCGCATGGCACCGTGCATCCGGTCGTCAGGGTTGGCCAGCGCTCCGCTGACTGCACCCACGCCCCCGCCCATCAAAGCTCCGCGTCCGAGCGCCGGCAGTAGTTCTTCGATACCTGCACGCTTGTCTCCACCGCCTGTGACGGCGCGCTCGGAGTCGGCGAGCAGCTTGATCGACATGTAGTCCGGGCCCGAGCCGGACATGACAGCCTGGCGAAGGAACGAGCGTACCGCGTTCTTGTCGGTGGAGAGCACCGGCGCGAAGCGGGTCATCGTGTGATAGGCCTCCATCAACGTCGCGTCGTCGGCGCTCGCGAGGACCGAGTCGGTCTTCTTGAGGTCGCCGATGATCGCTTCGCGCGCGGACGCATCGCCGGCGTGTCCTGCGGCCTCCATCGCTTTGTTCGCGATGTCGCGCAGGAGACCGACGCTGGATTTGCCGATCTCCGTGCCTGCTGCCTCGATCGCCTTTCGGCCGCCGAGGCTGAACGGGTCCTGGCGCTGTCCGAACTCTTGGCCGAACAGTTTCTTCTCGACGAGTTTGGAGAGCCCCGAAGCGACACCGCCTGCAGGGGCGCCGCCGATGGCGCCGAGGCCGCCCATCACACCACTGCCGAACGACTTGGCGGGCCCTGACTGCCCCGCGCTTTGTGCGCCCGAGCGCGCGCGGCTGAACAGCGCGTAGAGTGGATTGTATGGCGTCATCGCGCCCGAGGGCGGCTGCGGCGCTGCCCCCGTCTTGAACGTTCGGTCTCCCTGGTTGAGCGCATGCTCGGTCGAACGCGACCGCTCCAACGCCTTGTGGACGATTCCGGGGATCATCATGCCGACCGCGAGGGGCAGCATGACGCCCGCGCGCTTCTCGACATGTCGACGCATGCCTTCGCGCGCGACCAGTTCGAGGACATCGCTCAGCTGCACTGCGTCCTCGCGTAGGCGGCGCCGTTCTTGAGACGCATCGCTTCCTTCGCGATCTTCACCATCGTGGCGAAGACACGGTTGGTCTCGGTGTCGTCTACGAGGTGTCGGTCGGCGAGTGTGGCCGTCTTGGTTGCAGCGTCGTCGAACGAGAGCTGTGGGAGGTTTCGCGCAGCCTTGACCATGTTCAGCACGACGATGCCGACCTGGTCGTTGTGTAGCGCGAGCGCGTCTTTCTCGAACGCGTCGGGCGACGGTGCGCCGTGCGCGCGGTTGAGGTGCTGCTGCAGGTTGGCGAAGGCGTCTTCGAACGCCCACTCGGCCTGCTTGTACTGGTCCTCGAGCACGTCGGCGAGCTTGTTCATGCGGCGCGAGCGGAACGCAGCTTCCTTGGGCTCGTCCTTTTCAGGAGGCTTCGGCGGCGCCTTCTTCTTCGGCTTGTCCGCGTCGTCCTTGGCCTTCTGTTTCTCGCCCTTGGGGAACGGCCCGTCGTTGTCGTCATCGTCATCGTGGACGTGGACTTCGGGATCGTCACCGTGGACGTGAACGTTCTGGTCTGCGCCGCCGTGCATCTCGTCGGGCAGGGGACCTTCATCACCGTCGGGCTCGGTGTGCGGCATTCCGCCAGGCATCGCGCCCGCTCCTGCGTCCATGTGCGGGACGTCGGTCTGTCCGACGATCTGCTGCATGATCTGGCGCGGGTCGATCGGGTCGAACTCGTGCGTCATGTCGGCGCCGCCCTGCGCCTTCTGTTGATCCATCAGACGCAGGAACGCCATCGTGTTGGCGGACTGCACGAGGCGCGCGATCTGGTCGGGGTTCAGCTCGCCGCCCATGGCTTCGGCCGTCGCCGCGTCTGCGAGCTTGTCACCGTGCATGAAGCGATCGACGACGCGTTCCGCCATCTGATCGAAGTCTTGCTCTCGAAATGCGCGCATCAGTGAAGAATCTCCCCATGGGGCACGACGTCTTCTGCGTGCCACGTCATCTCACGGTGCTTCAACTTGAGCAACGTTTCGGCCACGCTGGGGATGGTCCGCTTGGCGGCTGCACCGGCCGCGCTCGTTGCAGTCTTCATCAGCTGGTGCGCGGCGACAGCGTCGGCGCTCGCGATGTTCGATGCGCGCAGCGTACTCAGGCCACGGAAGTACGTCTCACGCATGACCTGCTGGTTGACGTGGTCAGGCTCGAGCTTGGAGGGCAGGCCGCACAGGTGCGCGATTGCTTCGACGCCGTCGAAGTGCAGCGCGCGTTCGAGCAAGAGCTTGCCCGCGTGCGTGCCTTTGTACTGGTGCACCCAGCGCATCATCTCCAGCTTGTCACGGAACATGAAGAGGTTGCAGCAGAGATGACGGTAGGGCGCGAGGACTTCGAGCGGGAAGCCCAGACGCTCGCTGATAGCGTTGTCCGATGCGCCCGCGATGATCCACGCCTGAAGCAGCTCGCGCTCGAAGGTGTCTTCGTACGCGTCGACCACACGGATGATCGTATCGCCTCCGATGTTGGCGTGCCGGAGCTGCCACAGCGCGGCCTCGAATGACTGCGCGGGCGCATCGGCTGCAAGCAGCGCTGCGCGATAGCGGTCGTCTGGCTGGCGCTCACGTCGCATGGTCGTCGGGGTCCTTGACCGATTGCACGCCTCGGCTCAAGCGGAGCACGAGGTCACCGAGGCCCTTGAACGTGGACTGGAGGTTCTCTTCCAGGCCCGAGAAGGTCTGCTCGCCGATCTGCGGCTTGAGATCGGACTCCTGCATCCACAGCGTCAACATGACGCGCGCGAGGTTGTCGACCGCCTTCTCGAGGTTCGGCAGGTACTGACCAACCACGCCATGCAATGCCGGCGACTGTGCGAGCGTCGCCACGGCAGCGGCGTCGAACATGTCGGCTGAATGCAGCTGCGCTGCTTGATCGAGGAAGTGCGGATTGACCTCTTGCGGCAACGTCTGAGCGTTCGGACCGTTGGGCGGCATCATTGCCATCGGCGGCTGTTGCTGCTGTCCTTGCGACGGATCCATGCCGGGCTGTCCGCCCATGCCCCCCATCATTGATGGGTCTTGTCCCATGCCCGGCTGTCCGCCCATGGACGGGTCCATGCCCATCGACGAATCCATGCCTGGTGCGTATGCGCCAGGACCTGCATCAGGGCCGAACATTCCACCAGGGCCAGCGTCGACGGTACCAGGTGGCCCCATGTCAGGCTGTCCGCCCATCATTGACGGGTCGCCTGCAGCCGGTGGGAACGCGCCACCTGGCGGCATGCCCGGCGGAACGGCAGCGCCCATCGACGGGTCCTGAGGCGGCTGGCCCATCCCCGCGGTCATGCCCGGCGGCGTGCCCGGAGCACCGGTTGCGAGGTTCATCGAAGACGGAGGTGCGCCCATCGCTTGCGTCTGCACGCTCGGCGCGGGCGGTGCGCCGCCTGCGATCTCGGACGATCGTTGCAGCAACATCTGGATGGTCTGCTGCTTCTCGACCAGCTTCTGCATCTCCTGCTGGATGTGCTGGTCCATCTCCATTGCGGCGAGGTCCAGCGGTGCAGGCGGAGGCGGAGCAGGCGGCGGCCCCATCGCGGCCATCGCTGCGTCCTGTCCGAGGTTTGGGTCGCCTTCCATGCCGGGGTCGCCGCCCGGGGGACCTGCGTCGGCGCCACCGTTCGACGGCGGCGACTTCTTCTTCGGCTTGTCACCGCTGTCCGACTTCTTCTTGTCACCGCTGTCCGACTTCTTCTTGTCGTCGTCTGCGGCGAGCTTGTCGAGTCGCATCTGCACGTGCGCGAGCTGCGTCTTGGACGCGATCCACGCTACGGCAGAACGGGCGGATGCTGCCTTCACGAGAAGCGCCTCGGCGTCATCGACTGAGATGACGCACGCGTGCGCGAGCTTCTTGAGCGCGGGCACGAAGTTCATCGGCGCCATGCCGTTGATGGAGAACTGGTTGGCGCCGGCGTCCTTGATCGACACCTTCTTCGCGCCGACTGCCGACAGCATCGACGAGACGCAGGCCTGCAGATCGAGCGCGGATGTGAACCACGCGCGTTCGTTGAGACGCTCCTTGAGCGGGACCCAGATGAAGTCCGGCGGGAGGTAGACGATGTCCGCGCCCTTCGGCATCCAGATCGCGCCGTACGGGTGTGTTGGGTCGGTGGAGATCGTCTTCTCGGGACCGTAGTCGCCTTCAGTCGCACGGATGCGACGAACGCCGTCCGAGCCCGTCGAGATCGACTTGATCGTGAGCGGCACCGTGGCCTGGAACGTCGTGCCCTTCTGACGCACGAAGAATCCCTTGCCGGCTTTCGGTTCACCGCTGACGTCGGTGAACAGGCGCTTGTGCAGTGCGCCGGCGATGTCGTCGGCGACGTCATCGCGTCCCACGAGTTTCGAGGGTTCGATGTAGTCGCCGTTGTCGAACACGGCGAGGTAGGGCTTCGCGTTGTAGCCGCGACGGATCGCGTAGTCCGCCTCATTGGGCCGACCTTGTGGATAGACCTTGATGGACCCGCGATGCTTCGGATCGTAGTACGAGTTCTCGACGAGAGGGTTGTGGCCCGGGATCGCTGGACGGCGTCCGTAGCGCGTTCCTTCATCGAACAGGTCGATGGGGTTCGACATCACGAACGCGTGACGCTCTTTGCCGTCGGACGCGTAGAGTGTGTAGCAGCCCGGCTGGTTGGGCTCGGTCCACCGCTCGTATGGCTGCTCTTGCACGGCCATGTTGCGATCGAGACGCTCGTCCTTTGCTGCGAAGCCCTTCTTCCGGACGCCGGCGTATGCCTCTCCAGCCCTGTCGCCGAAGATGCGCTTGAAGTCGGTCGGCGTGTTGTCCGCGTCAGCGATCCAGAGGGCGCCGCCGTACTGCTGCTTCGCCGCGACTTTCTCGGCACGTAGCGCAAGCGCCGATGCAAGCGCCTTCACGCCGTACGTCGCCGCCGCTTGCTTCATCAGGCGCGGATTCTTCTCGAGCAGCTTGGTGTACGCGACCTTCAGCTTGTTCGGTGCGGCCGCGAGGAGCGACGGCAGCATCGGTGCGTGGTCCTCCGCCACCTTTTCGAGCGCCTGCGTGTTGATCACGCGTGCGACATCGAAGAGCGCCTTCGACACCCACGCGGCGTACGAGAAACGTCCGGTGATCGGCGGCACGACGACGTTGCGGATGTCGACGTCGGTGTAGAGCGTCTCGGGGGTCTTGACGCCGGTCCCGAGCGACGAGAGTGCGTTCTTGTCGATCTCGTCGAGCCACCCCTTGTTCAAGGGCAGGAAGACGTTCATCGCCTTGTGAAAGAACACCTCGAGCGGCTTGATGGCGTTGTCGACCATCACGACCGGGATGTAGATCGGCTGTCCGTGGTGCAGCACCACGAACGCACCGACGCCCGATCCCTTGTCGATGTCGACGTCGAGCACCTTGAACGTGACGACGTCCTGCAGCACGTCGGGCATGCGCGACGACAACAGGTTGTACGCCATTTCGGACATACCTTGCTCGAACAAGGCGGATTCTTGATCCGGGCCCGCACCCATTCCAGCTTGAAGCTGTTGCGTTCGGGGAGACATTGCCGGCATCAGTTGTTCCTCTCGTGCGGGCAGGTCCCGTACAGCCCCTTGGCCATGTTGCAGTTGTGGCAGAGCGTCCGAAACCCAGACGGAAAACCGTTCGTGATCAACCAAGCATACAGGTTGGCGTTGTTGATCGTTTTGCGGTGTTGATTGCCCCCGCCATCAATGTGGTCGATGCACAGAAACAAGAACTCGCGTTCGCCACAACACGCACAGCGGTCACCGTAGTGCTCGATCACTTGGCGGCGACGGTGTTCGTTCCGAATTTTGGCCGTGTCTGCGTACATGCGGAGGCATGAATCACAGAAACGTTTGGCTGTCGTCTTCTCTCCACCACATGCGCAGCAACGTCCGCTGTCCTCCAACACCTTTGCATGGTGATTGTTTCGACAGCGTTCCGTACAGAAAACCTGCGTGCTTCGTCGTGGCGAGAACGACGTCTCGCAGCTTCGACACACGTTGGTGGTTGTTGCGGACGTTGACATAAGGGCTAAGCGACCTGTTTAGGTCCTCACGAAGAACTTGGGAACGATACGACTTTCGGAAGGTTTGCGTCGGGAAGGCCGCCCAGCTGCTTGGTCTTCTGTGCCTTGAGCGAGCCGAGCGTCGGGGTGATGATCTCGCCGAGCTTCGCTACGACGGCTCGAAGGCCCGCTTCGCGGATGTGACGCGGAAGGCTCACGCGCGCTGCGCGGCGTCGATGCGACGGAACATGTCGCGGAGCGACGCCTCCTTCTTGTCGTCGTCCTTCTTCTCGTTCTTGTCGCCGCCGCCGTCCTTCTTGGCGTCGATCTTGTCTTGGATGAACGACGGGAGTCCGCCCTTGCTCTCGCCCTTGTCGTCGTCCTTCTTCTCGTCCTTCTTGTCGTCCTCCTTCTTCATGAACGGCGGAAGGTCATCGGCCTGTTTGGTGCCCTGGTTGCCCGAGCGCCCGTCGTACGCACCGGGGCGCGAGTGCGTCGCCTCCGGGTTGTGCTCGTTGTAGTTGCTGCGCGAGCCGGGCGGCAGGTTCGCCGGCGCTGCTGCCGTGCGATCCGCTGCTTCCTTCTGCAGGCCGCGGAGGTAGTACGCCTTCTCCTCGGTGGTCAGGCCCATGCACGCGCGCACGGCCGCGATCTTGGCGTTCTCGTCGAGAGAGCCCGGCAGATACTCGTGCACCTCGGCCGCGACCTTCTTGAAGAGAGCGATGTACGGGTCTTCGGAAGCGGCCTTGCCCGAGTGCTCGGTGAGCGAGTTCGAACCGCCCGGCGTCTCGGCCGGCTTGTTCGGCTGCGGGGTCTCGCGACCGATCACGGCCGGACCCGTCACCTGCTTCATCATCTCGCCCAGGGCGCCCTGGTGCGGAAGAACGGCGTAGCCGGGCGGACGCTGCGAAGCGTCCATCTTCGCTTCGGCCGACGACATCTCCTTGTTGCCCTTGTCGCCGCCGAGGATGGTCGAACCCTCGGCCGACTTGCGGAAGAGGTCCGAGAGCGACGCGGTACGCGAGTGCTCCTGCACCGAGTTGTCCTTGGAGTCGGTCTCCTTCGGTTTGTTCGGCTGCTCTTCTTCCTTGCCGACCGCGCCCGGACGCGTGTCGACATCGGTCTTGCCGAGGCTGTTCTCGGCGTAGCCCGGCGGACGCTGCGACGCGTCCATCTTGGTCTCACCCTGTGGCGATTCGCCTTCGGTGTTCCCCTTGTCGCCACCCTCGATGGTCGAGCCCTCGGCAGCCTTCGTCATGAGCTGCGTCGCGTTGTAGTCCGCGACCTTCATGACGTCGTCCCACGTCGCGAGCTTGTTCCACCCGGCAGCCTTGAAGCCCGGCTGCTTCTTGATCCAGTCCGAAGCGCTGACGAGGTCCGTCGCGATCTTGTGGGTCGTCTCGCGACCGACGCCCTTCAGCGGGTCGATGTCGACGCGCTCGGCGATGTAGTCCGCGACCTTCGCCGCAGTGGTCTCGTCAGGGAATGCGGCAATGCCGCCGTTGATTAACGCGGTCTGGATGCCTCGGACGTACGCGTGCTTGAACATGCAAGTCTCCTCGGGGGGAACGGTGGAATGATAGGACGGGACGCTCAAATATCCAACGGTTGCACTAACCGAGTGCTTGGGCCTTCGAAGCGCCCGTCGCCATTGGTGGTGCGGATGAGGCTGGTGGAGCCATGGTCGATGCGGGCTGTGGTTGTGTTCCCACGGAAGCCTGCCCACCGAGCATGGGGTTGTAGCCGGCAGCGCCCTGCTGCATGTTGCCGAGCTTGAAGCGTGCGAACGCAGCAGCGCGTCCTCGGTTGTAGGCGTCGTTGATCATTGGAAGGGGTCCTGTGGTGGTTGTGGCGGTGGGGCGCTACCGAGTAGATGTCCGGCACCATGCCCGAGGCGGCCGCCGAGCGCAGCACCGAGAGGCATACCAAGCATGCCGCCCGCCATGCCGCCGTATGCACCGCCCGCGAGACGCCCAAGTGTTCCGAGCGCATGTGACGCGCGCCCTTCGTTCGGGTCTGGATTGGTTACCGCACGCATCGCCATCGGTACCATGGCGAGCGTTCCTGCACGACCAATCCAGTTACCGAACGTACCGTACTGTGATGGCCAGAACACGTTCTTCCAATGCAACGCACCGCCTGGTGAGAATGCCTTGGGTCCTTGTACGAACGCACGACCTGCATCACCGATGAGCGACCGTTTGGCGAAGTCGACTATCCCAGCCACCTTGAAGTGTGACAGGGCTGCGACTACGCCTTGTTCATGTGCCTTTGACAACATCAGTACTGACCCTCTTCGCCAAGGCCAAATTCAGTGCCGGCAACATACGCTGGAACAGGTGACGCTCCATGCAGATTGGACACATCCCCTCGATGGATACCCGCCAGCAATGACTCTTTGAGATAGCGATGTGCGAGACGCGCCATCCAGTCAGGGTTGAGAAGAGGTGTGCGCGACGCTGGGCGCATCAACGGCGTGGCGCGTGGGCCATGCTCTGCAATCAACACGGACGTCACACCGTTCCGGGTCAGTTGGTCCGCCATCGGTTGCGTCACAAGCGTGCCTGCCGTGTGGTGCAGTACATTGTCCGCTAACGTCTCGCCGACCGCGTCCGCCGTGGGGAGGCGCTTCTTGGAAGATGCGAGCGCAGCATGGAAGCGGTTGTAGTCGACGACGTCGCCCTTCAAGAACGCGTCGTGCGGCCCAGGGTCCACGATCTGTACGTGGTTCAAGACCGACTTCGCAAGGGTCTCGAGGTGGCGCTTGTCGACCTCGGAGCCCGAGCGTTTGTAGACGTCAGACAACGCGTCGACGAGATAGCGACGTCCTTCACCGAGGCCCTTGTGCTGCACGACTTCATCGGGCTTGGGAACGCCATCGGAGAGCAGGTCGCCCGCGTACATCGACTGTCCGACGTTCACGATGACCTTGTGTGTGGGTGCCACGTAGTGACTGCCGTCGTTGACGAAGACGTAGTGCCCACCTTGAGGCGCCTTGTCGATCTTGGTGATCGTACCGTCTCGGTTCGCAAGGGTTGCCTTGTGTGCGAAGGCCGTCGGAATTTCGAGCAGAGACCGCACACCTTTGATGCCTTCGAGGCGTTTTTCATCGTCGACACTGGCCACGCGTCCGCCGTGCTTGGCGTTCAGCGAGAACTGCGTCAAAGGCTCGGACAGCGCTTGCGCTGCACGCACTCCGACGTTCGTTCCGATCGAGTGCATCGCGCCCGAGGGGGACAAGCCCTGGCAGTGCTGACAAACACCGTGCGCGGCTTCGCACGTCATCGGTGACCGTACGACGACTTCTTTGCCCGTCTTAGCCAGGGTCGACGCGTACTGCGGCGTGATGAGTTTGTTCGTCTTTGCTTCGTAGCGGTCGATGATGTGCGCGTCCGTCGGAAGCATCGCCAGTCCGTTGTGCGTGCCGCAGTCGATCTTCGTGACGAGCTGATCCCCCATGTTGTTGACGAGGATCTTGGCGAGGTCGCCTGGTTCGACGACGGAGATGTTCGACAGCACGGCGTTGACGCGCGCTTCGCCCCCGGCGACCCATGCGTCAGCAGGCTTGAGGCCTTCGGAGAAACTGCGATCGATGAGCCACGGGACGATCTTGCCCTTGGAGTCGCGCGCGAAGACAGGCGCTCCGACTGTACGCATCAGCTGAGGTGCGTTGCCGCGTCCGCCCGACCGCACCATCTCGCCCATCGTGCCCGGGTGCTTTTTTGCGAGCGTGAGCATCGAGTCGAAAGCGCCGTTGAGCGCCTTGTCCTTGTCGACGGTGGTCGTCGCACGACGAAACGCTTCGACGTGCGGCTTCATGGCTGCATCGCGTGCCGCGGTGTGCGGTGCGATGTCGTCGAGCCCGACCGAGATGCCGTCGAGCGTTGCCGTCTCGTCGCCCAGGCGTTTGAGCTTGGTGACGATGTCGGGGTACTTGTGCGGGTCATCCTTGGCGATGCCGACAAGGGTCTCGTTCAACGATCCTTTGGTGAGCGCGCCACGCCCGCGCCACTTCGGTGGGAGGATCGAGTCGACGAGATGTTGGCCGAGCGTGGTGGCCATATCACATCATGGGGTAGCCGCCGCCCGCGTTCATCATGGCGTGCTGGCGTGCCTGCTCTTCGCGCTTGGCCTGGTTGTGTCGGTGCAACATGTAGAGGCCGCCGCCGGCGAGTAGCGACGGTGCGAGCGTCTTGAGATTGCCGAGGGCGCCCGCACGCGCGGCCGCACCAGCAGCAGCGTCTGGCGCTCCGCCGAGGCCTTGGTGCAGGTTGCCGAGTAGGCTCTTGCCCGCCTCGAGCTGACCCGACCCGAACGCCTTGGCCCGATCCATGAGGCCAGCACCGGCCGCTGGCGCTGCTCCCATACCTGGAAGTGGGAGCTGGTTGGCGATCTTGAAACGCGCGAGCGCGTCGAAGTGTCCTTGGGCAACGTAGCGGTCGAGCATCAGACGCCTCCGAAACTGGTGTTCTGTCCCATATCGCTGAGCCGGTTGGCGGCATCGCCGCCGGCAAGGTTCGACGGCGCACCCCACGACGTGTTGCGGTCGAGAGGGTCACGCGCTGCGAGCTGATCGGCGGGCGCCATCGGAGCGTCGATCTCCTTGAGCAGATCGGCGAGGCTGTCCGCTGTTTCTTCGTTCGCGCGTTTGGCGTTTCGATCTGCTTCAGCCTTATGGGCTGCGTCGAAGCCGTGGAATGTGCGGCTCGGAATCTTCAGGCGCAGTTCCTCGGCGGCTTGCTTGAAACCGAATCGCTCGAGAGCATCGACGATGCCGAGTAGGTGCGACTTCTTCACGTGCTGCGGCAACTTCTTACCCTTGGGAGTGGCGTCCTCCCACTCCTTGACGGTCTTGGAGCTGATCTCGCCGCGGTCTGCCATGGCGTAGAACTTCCCCCGTTGCGCTTGGGACTTGAAGGGCACGCTCTATTATAGGCGCGAGCCTTTGATTTCGATGGGATCGTTGAGCGCGATCTCGCCCCGGTGATAGGCAGCCATCGCTTCTTCCTGGGACTCGAAGTGCTTTGTTTTCTTGCTGGCGGGGGCCTGCGTCGCTCGATGGAGCCCGAGCAGGCTCTCCATCTCGGGCACGATGTTCAAGACGCCCGGACGCTTGTCCGCAAAGATCATGTGGGACAGCGTCATTTTCTTCACGTCTTCGATGCCGGCCGGCGTGACGGGCGCGTGGATCTGCATTGCGTCACCGTCGTAGTCCGCGTTGGTCCCCTTCTCCGCGAAGGGGTTGAGCTTGAGGGTCTTGCCTTCCACGATCTTCGGGTACGCACCGATGATGTTGAAGCGATGTAGCGACGGCGCCCGATTCACCATCACCGGCCGCTCCCGGGATTCGTTGACCAGCTCCTCGCGTGCGATGGGCTTGCGGTCGTCGACCATCTTCTGCGCGTCGGTTGCGGTGTACCCGCGACGCACGAGGCGTCCGATCACGAACTTACCGTACATCCCCCAGAGCATTCCTTCGGGCACGCCGATCTCATCCATCGACAACGTCGGATCTGGCGCGATCGTCGCGCGCCCGCTGACGTCCTGTTGGCGCTTCATCAAACGCGATTGGAAGAAGCCGCTGCCCGGACGTGTGCCGGTGATCGCCGCGAGGTATCCCTTCGCCCCGCGCTTCTCGGCACCAGGGCTGACAGGGTCACCGACGCCGTAGAGCGCGCTCACCGCGTCGTAGAGATGTTGGCGTGGCGCCGGATGTTCGGCGGAGGGCAAGCTCTTCGTCGCGTCCTTGAGCTGGTTGTTGGCGAGGAACGCATCCTTATAGAGAAGGTTCGCGTCGCTGACCTGCAGGCGCCCATCCTTGAGCGGCAAGATGGGACGGATGATCGGCGGCGTGACGGGAACCTTCGTGATGACGTAGGCGTCCGCTGGTTTGAGGTTCTTCTCCTTGAGCGCCTCGAGATACTTGATCTGCTTCACTACGCCGTCGAGCGTGGGGCCGCGGGCCTTCTTCGACTGCGTGTGCAGATCCTTCAGCTTGTCGTCGACGTTGATCTCGCCGAGCGCCGACTTGAACCACGCACCGCCCTTACCGACGTGTGTCGTGAACTCCTTCTGTGTGAGGCCAAGGAGACGGCGGACAGGTTCTTCGAACACTGGGTTGACGATCGGTTCGTGAAGGTCGACGTGTGTCCACTTCGTGCCTGACATACCGCCCGTCATGCCGGGGTCGAAGAGCCCTCCGACTTCGGGACGCAGGTCCTTTGCACGGATCAGACGGCTGGGGTCCTTGAGCGCGCCTGACGACATCGACTTCACGTCGGCGTCCGTGAGGGGGCCGAGCGAGAGACGCGAGCCCGCCTTCGACACTTTCACACCAGCGCCGGTGAGCATGCTCTGCAGCTTCTCGTAGGCGAACGGAGTTTTGGGTGCAGGCGTCGGCAACCCGAGCTGCACCGCACGCCAGAACTCGTCGTTGCGTTGGCTCTTGATGGACGCAGCTTCACGCAGCACGTTGCGCGCGTTGTGCGCGACGAGCCCATCGAATTCCATCTTGCCGATGCCCTTGGCGCCCTCATCACCACCGCGCGCGGGCTGCTGGTTGTAGTCGTACCGCTCGGCGCCGTGCGCCGCCCAGTTCGAGTCCGTCGTCTTGAAGAGCTTGAGGATGTAGCTCTTGCCGACGACGACGTTGGGGATCTTCTTGCCGGTGATCGGGTCGAGCACGGTCTCTTTGTCGGAGAGGCCGTGTTCGTCGAGCAGCTTCTTTGCGAAGGCGACGTTGTCGCGGCCCGGCGTGTATTGCGGAACGACGATAGGCTTCCCGATCTTCTCTGCGACTTTGCCCAGCGCCGTCTCGACGATCTGTGCGGGGTTGATGCGCGAGACGACACCCGCGGACGTGAACAACAGATCGATCGGACGTCCTTGCGCGTCATGCACCATCTGGTGGTCGGGGACGATCTTCGCGATGACGCCCTTGTTGCCGAATCGGTTGGAGAGCTTGTCTCCGATCTGCAGTGCTTCTTGTGTTCGAACCGACGCAGCTGCGTGCTTCGCTGTTTTCGCGATGTCGATGACAGTGCCCGGTCGGTCGTGGTCCCACGTCGCGATGACTTCTTCGTAGGGTTTGATGAGCGCCTTGGACAGCTTGCCGAGAAGCGCGGCGTCGCCCGTCGCCTTGTTTTCTCGAACGCCCACGATGATCGGGTCGCCCGGATGAAGCGTCACACCGTGCTTGACCACGCCGTCGTCGTCGAGCTTGTCGTACTGCTCCTTCGTGTACCGACTGCCGAAGTACGATCGATGACGCTCACGTCCGAGCTGCGTGTCGCCCTCACGTGACACCGCGTGCTGGTACATGTGCTCGCTCGTCAGCTTGTCCGCCGCGCCTTGCGAAACGACGATACCGTCGTTGGTGTTGAGGCCGCGGTACGGCATGTACGCCACGCTCAAGTTCGTGCCGAGCGCGAGCGCCCCGCCCTTGGTGAAGTTGCTCTCGGCGAGCGGCTGGTTCTTCTTGACGGTATCGCCCACCTTCACGGTCAGCGTGTTGTGCAGCGCTGTCTTGGCTGCTAGCGGGAAGTCCTGATCGTAGTGGTGGCGCGAGTTTTCGGCTCCCGTCTTTGCGTGGTGCCCGACGTGGATGTAGTCGCCGTCGATCTTCGTGATGACGCCGTCGTGACGCGCAGTCGGCACGAGCAACTGCACCATGTCCTGTTCGACGGACGAACCGGGGTTCCATGATGCGACCTGAACCAGTGGCGCTTCGCGATGGGTGAGCGGTAGCGCCTGTCCTTGATGCTTGCTCGCCATCAGCACACGGTTGCCCTGGATGCCGTAGACGAAGGGCAACAGGTTTGACGTCGGTCCGTACTGGTCAGCAACGTGTTCGATCTGATGTGTCACCTTGTCCGCAGACACGCGCGACACCACCCCGTGCGCCATCGCATCGACCATCTTGCCGGGCTTCACGACTTCGCCGGGGAAGGCGATGACCGACGCAGCCATGTCGCCCGCCTTGAGGTAGGTCGGACGTCCCGTCTTCACGTCGATGACGGGGGCGTAGAGGTTGCCCTTGTCGTCACGGCGCGCGCCGATCGCTGCGCGTAGGTCGACACCGATCTTGAAGCTCTCAGGACTGCGCGCGGGGTCGAGGATGCCCAGGTGCGTCGGGTGAACATCGCGAGCCTCGAGCGGGATGGCGCGGTCGGATGCGATGGCTCCTTCGCCGAGCATTGTGACGCGCGACGCTTCGTCGAGCAGTTCCATTGGATTGATCTGCATCGGGACCGCGCTGAGGGAACTGCCTGTGAGCAGTCCATGCATCGAGCGCGTGAAGGGGCCCGCAGGCAACGCCTTCTTGATGTCGCCGTGGCTGGCGTCCAGTTTCCAGCCCAGCTTGGCTTTCATCGCGCGCGCCTCGAGCGCAACACGTTCCTTGACGAAGTCGTCCACCGAGTGGAACGTCTTGAACGCGAGCGAATCTCGGTCGTCGACGTCCGCAGCTGTCTTGTGTACGTCGAGCAGCTTCTTGGACGCAGCAAGGATGGCAGCGGGCGACGCCTTCTCGTAGGGGTACCCGAGCGTGTGGTGCGTGACCGCGGGGTCCATCGAGGTGTTGTCGAAGTACTCACGCAACACACGCGACTTCTCGTCCGTCGTTGTCGCGGTTTGCTTGGCTGGATGCACCAGCGTTTCGTACAGCTTGTCGACGTGCTTGTCGGGGTTCTTCCACGCGTCTCGATTCATCGACGCGATCTCGGGGCCCCAGTTCGTTGCGATGTCTTGGTGCGGGATACCGAGCGCACGCAAGACAGGGTGCAGTGGGATCTTCGATGTTGTGTGCGACGGTTGCATGTAAAGGAGCCCCTTCTCGGGGTCCATCGACATGCGAAAGTTCGCGCCCTTCGCTAGGTTGAACGTTGCCTCCAGTTCTTCATTGCCGCGCCGACGGATGTACGCACCCGGTTTGGTACGAATCTGGTTGGAGACTGAGTACTCCGTCCCATCGAGAATGAACGTGTGTCGAGGCGTGAAGTACGGCAACTGAAGAAGCGTGAAGTCTTTGGCGTGGTTGACGGTGCTGCCGCTTGCGTCCTTGACCGTCAGGTCTCCACGTACCCGCTCCGCGAGCGTCTTGCCCTCGAGCACCGCGTGTTTCTGTTCACGCGACGAGAACTCTTTGGGTTCGACACGGACGTTCGTCAGCTCGAGGGTGTGCTTGCCCGCCTTGAGCGGGAACGCTTGCTCGAGGCCTTCGACGACCTTCTTGCGGATCATCTCGCGACGCGTGGCCGCGTCTTCGAGAACGGGTCGTAGATTCGGCAGCATTTTGGTACAAGACTCCGTTAGGGCAGCCGTCGCGGTCGTTCGACAGGTTCAGCATCGCCCGCGTCTTGGTCGTTCGCCGGCGCCGGACGTGTTCGCGGCGTCAGGTAGACCAACGCCACCATGAAGTCGCCTTCCTTGGTGAACGTGCGGTCTTCGTAGCGCATTACAGCTTCGCCGCGCAGCACTTGGTTCATGACGTCTTCGTAGGCCTCGCGGTCTGCGGGAAGCGCGTAGACCTCGGAGTGCGCTTCGAAGTCCAGGTCAGGCCCGCCGCGGTTGACGCGCGGCTCGAACGCCGTCCTCCCTGGGCCGTTGCTGAACAGACTGCCGATGTCGTTGCTGACCTTCTGCGCGCGTTCGACGACGGCCGCGAAGTCTTCTGATTCTTGGGGCATGGTTTATCCTATCAACCTACCGCCGGAGGTCCAGCGGGGGGCGCACCGCCCGTACCACCAGACGGGTCGCCGCCCTGGCGCGACATCGCGATGGCCTGCTGATTCATCTGCGTGGTCTGGTCGTGCAGACGTTCCTTCACGACGGCGTACATCACCATGTCTTCGGTCTGCAACGCGTGCATCTGCGACTGGCGCGTGCCGGGGTCGAGGCCCATCAGCTGTTGAACAAGCTGGTCTGCCTGCGCGATGACAGCCTGCTGGTCGTACGACAACCCTTGCTGCCCCATCTGCGCTTGCGCGCGTGCGCGAGCGCCCAGATCGTTCTGGCGTTTCTGCATCTCGATCTGCAGCTCTTGCGCGACGCGCGCGTCGTCGAGCGCTTCCTGCATGCGCCACTTCCGCTCGTCGGAGGGGTCGATGTTGAACGTCTCGCCCATCGTTCGCTTGGAGATCCAGGGTCCTGTCGTTGGGTCTGCGCCGTTGAGCTGGAGGAGCAGCGCCTTCTGTTGCACGTCGTCGATGAAGCGGAAGGGCGCGAGCGTGACCACGACGGTGCCGCGTCCGAGTTGTTTGGCGGCCTTGTCCGTGACCCACTGCAGGAGGTCGTTGAGGTCACCCGTCTGATGGACGAGCTGGTTCTCGAGCACACGGAGCTGGATGCCTGAGCCCATCGCCGAGAAGCCGCCGTAGATGAACTCCTTGGGTAGCCCCATCGCCGCGATGATGTTGTCCTCGGCCGCCTGGACTTCGCCGAGCGTCATGAGCGCGCGGGCCTGACCGCCGAGGTGCGTGACCTCCGCAGGGACTGGCGACCACATGATGTGCAGCGGGTCGCGGCGCCACTTCTTGACGCTGCTCTTCATCTCGTCTGACCACTTCGCCAGCGAGATCGTCGTCATCGGGTCGGCGTTCGCCGTCGACTGCTTCGGCGAGATGATGCGCAGCGGGACGATGTAGTCGAGCGCGATCGCTTCGTTCGCCTTGCGGAGCACCGCTGCGTAGAAGAACAGCTTGATCGTCGACGCCAGCGGCGGAAAGCCCCACTGGGCCTCGATGCCCGCAGGTGCGTCCATGCGCATGTGGAAGACCTGACCCTCGGCGAACTTGAAGATCTTGTCTTCGCGGATCGCTTCCAAGAACTCCATCGGCATCGTGTCGATGAGGTGCTTGTTCCCCTTGGCGCAGCGTTCCTTAATCTCCTTGGGGATCGTGTAGTAGTACTCGCTGTGCCCGGTGATGGGGTTGTAGTCGATGTCCATCAACTTCGGGTCCCAGCGGATCACCGAGATGCGGTCCTTGCGCGTGATCTTGCGGTCGACGATGTTCTTCGCACCGACGTCGACGCGCGTCTTGCAGCCACTGCACTCGTAGTTGAAGGCCAGCTTCTTGAGTTTGAACTTGTAGGTGATCTGCTGGATGTTCGTCAGCGTCTGGCAACGCGGGCACTTCAGGAAGCGCACGAACGGCGAGTACATCGAGAAGAACGCGTTGCCGTAGACGAACTTGTCAACGGCCGCACGGATCAAGATGCGCTTGGTCTTGAGCGTCTTGTTGTGGAGGTCCTCGTAGTATTCCTTGAGCGCTTCGTTCTGCGTCTCGTAGACGATGTCCGTGACGGGGTACGTGCAGAACTTCTGCAGCGCCGCGTAGATCTGCGAGCTGTTGAAGTAGAGGTATTCGCAGAGGCGGAAGAGGTCCTTCAGCTTCCGGGGCGCGAACGCCGTGAGGAAGTCGAAGAGCGGGCTGCCGTGCGAAGACACGTTGTGCGTCGCGAGATCAGCGACCCCGGGGTCGAACATTCCATCAGCGGCCATGGTTTACCTCGCCAACATGTAACATCGTAACGTGATAGAAAGGCCAACACGTATGGGCAAAGCCCTGATGGATGTCCGTGTTGGGCGTGCAGGAAACGGGACCCCCGTGTTCCTGGTTCCTGGACAGAACCCGACGTTCGGACGCGTCTTCGGCGCGGTGTGGGACACGACACGCGCGCTGTGGATGTACCCCGCGTTCTTCCCCGCGGCCGACAAGGTGCTCGCAGACCTGCAGACCGTCGCCAGCGACGTCAACGTCGTCATCTCGGACGTCGCTAAACGGCACATCGATTCGCTTGCAGACGTTCGTCGTCGTGCCGAAGCGAAGGACCTGCCTGCTGATTTTGGGTTCGTCACAGAGCCGTACCAGCATCAGATCGAAGGGCTGTGCCACGTGTTCTACAACATGCGGGCGGCACTGTTCTACGACCCCGGTCTCGGCAAGTCGAAGATCGCGATCGATCTCCTTCGGCTGCTCCGTCACACCGGCGTCAGGTCCCAAGCGCTGGTGCTCGGGCCCCGCATCACCGTGCGGAACTGGGGACGTGAGATCGATCGTCACGCAGGCCGCCAACTGTCGTGGATCACCTTGACAGGCACCCCGAAACAGAAACGGGAAGCCCTCGAGCGCGCGGCCGCGGAGGGTACCGACATGGTTTTGTCGACGTACGACACTGCGAGAAGTTTAGTGGATTTGCTCGTAGAACGGCTGCCTTACAGCATTCTCGTCTGCGACGAGAGCCACAACGTGAAGACGTGGCAGTCCGAACGCACCAAAGCGACCTGGGAGATCGCCCAGAAGGCGGTCCGGCGCATCCTCATGACAGGGTCACCAACCGAGGGCAATCCGCTCCATCTGTACGGTCCCTACAAGATCTTGGGCGACTGCTTCATGCCCGAGAACTACTTCAAGTTCAAGAAGACCTTCGTCATCACGCGAGGCCCCAACTCTCCGATCGTAGTCGGTTACAAGAACCTCGACGTCATCAATGCCCGTACGACGTTCTTGTCGCTACGACGTACCAAAGAGGAGTGTCTTGACCTCCCCGAGCGCACCTTCGTAGACGTGGACTACGAGCTGTCGCCAGAGCAGGGCACGTCCTACAACCAGATCGTTACGACGATGGGCATCGACCCCGCGACGCTCAACATGCTCGTCACTGCGATGCGTACTGCCGGCGGTAACGCCCTGCCGATGCCGGCGACACTTCCTCCAGAGATGGAGATGCCGCACCGTGCAGCGGCGCTCACCAAGCTCTTGCAGATCACGTCAGGATTCCTCGTCAAGAACGAGAAGGACCTCCAGTTCTGTGACACCGCTGAACAAGGACAGCAGTGCCGTCATTTGCAGCGATGCATCGAGAACAAGATCCTGCCGCACACGCCTCGCTGTCATGTTGACCAGACGCCATGGCCTACGTCGCTTACACGGTTCGACGAGAACCCCAAGCTCGACGCGATCATGGAGCTGCTCACGAACATTCTCGAAGTTCCGAAGCACAAGGTCATCATCTGGTGCGCGTTCCATCCTGAGATGGACTTGATCACGGAGCGCCTGACGACCGCCGAGGTCAAACACGTGCGCGTCGACGGAAACGTCCGTGACCCGATGGTACTGGTCGATCAGTTCAATGACGACCCGGATACACGCGTCTACGTCGGACAGGTGACGACAGGTGTCGGGATTACGTTGAATGCTGCAGCGTACATGATCTATAGCTCGTTGCCGTATTCGCTCAATTCGTACAACCAGTGTTTGGATAGAAACTATCGCATCGGACAAGGCGAGAAGGTTACGGTGTACCGCATGCTCGGTCGGTCAACCTTGGAGGCGGCCGTCGCCTACCTGCTTGACCACAAGGTGGATGTCGACTCACTGCTCACGAACAAGATCGAATGCGCGATGTGTCTAAATAGCATCCGTTGTTTGGCAGAAGGAATCGAGCCATTCGAGACGGGATGTATCTACCCCAAGCGCGTTGATCGCCCCATCGTCAAGGCGTATGCGCTCCCGATGTTCCCTGGAGGTTCGCGATGAAGATCGTCGTTACGTATGAGGCCGCTGACATCACACGCCTGATTCGCCAAGACATGGCGAAGCAGGGCATCACGACCACCGACGGTGACGTCAAGTACGTCAAAGGCAAAGCCGTGGTTTCCGTCGAAGTGTCGAGCGACGATGTCCCGGCGCCGAGCCCTGTTCCGGCGCCCGCGGAAGAACACGTACGACCTGAAGTGCCCAAGACGGCGCCGCCCAAACTGGAAGCCCTCTCTGGAGGGAACGAACCGTTCGACATGGATGCGATCCATCGCGCCTCCGCGAAGGTCGCCGCCACCAACCCGGGGAAGTTCCCGGTGCCTGAACGTCAGCTCATGGAAGGGGAGTCGTTCGACTTCCCAGGAGACAAGCGATGACAACTGGAATGGAAGAGGTCGAAGCGTTTCTCGACCCCGATATCGAAGTGCCGCCGGACGTCGAACCCGAACTGATCGACATCTTGCCTCGCGGCTACCTCTCACCATCGCAAGTCGCGATGTTCCTCAAGTGTCCCAAGTCGTGGGAGCTGGCCTACCTGCAGCACAAGCCCCGCCGTACCGTCGCGCGTATGTTCCAAGGGATACAGGTCCACAACGCCGTCGAGAAGGTGCTCAAGGGGCGGCTCGAAACGGGCATCCTGCCGTCGCAGGAGATGGCGACGGACGCGTACTCCGACTCGTTCAACGAAACGAAGAAGCTCATCGAGGACTGGGAGGGTGAAGACGAAGGCGCGGTCAAGGACACCGGCGTGAAGTGCACCAAGGCGTACTACGACGAAGCCGCACCTGATGCGACGCCGATCGAAGTCGAAAAGACCTTCCACGCGGTGTTCCGTACGTCCGACGGCAAGATCAAGCTGCCGGTACTAGGACGCATCGATAGCATCCAGGTGCAGTCGCACACCGAACAGGAGTACCAGGACATCCGAGAAGCGCTCGCGTCGAAGACGCCGAAGAAGCCCAAGCGCGTACATGATCTGAAGGTGGTCACGGACAAGTGGTCCGAGAGCGACCTGGCCAATGACCTGCAGTTCGCAATCTACGCGGGCGTCGAGCACGTCCCTGATGTGCAGGTCGATCAGGTCGTCAAGGGGCGTGCGAAGGTGCCACGTCCTCGCTATGAAAAGCTGACGGGCGTCATCACGGACAAGATGGTCAAGCACGCCGAAGAGGTGGTCGTGGGCGTGGCGAAGTCCATCGCGTTGGGACACTTCCCGATGACCGATCCCTCCAACTGGTGGTGCGGTGAGAAGTGGTGCTCCATGTGGCGCCATTGCCGTGGCAAGTAGTGGACGCGTGAATCGCGTGCGTGCTACGAGAGGTTTATGACGCAAGCACACGCGAACCAGAAGCCCACCAACCTCGGCGCGCAAGCGGCCGCTGCTGCAACCACGGGCGGCACCGCCAAGCCGTCGGACGCCAAGACCGATGCCAAGACCGACGCCAAGCCGGCACCGACGCCGCGCAAGAAGGCTGCGGACATGACGCCGGCGGAGAAGGAAGCAGCCAAGGCAGAGCGTCTGGCGAAGGCCAAGAAGGTCTTCATCGTCGTGGGCACGGTCCACGAGTTCGACTCGGTCAACAAGGCCGAGAAGTTCCTCAACGCCGCGGACTCCCCTGCGGAGTACACCGCGATCCGCGGCCTCCGAATCGGCACCAGCAAGAAGGTCTCCCTGCGCTAGAGTAGCGACATGGAGAAATTTGGCGTTGACGTAGAGCCCGAAGCCACCAAGACTGCCGCCGCGAAGGCCCACCCGACATGCCCGTCTTGCGACCAACCGTTGCTGAAAAACGCCAACGTTCCAACATGCCCGCGATGCGGAACCAAACCGTTCGAGCCAAAGGAATGAGTCGTAAGCGCGGTAGTCGCAGTGGCGTCAGCGCGCGCGTCGCCAACGACGTAGCGGGCCGCCTGCGCGACATCCGCGCTGTCTGGTTCGCAGTTCAGAACGATCCCAACAAGACCATCTCGGACGTTGCGGCGGAGTTCTACTACGCCGTGGGCGAGATCTTGGAAGGGCGTACGCTTCGGTCGCTCTCGCTGCGCAACATCGACCGCGAGCGCGTTCTCGCGCACGCAGAGGAGTAGCTCCATGCGCATCGTAACGCCGGCACGTCTACGTGCCGTCGGTTTCCTATTGCTCGAAGTTGCCGGCGTCGTTCTGCTCATCGCAGACCGTGTAGGCAAGGACGAGACGCTTCGTACCTCGATCGCTGGGTTGATCAAGAAGGTACGGGCGTTGTGAGTACCGTGACGCTCGAAGACTTGGCGGACGTCGATACAGACGAGGTGTTCAACCTACGTCCACCGCTCAACATCGACCTGAGGCTGTCAGAACATCCGACGCCATCCGTCACCAAGAACCTCGCCAAGCTACAGAAGCTCGGCATTCTATCCGGCGACACCATCATGTCACTCGTTGGGCAAGCGCCCATCGACCCCATCAATCTGATGGGGACGTTGCTGCAACTTCAGCCTGAAGGCTGGGCGTTCTCAGCGATCGACTTTTCGATGGTACGTGTGCTCGCACGGAACCCGAAGAAATCCGTGACCGCCGCGTTGCGTGTTGACCTGATGGGTTCATCCATCTCAGGCCTCGCGCTCAACAAAGCTGGTCAGCTCACCATCTTCAAGACGCTCGAGATCGAACCAGGCCCCGACACCATGACCAACATCCAGGCACTGTGCGATGAGACCGTCGCCGCATCGGTGCGTGAGACCAAACCCTAGGAGACACCATGCAGGTTCAGAGGATCGACAACATGTTCAACTTCACGTTCGAGAAGTCCGCCGACGAGGTCATCGCTGCTGCCAAGAAGAAGGTGGTCGACGTTCGCAACAAGATCGAGGAGCGCGGCGTACGCATTCAGAAAATGCGTGCGGAACACAAGGTCACCGATGCCGTGCTCATCGACATCCAGAACCAGATGCGTGCGCAGGACAAGCGCGGCGTCGAGCGGATGTCGTACACGTCGAATGCGCAGACGAGCGCGGGTGGCGTCCAGGAGGAAGTGACCATCGGCGCCGGCGTCATCAACTTCTTGATCACCGAGCAGGATCACATGGACGGCGAGAAGGCGCAGGTCGAACGTCCCGAGACGATCATCCGCAACCTGCGCGACGTCACGGCGTACACGGCCAACGGCACGTCCTACGTGAACAAGTTCAAGGTCGGCTACGAAGAGCTGAAGTACCTTGGATTTTGATTAGAAATCCGTCATGATTTCTAGTCGTGCCTGTCTGTTCTGCCTGCAAACGTCCCAAGCGAAAGGATCAGTTCCACTTCGCCAACAAGGCGCGTGGCGAGCGGCACCGCAAATGTAAGACCTGCGCTTGCAAAACAGCGCATCAGTACTACCGAGACAATCGTGACGCTGTTTTAGTGACAGTCGCCCGACGAACTGTTCGTCGGAAACGTGAATGGCAGCAATGGATCGACGGTCTCAAGGACGCACCTTGTCTTGATTGCGGTGGGCGCTTTCCAAGCTACTGCATGGACTTCGACCACTGCAGAGGCGGAGCCAAGCGCTATTCAATCTCGGAACTGACGTCTAACCGTCTTTGGTCAAAGACACGCATCTTGACGGAAATCGCAAAGTGCGATCTCGTGTGTGCAAACTGCCATCGGATCCGTACACACAAACGACGCAAGACGCACAAGTATTAGAGGTACGCGTCTTCGGTCGAAAGGCCGACACGCGTCTTCAGCTCGTTGTGCAGGAGCTGCATGCCGTTGATCTTGATCTGCCGCACGCGTTCGGGGCACATGCCCATGATGGCGGCGATCTGCACGAGGTTGCGCGCGTCGTCCTTGACGCCGTAGTAGAGGTTCAACACCGTCTGCTCGCGTGGCGGTAGCCGATCGATTCCTTCACGCACGATGGCGCGGAGACGTTCGGCGCCGTAACACGATGTCGGCTCGGCATCGACCACGTCGGGTGTGTGGCGAGCTGCATCGATCGGCATGACGATCCCTTCAGGGAGTCCGGGGTCCATCGCCATGACCGACTTGCTCTCGGGGCCGTGTTCTTGAACAGCCGCTCGAAACTCCCGCGCCTGCCGGCGCTGTGCTTTCTGTCGGTGGGCAGGGACGTGGACGAGCGACGCGGTCGTGTAGTCCTGGTTCGACATCTCTTCGTAGATCCACCAGCCGGCGTACGTCAGGAAACGGATGTACGGCTTGCGTGCCCCGTCGAACTTGTCGGCGGCCTTGAGCAACCCGAGGTTGCCGGCGGCGATGAAGTCCTTGACGGCCTCGGGATCCTTGGTGCGCTTGTGCGCCATCTTCACGACGAAACGTAGATGGGTTTGCACGATGGCGTCGCGCGCCTTCACGTCCCCTTGCTGTTGCCAGCGACGGATCAGACGTTTTTCTTCCGCCGCGTCCTCTACGAGAGGGGTGCGTGCGATCTCCGAGTAGTACATCGAAGCGACACGCATCTGGGTTGCAACCATGGTTACGGACAACCTACCAAGCGTTGATCGACTGATCAAATAGTTACGCGTATGGCCACTACCTGTGGGGGCCTCGATCTCGTTTCGTACCCCAGGAATAGCGCCAAGATTTTTCGGATCACGATGCTTGCCAAACAAACATGCCGGTCACTAGAGTGGCCCTCCACCTTCACTGCATTCCAAAGGAAAGTGACATGACGAACGCGAACAACGGGACCTCTGACGACAAGCCGGCCGAAGCATCCAAGGCCTTGACTGTAAAGGCTTCTATGGGGGCGCAAGCAGCCCTTCTCGACCCGGCCGAACTCGAGGCTGCGGTCGCCAAGCGTCGCGATGCCCTCATCGCTCTGGCCGAGGATCAGAGCGTGCCCGAAGAGACGCGCCTGGCCATCAAGACGATCGCGGCGCTGGCCTCGCCCAACAAGCCGGGCATGGAGGAAATGGTCGCCGCATGGAAGGTGCCGCGCATCAACATCGTGCAGCCGACCACACAGTCCGAGGCCAAGCCCGAGGCCGCCAAGAACGGCGATCTCTACACCACGGCGGGACAGTTGTTGGAGCGCCCGTGGGGCGGCATCCCGGTCTACTTCTTCGAAGAGAACATCAACTTCCCGCAGCAGGGCAAGAACCCGGTGTGCCAGGCGCCCGACGCGAAGCTCGGCTCGCCGTTCGGTGAGTGCTTGAAGTGTCCGCACCTGCCGTTCGGAAAGCAGAACGGTGGTCGCGGCGATCAGCAGCGCACCGACTGCCAGAACAACATCGTCGCAGTGATGTTGACGGCGGACCTCAAGAACAACCCTGCGGTGTACATGGTCCAGTTCGGCAAGACGTCGCGCAAGGCGGGCTCGGCGCTGATGTCGCTCGCGGGCCAGCAGACGGCGGTCTGGCGTCAGAGCTACATGCTCTCGACCGAGAAGAAGACCGGCGACCTCGGCTTGTACTACGTGTACAAGGTCGAGCCGACTGGCAAGGACAACCCGGACCACGTGATGCGTCTCGCCGAGGCGCTCTATGGAATGTACGTCGCGGGGCGCAAGCTGTTCCTCGCTGACTGGTACGCGCGTCCGGCACGTGCGCCGATGGCGGCGGCCGAAGCCGAAGGCCAGTTCGCAGGTGGCGCGCTCGATGGCAGCCTCGCAGGTGACGGCGTCGAAGCGGATCTCAGCACGCCGGTCGCGCCTGCAGGCGGTGGTGGCACGACGCCGACGACGCCGGCGCCGGCCGGATCCTCGAAGGGCGCTCGTTCGTCGAACAAGCCGATGTAGCCCTAACGGGCAACGAGACCAAGGAAACGAATAGCCTCGGGATAGTTGATGCTGGGTAGCGCCCGGTACGGAACAAGCCAATTGGTCGGCGCCCGGAAACTTCGTGACCGTCGGAGAGACGACTGACAGCCGGAAAGACGGCACATTTTTTCAACCAAACAGAGGTGCTCGTGGCTGCTTCGTTCGAGATTTCCGCATTCGCCCGCAAGCACGCCCCCTGGTCCTACTCCAAGATGGAGCTGGCCGAGACGTGCCCTGCGCAGTTCCGGCACAAGCACATCGCCAAGACAACGGCGGCGCCTGCCCCGTCTGACACCAAGGTCGGCATCGTTGCACACGCGGTTCTCGAACACCGCGTCATGGGCAAGCCTTCAGGCATCGCCAAGAAGACTGCCGTCGAGAAGACGCCTCTGACGACTACGGAGCAGGAGATGCTCCACATGCTCGAAGAGAACATGGAGGACTTCCTCCGTCGCTTCGACAATTTCTGCAAAGCGCAGGGCGTCACGAAGGTGATGTGCGAAGCGGACTGGGGCTTCACCGACGACTACAAGCCGACGGGGTTCTTCGCCGAGAACGTGTTCTTCCGCGGCAAGCTCGACCTGGGGGCGCTCACACGCGACAACGATCTGTTCCTGATCGATCACAAGTCGGGCGAGGCCAAGCCTCTCGAGCGTGATCAGAAGAAGCGGCAGCAGCTGCAGGCGTATGGCGTGCTCGCGCTTCCCAACATGCCCGACATCGCGGGCGTGCGCGGCGGCATCCACTTCATGCAAGGCAACCCAGACGAGCGTCTGCAGTGGACGACGTACATCCCCGCTGAACGCATCCGCGCGCTCTACATGCCGTGGTTGTTCGGGCGCATCAACACATCGGCCGAGAACCTTGCCGAGCCGTTCGAAGCGCGCCCCGCGAAGTCGCTTATGAAGAAGAACAACAAGCCTGGCTGGCCGTGCGGCTGGTGTCAGTACCAAGACGTCTGTCCCGAGTTCAAGGAGAAGTTCGGTGGCTCGTAAGGCGAAGGGTCAGGACAACAAGGTCGCGTTCACGCGACTCAACCGTGTTTGGACCGACGTCCAGAACGGCGACTGGCTTTCGTGGCTCGCGGAGACGTGCCCCGAGTCGATGTTCACGCTCTCGGGACCGCACATCAAAGGCCGGTGTCCGTTCCACGATGACTCCACGGCATCGTTCATCGTCACGCCCTACAAGGGCATCGTGCGGTGCTTCGGTTGTCAGAAGCTCTTCTACAACCCGATCTATTTCATCGCGGCGCTGAACAACACGAGCGTCGCTGACGCGTTGACGTTCGCGAAGAAACGCTGGGGACTCTCCGCGGCGATCCCCAAGGAGCTGTTCGAGAAGGTTCGCGACCACGAGGTCTATCAGAAACACAAGACCACGCTGATGAAGTACTTCAGCGAGCTGCTCTTTCAGGCGCTGTCCGCGTTCGGTCGCGGCACCATCGTCGATGAACATCTGCACTGGGCGCTGCCGACCGTCACGTATTTGATGGACCGCAAGCTCGGAGAGAGCGCGCGCAACGAGCTGGTCGCAGAGAAGGATCAGCCGAACGGATCGTTCGATCAATTCGGTGTGTGGGTCACGGTCTGCAACCGCGAGCTGCTCGGCATCTTTCCGCCCATCGCGTTCGTACGCGAGCACTTCGGTGAGACGTCGGAGGAGTTCAAGTTCTTCAGGAGCTACTTCGGCAAGTACACCGATGGCCAAGCGTACATCGGCCATCTCGTGTTCCCGTTCGACGATACGCCGACGTCCATCTGCCGCTTCAAGCTGCGCGAGCCCGCCAAACCGGCCAAGAGCCAAGCGTGGGTCGAGGACAACTATGAAACGGAGATGGGCAACTTCCGTGGCTTCTACGGGCTGCGCTACTACCGCCCGTACCTCAGCTCGCAGGACCACGGGATGGACGGCCCCAAGGAGGGCTTCATCAGCTACCTGTCCGAGGGCGAGTTCGACGTGCTCTGCGCGATCGCACAGCAGATCCGGCGATCGTCGGATGACTACATCGCGCTCGCGCTCAGTGGTGGCGGCGCTCAGGCGGTCGATCGGTTGACGTCGTTTGGCGTTAGCCGTGCGTGGTTGGTGCCCGACCGCGATCGGGGTGGCGACGACTTCGTCAAGCACGTGCTCGAGGAGACGCGGTCCAAGACGCTCTCGTTCCGTGTGTTCCTGTGGCCCGACGAGTATGTGGACTGGCACGACCCGACGCGTCCTGACGCGCGCATCAAGGATCCGGACGACGCCATCCGCGAGATCGGGTATCCGCGTTGGGTTCGCTACGTCACGAACGAGAAGGGATACTCGGCTGCATCGGAGTGGTGCTACGACCAGGCGTCGGCCGAGATCTCGCGCAGCGGTACGACCGACGTTTCTGCAATCAACCAAGTGGCCAAGCGGTGGGGTGCTCTCCTACGTGATGAGCAGGTGTGCAGCTCGTACTGCACCGCCATCGCAACAGACCATGGATTGGATGCGGTCATCCTTCGACGCGACATCCTGGTCAAGGATGACAACGAAGAGGAGTTCATCAAACGCCTCTACATCTCGTTGCTCGAGAACTACCATCCCGTCGGCATTCAGAACGCGGAGGGGCGCAAGCGCATCTTGTCCCTCTGGAACAAGACGAGCCGAACCACGGACACCATCGTGCTCAACGATGAGCGTAGTGCCGAGACGTTCATCTCACGGCACTACGGTCCGATCTACGACTTCATCTCGAAGACGGTAGGTGACCCGCCCTTCATCGTAGGTAACGACGACGAAGAGACCGCCTTCAACATCACGATGAAGGCCAAGAAGTATCGCGAGTACCTGAACTACGCCCTGCTCAAGATGGCAAAGGACCTACCGTCAATGGACCACGCACCGATGAAGGCCCAAGGCATCCACATGATCGAGACCACGGAAGGCCGGATGCGGTCGTACATGGTCAACGGTCGAGACGTGTACAGCCTGATTCACGATGGTGCGAACTTCACGCCGACGCTGCTCGATGGTCCGCGTCACGAGGGCGTCATCTTCGACAACACCGGGCAGGCGTGGATCGACAGCGTCGGCGGCGTCGCGGACTTGAACGCGAAGGTCGACCTGGTCGAGCTGTACGTGCGCGTTCGGGACATGGTCGAGACGGGTTGGTCGTTCCGCTACCAGCAGCTCGACTGCACGTTCCTCGCGGCGTACGTGATGTGCCTCGCGGTGATGAACGTCTTCACACGCCAGACGGCCGTCATCCTCAACGCCGAACACGAGTCCGGCAAGAGCAAGTTCACCGCAGGCTTCGTTGGCGGGTCAGGGTCATCGCGCATCAACGTGGTGGCGCACGCCCTGACGATGCAGGGCTACACGGCTGCATCCATCCGTCAGCGTCACAACAACACGAGCCTGTGCTTGTGTCTGGAGGAGTTCGAGGACTACGGCGGCAACGACGCAAAGTCGATCGCCGTGCGTCGCGTCCTCGAGCTGTGTCGCGACCTCATCTCGGAAACGGCGGTCAACTGGTCCATCGGAACTACGACGGGCGAGAGCAGGACGTACCACCTGCGCTTCCCGTTGGTGGCGTGCGCCATTCGTCCGTTGCGCGACGCTGCGTCGCTCTCACGTTTCGTTCAGTTCGAGCTGGTGAAGGACGCGAGCCGCATCGACCCCGTGCTCGCCATCACCGGCAAGTTCGGTGACGACCTGATCAAGCAGACGCGACACGACATGGTGGTGGGGCTCCTGCCGCACATGCTCGCGCTGCGCACACACCAGGGCCTGGTCGAGCAGGAGTACGTTTCGGGCAACAAGCTGCCGCAGCATGCGTCGTCGCGTTTCCGCGAAGCGATGTTCCCTGTGCTGGCGATGCTGCGTTTGCTGAGCGACTTGGCGAAGGCGCGCGGCACGACGAACCCGATCCCGGACTACCGTACGTTCGCCTACGACTTCGCCGAATCCCGTCGCGAGCAGCTCGCGCGCCTCAAGACGACGTCGGAGAATGAGCAGATCTTCGAGACCATCCTGGGCTCGGCGATCCAGACCGCAACGGTCGGCACGCAGGACCAGATGTCCGGCATGACCACCATCCGCGTGATGCTCGGAGACCTGAACAAGCTCGACGACATCAACAAGACGAAGAAGGGCGTCTACCTCGATTCGAAGATGGAGTGGCTCGTCGTGAACTGGGTCGAAGCTTCGCAGGGCCTTCTGGCGCAGACGAAGTACCGCACCGAGACACCGACGTTCCTCAAGCAGGTGTCGGAGCGCTCCCCGCACTACATCAGCAACGAGCAGGTCAAGCACGCGCGCGTGCTCGAACGTCTTGTGGACGTGATGGGGCCATGTCAACCGATCGACCTGATTTCGGTGTTCTCGATCAAGCACCTGCTTGATGCGACACGCGCCCGTCGGGAAGAGGTGATGGCCAAGACGGCGACGCCCGCGGACAAGCCGGTCGAGATCGACAACGACAAACCCCAAATCAGCGGAAGCGGAACTGACGACGACGACATCGTCGTGTAGGGTATGTTTATGGAATCGACATCCTCAGACCTTGTACGCGCCTTAACACAGGCTTTGCACGCTCAAAACGACGCTCTGAAGGCGCTGAACCTACTGCCATACGGCATGCATCGGGACGATGACCACGTGTTCGACCCGTTGAATGATGTAGATGTTTCCTACGTGTTGTACAACGAAGGTGTTATGGATGCCTCAACAGGCAAACGTGTTATTCGACACGGTCCTTGGTTGGAGCGTTCGGTTAAGACCGGGCGCTTCAGTACAGACACCTCAACGCTTGCCGCGATTGTCGAGAAGACGGCGTGCCATGTAGCCGCTGCCATCTTGAACTATCGCATAACACATGCCGCGCTCATGGCAGCGCACAAGGCGACCGGTGGTTGAGAAGAAGGAGAGGGTCAAGCTGCCGGTCATTCCGGCCGACGACCCGTCGCTGCATCCAGACAACCAATCGCCGCGAAAGACCGGCATGGCGTGTATGGGCTGCGATCTGTTCGACAAGGGCCGTGTCGTTGGACAAGGCGCCTCAGGTCACGTCGACATCATGTTCGTGTCGGAGTCGCCATCGTCCTGGTCGGTCAACAACCAGGAGATGTTCTTCGGACGCGGCGGCCGCATCATCCGCAAGGTCTGGAAGGAGCTGAAGGACCTGGATGCAAAGACGGGTGGGCATCTCAAGATGCGCTACCTGTCGAAGTGGGATTCGTACGCGGTCCAGTGTCAGGTTGAAGAGGGCCGTGACCAGAACGCGACGGCGACGGCTGCAACGATTCAGCGTTGCTCGCACTACCTCCGTTCGTCCATCAGGAACAAGCAGCCCAAGATCATCGTGGCGTTCGGCGCGACGGCGCTCAAGTCCCTCGGGCACAAGGTCAGCGGGTTTATGGAAGCGCGCGGACGCCTGCTCGACGTCGACATCGACGGTCAGACCTTCAAGGTCCTGCCGACGTTCTCGACGAAGCACTTGGTGGCGAAGACAGGTCTCTACAACCTGTTCTACGCGGACTTCGTGCGTGCGGTGCGTGTGGCGGGGGGTGTTGACGAGATCGGCGCGAACGCGACGCTTGAAGAAGTCACCAAGGACTACCGCATCCCGACGACCGTCGCGGAAGTCAAAGACGTCTGCGACACGATCATCAACCACGTCGTCGAAGGCGCCAAGACTGCGTCGCAATGTGCGATCGCGGTGGACACCGAGACCAACACCGTCAACCCGCACAGGAAGGACGCGAAGGTCCTGTGCATCTCGTTCGCCTGGGACACGGGACGTTCGACCGCGATTCCGTTGTTCCATCGGGAAACGCCGTGGTCGCCCGAAGAGATGGAAGAGGTCATCGGCCACGTACAGCGCGTGCTCGAGTGCCCGAAGCCGAAGGTCTTCCACAACGCGAAGTTCGATCTCAAGTTCATCGAGTTGCGCCACGGCTGGCGCGTCAACAACGTCGCGTGGGACTCGCTGCTCGGCGAGCACCTTCTGCGCGAAGACATGACGGGTTCGTACGGCCTGAAGACGTTGGGCCGGAGCTACTTCCCCATGTTCGGCAACTACGCCGACAAGGTGCAGGAGATCGCGCAACAGCTCACGCCCGAAGAAGAAGGCGTGCGGACCGTGCTCATCAAGGCACGCAAGGGCAAGCCGAAGAAGGGCGTCGAGGGCATCGAAGACGGCTTGACCTTCGAGATGACCAAGAAGGAGCTGGAGGCGTACCTCTTCGGCACGAAGAAGGACCGCAAGAAGAAGGTGTTCGACGAGGGCTACGAACGCGTGCCCATCGACACGCTCTGCATCTACGCGGCTGTCGACACCGACCTGACGCGCCGTTTGTTGCGGCATCAGTTCGGGCGCATGCAACAGGAAGGCTTCCAACAACATGCGCGTGCCTTGATGGCGTCGCACTGCGTCCCGGCGTCGCGAGCGCTCGGGAAGATGGAGTTCGACGGCTTCCCGGTCGATCGACCGTATCTCGAGAAGCTTGAAGTCGACCTGGGCAAGATCGTCGACGAGAAGAAGAAGATCCTGAACAGCATGTGGGAGGGGTCGCACGAGTTCAACCCCAACTCGACTAACGACATCGCGTGGATCCTGTTCAACAACGGTGTGCTCAACCCGGTGACGGGCGAGCGCTCGCTGCGCAACGGGCCGTGGGTCGAGGTCAACAAGAAATCGCAGAAGTACAAGACCGACAAGAAGACGCTCAAGGCCATCGCAGAGAAGTTGAAGTGCCCCTTCGCGAAGGCGCTGCTCGAGTATCGCGGCGCTCACAAGGCTCTCACGGGGTTCGTTCACGACATCAAGGTGTTGTCGGAATACGACAACATCCTGCACTCGAGCTTCCACCTGCACGGCACATCGACGGGGCGCCTGTCTTCGTCGAACGTCAACATGCAGAACCAGCCCAAGAAGCTGGCCGGCGTGAACATCAAGAAGATCTTCATCCCGGATGACCCCGAGGAAGAGCTGATCTTCAACGTCGACTGGAAGGGTGCTGAGATTCGCGTCTTCACCGCGTACGCCCCCGACAAGCAGCTGATCGATGCACTCAACGGGGGACTCGACGTTCACAGCTGGTTCACGCAGGAGATCTTCGGAATCCCGTACGAGGAGGTCGAAGCGAAGAAGGACATCGACGACGAGATGTCCAAGACACGTACAACCGTGAAGCGTGTCGTGTTCGGCATCCTCTACGGCGCCATGGCCAAGAAGATCGCAGAGACCGCTGGCATCTCGGAAGAAGCGGCGCAGCAGGTCATCGACAAGCTGTTCGATCGCTTCCCGTCCCTGAAGAACTACATGGACGAGGTGGTCGCGCAGATCCACACGCGTGGCTTCGTCGAGACGTTGTTCGGTCGTCGCCGCCGGTTCCCGCTGCAGGCGGTCAACGGGTTCTTCCGCGGCCAGGCGGAACGTCGCGGCAAGAACATGAAGATCCAGTCGACGTCGTCGGACATCGTCGTGGCGCAGCTCATCGAGATCTTCGATCACATCGGCGAGCTGGGCGGGCGTCTGTGCATTACGGTGCACGACTCGATCGTGGGCACGGTCAAGAAGAAGTATCTGTCTCAGGTGCAGCCGTTCTTCGACCACTACTGCGTGGAGCGCGTCGGCCAGAAGTTCCCGTGGCTGCCCGTGGCGTTCGCGCACGATGTGAGCGTCGGTCCGAACTACGGTGAGACCATCGCGCTGGCGGACTACATCAAGAAGAACCCGATCAAGGAGCTGACGCCCGACCAGGAGTTCTTCCAGGAGCTGGACGAGGAGTCCTTGAACGAGCTGCGCGATGATGAAGAAGAAGCACGCGAGCGCGAAGCCCTTGCTGCCGTAGCAACGGGTACCTCGTGAACAAGATACGCGGACGTTGTCACGGTCCTGATCGCCTGGTGCATCTCTTTCACCCTACGTACGGAGAGTGGGAAGATGCGCTCGGCGGAGACTACGCGTTCGTCACAGGCTGTGGGCGTGGGTTCAACGAAGACGACGAAGAAACGTACCAACCTACCGACGATCTCGTCACCTGTTTACGGTGTATCGGTTCACCGTTTACTGAATAAACCTGTTAGAAATCCAAGAGACCCTTTGTTATAAGCTACAGCTGAGGACCATCAATGCCACCGCGCCCTGCCATGAAGGATTGCAACCTCTTCTTCTTCGACTGCGAGACAGGAGGGTTGAACCCTGCTGTCGCGGACATGGTCGAAGTGGCCTGTATCGTCACGGACCCGTCAGGACAGAACGTCCTCGACGAGTATTGTGCGAAGGTCTTTCCAAAGAAGCCGGTCGATCCTGGGGCAGCGCGGGTGAACGGCTACACGATGGAGAAGTGGGCCGCGGAAGCCATCGAGCTGGACATCGCGATGGTCAAGCTCCTGGGCATGGGACGTGACGCTGTGTTCGTTGCGCACAACACGCCCTTCGACTGGGGCTTCTTCGAGATGGCGATGGCCCAGCGCAGCCAGCGTTGGATCGGCGACTACCACAAGATCGACACTGTCGCGTTGGCCACGCCACTTCTCAAGGCGGGACACGTCGCGAACGTCAAGCTCGTGACGCTGACGGAGCACTTCGGGATCGAGCACGAGGCACATCGCGCGATGGGAGATGCTCGTGCATGCCGTGATGTCTATCTCCGGTTGATGGAGATGTACTCGTCGGTATTCGCCGACACCGTGCACTGACGCTACAAGAACTTCAGGCTCTGCGTCAGCAGCATCCAGGCGAACCAGCCGAAGATCTGCGCGTGCAAACAATCGTCGGGCATGGTCGGCGAGTGTCGCCAGACCTTTCGCCCCTGCAAGGTGACCTCTTCGTAGACGTTCAGGATGTCACTGATGGCGGGCTGCGCGTGCATCAGCTTGGGGTAGACCGCCTGCTTGTGAATCAAGAACCGAGCGTAGTTGTCGATGAGCGTCGTACGGTCGACATGATAGACCATCGCAGCCGGGTTCCAGTCGAACGGCTTGGACAGCGCCATGTAGCGAATGGCGACGACGCGGTGGTCTCCCAAGCGGGCACGTAGGTACGAGTTGCCGATGGCACCTTCGCCGGCGTCGCCGACGAGCATGTTGACACCCCATGCGTTGCACAGCTCGACGATCTCGTCGATCCAACCGATGGCGTGGCCGTTGGGGAAGATCTTGTAGAAGAGCGTCTTCAAGCGCCCGTCGGCCATCTGGCCCCAGATGTGGAGCACCGTCCGGCTCTTGAAGAGGCCCTCGCTGCCTTTGATCTCGGCACCGCCACCGGACCAGTCGACGCCGGCAACGACGCGAGCGATGCCCTCTTTCGACAACGGCAACGGCAGGCGCGTCATCTCGTGGTTCTCGTCGCAGAGAGCCTCGAGAATCTCCTTGGTCAGGAGACGCGCACCTGTCGACGTGCTGACGCCGATGCACTCGTTCAGGAACTTGGCCTCGCCGTAGAGTGGCGAGTCCATCTTGTAGAGGAGCTTCCCCCAACGTTCGACGGCGGCCTCGTGACCGGGCGAGCCGAGGGGCCACGACGCAGGCACGTTCGTGGGCATGATGGCCTGGCTGACGTGGAAGCCCTTGATGCCGGCGGCCTTGTCCTTGGCCATGTCGATCCACTGGCCCTTGCGTGGGTCGAGACACTTTCCACAGCTCAGGCAGATCGGTCCGTTCTTGCCGAGCGCCTTTGTGCTAACGATGAACGTCCACTTGCTGCAACCCTCGCAGCGCATGCACCATTCGGTCTGCGACGACTGCGACCACAAGAACTCGATGGTGTTTTCCATCGTCTTGGGCGTGCCGGCGTACGCCGAGTACTGGTAGTTCGAGTTGGCCATGCACTCCTCGATGACCGGGATGACGGCCTCGTAGAGGATGTCCTGAACCTCGTCGAAGCAGCAGCGGTCAGCCGAGTAACCACGAGCGCGGTCAGGGTCATCGAGGGCGTACGTGAACGCCATCTCGGACCCGTTCGTGAGCATGCGCAGAAGGACGTTGTCGATCGATTCGGGACCGACGAAACCGCGACGAAGATCAGGGCTGTACGCGAGGATCTTCGCGACGCGGGTATGCGAGAACTTGCGCGTCTGCTCCTGCGACGGAGAGACGTAGTACGACTTGAAGGGCGCCGTGGCGATGGCCTCGGCGATCATGAAGGCCGCCAGCGTGGTCGACTTGGTGACCTGCCGTCCCGTCTTCAAGAGAAGGCGGGGGTACTTACCGTCGTACACTGCACCGAACATCGGGTAGTCCACCAACGACAAAGGCTTGCCGTCGACGTAGAACAACCCCTGCGCGATGGTTGAACGATAAACCTCTTCCGACATATCAACGGGAACCTAGGAGAATGAGATGAGCACTGCTGACACCAAGACCGTCGTCGAAGATACCTTCGCGTCGAAGCTCGGCATCGAGATGGTCACGCCCCGCGTCTTCGAAGAGCTGATCGAGCTGAACGCGGGCACGCGCAACGTGGTGTGTGCAATCGGTCCGTCCGGCATCGGTAAGACTGCGATTCCGACACAGGTTGCGAAGCGACGCAACAACGGAAAGGGCGTGCCCTACGTGCCGCTGCACATGCCGACCGCGACACAGGAGGGGTTCTTCATCCCGACCACGGCGAGCGACACGAAGCTGTACTTCGATCAACGCGTGCCCCGCCTGTTCCAGCCGCTCATCGAGTGGGCCGAGCAGATGGAGAAGAAGTACAAGGGCAAGGTCCCCAAGGACATGTGTCCGATCCTCTCCATCGAGGAGCTGAATCGTGCCGTCGACAAGTCGGTCACGCGTGCCGCGTTCGTGCTCATCGGCGACCGCATGATCGGTGACATCAAGCTGCACGACTGCATCCAGATCGTCGTGACGATGAATCCGTCCGGTGGTGGGATGAACGTCAACGAGTTCGAGCGTGACCCGGCGATGCGTCGTCGGCTTCTGCCCGTCGGCGTGGCGTACAACTACGGCGACTTCATGAAGCACGCCACCACGGCTGGTTTCCACGAGAACGTCGTCGGACATCTCGGCGCGCAACCGAGCCACGGCTACGACGACCAAGCCGCGCTCGCGGGCAAGGCGTTCGCGTGCCCGGCGACGTGGGAAACGGTGTCCCGGCTCTGTGTTCAGTTCGAAGACGCGGAGATCCCGCTGAACAGCACGACGGGACGTGCTGCCATCGCAGGCGCCATCGGCACCGCGTCGGCGACGGCGTTCCTCGAGTTCGTGCGTGACAACACGCTCGTCGTCACGCCGGACGATGTCCTGACCAACTACGGGCCCGACTCCGAGACGCGCAAGCGTTTCAAGAAGTACCTCCCCAAGGAGGGTGAGGGACGGTTGGACAAGGTGACCGAGCTGTCGATGGGCTTGGCCACGCGCATCTTCGCGGACCTCTCGAAGAAGCCCGAGCAGCTCACCAAGCAGCTCTCGCTCTTTGTCAGCGATCTGCCCGAGGAGATCCTGATGTCGTTCATCCAGAAGCTGACCGACGAGTCCAACCGTCTGGGCAACGACGCGAAGAACTTCCTGCAGAACCTCAACCAGAAGCTGGCGGGTGAGCCTGTCTTCGTCGATGGTCTGAAGCGTCTGCACCAAGCGAAGATCGCGGCGCAGAAGGAGTCGTCGAACCCGACATGAGGTCATGCGACCCGGGCCAGGTCCCGTTCGGCGCGTGCTCGGCGCTCGCAGACGTGCAGCTCGACGGCGGCCAACCGTGCGATCTGAACGTCGACGGGCGCTTCTTGAAGCGTGAGCTTCTCGAGGCCGTTCTTGTCGACCTTCGCCCAGCGCTCCTTGACCTCGTCGGTGAGATGGTCGTGGTGGCGAATGCGGTCGAGCGCGTTCTGCGCGAAGTCGAGCTGTTCAGGCGCGAGAACGAAACCTGCACGGTTCAGAATGACACCGGCGTAGGCGCGCGGCTCGCTGCCGACTTCCCACGATGCATCGTTCGCATCGCGGATGATCCATGCCGCCTCGACGACAGCCCAAGCGAGTCGCGCCGGCGACGCCTCTTCGAGAATGTCGGGGTTGCACGGATGTCCGTCGAACGCGATGGCCGTCTTCTCGAAGACGATGGCGTCCCAGTAGAACGAGGGCACCAAACGCAGAGCGACGCCTGCCATGACCTTGATGCGGTTCTCCACGGGGAGGTCGACATCTTGGTGCTGCAGTTCGAGCCAGATCGACTCAGGCTCCCACGCAAGGAAGTCGCCGAGCAGGCGATGCACGGCTTTCATCAGGACGACCGCAGAGGTGTCTGGATTTCGAAGAAGGTCTTTGCTCACGCAAGACCTCTACCGCATCTGCGCCGACAACATGCGCTGCATGTCGACGGGCAAGGTCTCGAGCACCTGCGCGAGACGCATCGGGTCCATGTGGCCGGTAGCGTCGGACGCTTCGCGGACGATGTCGGAGCCGAGGATGTCGGAGTAGAACGTCGAGGGGTACGACGCGACGCGTTCGATCGGCATGAAGCGACCGGCGAGTGTGACGCCCTGACCCGCGACCTTGTTCGAGTTGAACACCGTCATCAGCGGGTCGGGCAGCTTGCGGTCGTAGTAGCGGTCGAGACCGGCCAGCGTGTCCATCTCGCCGATCGCTTCGGCGAGCTTGATCTGTTGCGCGCGGTCGCGCATTTCGGCAGGCAGTTTCTTCGCTGCGTTGGCGAGCTTCTGGTAGCCGTCCTTGTGTTCGATGGGCGCAGCTTCGCGCCGGGCTTCGAGCCAGTCGACCAGGGGCTGTCGCTCGGTGACGGTCATGCCCGCCATCTTGCGGATCTCGTCGCGCACGCCGACACCGAAGAACGCGGCCTTCTCGACAAGACGTCGGCTCGCCAGAGCGCGATGCGGGATCGAGAGCTTCTGTCCTTCGGTGCGCAGCTTCTCTTCTGCTTCCTTGACGTGTCCCGCTTCGGTGACGCGAAGACGGCGGATGTCGGGGAGCAGAAAGTGGTCCGCGGGCTCGGGCGCCGCAGCAACCTTCGTTCGAGCAAAGAGGCTGTCGTCGATGCCGTAGACCTCACACGCTTCCTTGATGACGCGTGTCGCGTGCGCAGGGAAGTTCGGGATGCCTTCGCTGTAGATGCGAGAGAGCATCGCGTGCTCACGCGAATGGATGGGGAAGGCGCGCTTCTCCGACCATGCGAATGCCGTGTTCGGGAGCTTGTCGTACTCCTCACGGTTCACATCAATGTCCTGGATCGCCGCAGCGAGCTTGGGACGATCAGAAACACGGCGCACGAGATGCGCCATCACCGGGTCAGAAAACTGGTCCACAACGGCCATGCAGGAATTATAGGGGAAACATGAAGCTCAAACTCTCGGAGTTCTTCATCTATCTGATCCAAAAGAAGAGCTTCTACGGGCGCCTGGCCTCCAGCCTGGAGCGCGTGGCTCGGCCGGGGATGGGGACCCTCGCCGTGGGCATCCGGGAGGGCCGGGCCGTGCTGTTCTACGACCCCGAGTTCATCGGGGCGCTCCCTTTCAAGTCAGCGTCGTTCGCGCTCGAACACGAGCTGCTGCACCTGATGCTCGACCACATCCCGCGGTACCTCGAACTGCTGGCGTTGTGTCCGACCGAGCTGGACCGCGCGAAGGCAGCCAAGGTCTTCAACATCGCGATGGACTGCGCCATCAACACGATGCTGCGAAAACATGAAGGGTTCGACGAGATCGAGCAGTTCATGAAGGACCGGATCAAGGCGCAGTATCCGGACGCTGAGGACAGCCCACGTAACGGCATGTGTCTGCCTGAGAAGTGGGACCTTCCGTTGGAAGGCTCGTTCGAGTTCTACCAGTGGTCGCTGATGCGCAAGGTGAAGGTCATCGACCTCTCCAAGCTCCTCGGCGGAACGGACCACTCCATGTGGACCGACGGGGAGAAAGGCGAAGAGAACCCCGAGCAGACGTGTCCGGGCGACGGACAAGGTGACGGGCAGGGCAACGACGGAAAGGGCGATCAGGACCCCAAGGGGATGGTCTTCGGGGGTTCGACGTTCAAGGACATGACGTCCGACGAACTGCTCTCGCAAGCGCACCGCATTCGTGAACAGCTCAAGCAGACGATGCGTTCTGTCGTGCGGTCGATGGGCGGTATCGGACGTGGAACGTTGCCGGGTGGACTCGAGGAGTGGCTGGAAGCGTATCTGGCCGACCCCATCGTTCCGTGGTGGGAGATCTTCTCGACGCGCGCGAAGATGTCGCGGACGTCGAAGCACCGGCGCAGTGTTGCACAGCCCAACCGCATGCTCCTCGCGCTCGCCGAAGAGGACGTCTGCATCATCCCGACGCCTGGGCGTGTTCGTGACAAGGCGTGGCGGGTGTTTCTCTACGTCGATACGTCGGGGTCGATGTCCTCAGAGTCCCTGGAGATCGTCAAGAGCGAGCTGCAGCACATGCTCGCTGTCGACGAGAACATGGAGATTCGCTACATGCAGGGCGACGCAGCTACGCACATGGATGTGGTCCTGCACTCTGGTGACGAGATTCCCAAGGAGGTCGTGGGACGCGGCGGCACCGACTTCGACGCGTACTTCATCCACATGAGCCAGTACGTGAAGGACGACGCAAAGTCGCCTGACATCGTCGTGGTCTACACCGACGGCTATGCACCCTCGGTCGACAAGAAGAATCGACTGCCACAGGAAATCCCGGTTCTGTGGTTGGTCACACCCCATCACAGCGAACACTTTCACGAAGGGTACGGCGAGATCATCGTCTGCGATCCGTCACATAACGACCGCTACAAGGGTTGATACGTGAACTGGGTGGATGACAAAGGCGTCGTTCACCACGGTATCGGTATGACACGTATCGAAGGTCATCCGCGCGTGGGAAGAACACGCAAGACACACAAAGTAGTGACGTGCCTATGGTGCGTCCAATCCCCGTTTCAAAAGCCAAGAAGGATGAGAAGGATAAGAAGATGATCCACCACAGCGAGAAGGACTACGACGTCGCCCTCGGTGAAGCCACTGCAGGCTTCAAGGCCAAGCTCGAGGAGATGATCCACAAGACGCAGGGCAGCGCGATGAACGTCATCAACAAGGTGATTCGCGAGACGCCCAACGACCGCATCGCCGATTCAACGACGCTGACGTTCGCAACCGACGGCAACGACGCCAAGGCCATCGTCATGGGCCTGCGCAACCGCAAGGCGAAGCACTTCTTCGAGGAGAGCTTGCACAAGAACGCACTCGATCAGGTCTGCGAGCGCGCGGGCATTCCGGGAACGTACGTCAACCGGCTACTCGAGCGTCCGAAGTACGGACGCGAGTTGATCGTCGAGAATCTGACGCGCATCTACAAGGAGGAGGAGAACAAGAAGCTCCTCATCCGTTCGGTCGGTTCCGAGGTCCGCGGTGTGCTCTCGAACTCGTTCAAGCGCATGGACTCGGGTCCCATCATCGAGGCGTTCGCGAAGTCGTGCGAGCAGATCGGCGCCGTTCCCGTGGAAGGCATCGGTGGCGATCTTCGCTGGGCAGTGAAGGCGATCCTGCCGATGGTGTTCCAGCCGGCGACCAAGCGCGGCATGGAAGAGGTTCTGGCGTTCGGGCTTCAGCTCTCGAATTCCGATTTCGGCAAGGGCGTGCTCGGACTCAACGCGTTCTGTACGCGTCTGGTCTGCACGAACACCGCGACGCTCGAACAGGTCATGCGACAGATCCACCTCGGCAAGCGTCTGTCCGACGACATGGAATTCTCCGAGAAGACCTACAAGCTCGACACCGACACGCAAGTCTCGGCCATCCAGGACATGGTCAAGCAGGTGCTGGCGCCCGACAAGGTGAACGCCCTCGTCGGTCGTATCGGTGAAGCGCTCGAGGCGCGCATCGATCCGAAGCAGGCGTGGCAAGAGCTGCCCAAGATGGGTCTGCTCAAGGGTGAGATCGACAAGGTCAAGGAGCTGTTCATGGACGGCGATGTCGAGATGTTGCCGTCGGGGATGACGCAGGCGCGCCTGTCGAACGCGGTGAGCTGGTTCGCCAAGAGCGCTCCGACGCCCGAGCGCCGTCTCGAGCTGGAGGAGATCGCCGGCGAGTTGTTGCTGCCGAAGGTGAAGGAGAAGGCCGCAGCTTGATACGAGCCCTCTGCCGGAGTCCTTCGGGACGATGAAGGCTTGGGCTCGGATGCCGCGCGCGACTTTGCGGACGTAACCCCCTCGAGCGCGCTGTAGAGGGGGATGTGTTTTTTTGGATCAGCCTGGCACGTACGGGATCGACGTCGGGTCGAAGTCCGGACACACCGCTAGCACTGCAGCGAGCGCCGTCGCCGTCAAAGCGTTTGCCGCAGTGAGCGCCTGCGCTTGCGTGATTTGATCCGACTGTGCCGTTGCGAGCGCAGTGGAGGACACAGTCACGTCGTTCGTTCGTGCGGCGCTGTAAGCCGTTGCATCCGTTACCGCCGTGTTGGCGTCGGCGATGTAACCCGGCATCGCAGCTTGTTGCGATGTTGCCGTCGTGAGGGCCGCCTGGAACGCCGCGATACCTACCCCCGCGGGGTTCGCGCCTGCGAAGACATTGCCAGCGGTGAGCAGTACACCGAACTGCGTGACGACAGACGTGAACTCGTTCTTGACGAGCGTCGTGTCTGTAACGAGCAGAGACGCGCCCGTGAGAAGGCTGGTCTTGTAGATGTAGTCAGCCTGTGCGCGTGTCAGTACTGCATCTGCTTCGGTCTTGACCTGGAGCTGTGTGTACCCTGCTTGCTTGGCAGCAGCGTACGCGTTGATCAATGCCTCTTTCTGTGAGGCATCGACGAACGGCATGATGTACGACGCCGGTGTGGGGTCCGGCGCATTGAAGTTCGTACGGAAGTCGATCCAGCCTTCAATCAGGGCATTGACGCGATCTCGGAAGGCTTGCGCAGCGTCGTTGCCGGTCTCGAGCGTCTCGTAGATGTTCGTGGACGAGTTCGCCAGGTACTCGATGCCATCAGCTCCGGGGGCCGCAATCCCAGGGTCGCGCCCGATCGGAATCGTGGTCAGGTCCGCAATGTTTGCGACCCGTGCCAACTTGTCCTGGTCCGGGTCGAGCACATCCACGACGCTCAACACGAAAACGTTGAGGTGTGGAAGCTCGTTCGGGATGATCGCGGAGATCATGCGGCTGGTGACGAAGAAGGATTCGTTCCCGCCGGGAACTAGCTCGACGTGCCGTTCTTGTTCGAAAACCGCCACGTCAGGCTCCCTGCACCACGACGGTGCGATCGATGACCAGTGCGCCGTTCTGTACGTTCAGCTCGTCCGCCAGAGATTGCAGCCTCCGGATGGAATCGGCTAAGTCCGCATTCATTGCACCCACGGTGTCCCATGTCCGGATGAGGCGTGGCAAGCGGTAGAACGCAGCACCAGTGACCTCCGCCAGTTCTGCACTTTCAGGCCACTGAGACATGTCAGCAGCGGTTGCGTAGTGGCTGTATTCTCGAGTGATCGTCTTGTAGACGTAAGTGGCCGTGCTCGCGTCTGTTGCAGCGACGACTTCGTTGGTCACCTCGTAGGCGGGACCGTCAACAATCGCGGTAACTTGGTGAAGCGTGAAGGTGACCAAGAGATCTCCGTTTTTCTTCGTTACGGGGGCGGGTGGAGCTTGCCAAGTATCGCCTCGAAATTATAGGGTGACACCCTCGCGCCGTACCATGACGTTCCTGGGGATTGATCAATCGTTGATGGGGACCGGCCTGAGCGTCCTTTCGGACGTGGGCGTGTTGGTGGCATCCGCGCGCATCGATACGGACGAGCTTCGCGACGGTGAGCGGCTCCTCTTCATCAAGAAAGCAGTTGCACTGCACCTGGGTCCTGTGGAGTTTGCAGCGCTCGAGGGCTACTCCTACAATTCTACGGGGCACGTGTTCGAGCTTGGTGAGATCGGCGGTGTACTGAAGACGCTGCTTGTCGAAAGCAGCGTTCCGTACGTCTCCGTTCCGCCGATCTTGCTCAAGAAATTCGCGACAGGCACGACCCATGCGGACAAGGACAAGATGTTGGGGGCGGCCTTGGCGCAAGGCCACGACTTCGGCGACGATGACAACCAAGCCGACGCATTTTTTTTGGCCCGTATCGCCCTGGCGTATGCGAAGAACACCGCAAAGCACCGCTGCGAGATGGAAGTGATTCACACGCTACGCAATCCGAAGGACAAGAAGCCCAAGCGTCGCGTACGCCGCTTGATCAAAAACGCTGTCTGACAACTGAAGGAGCCTGACCGTGCAATCTGCCGACGCCCCGTTCAACTTTCCCGTCGTACAACCCGTCACTGTTCGCAAGCGTGACGGACGCACCACGCAGCCCTTCGACGTCGGAAAGATCGAGAGCGCCGTACGCAAGGCATGGGTCGAGGCAGAAGGCTCCGTCGACGAGGAGGCGCTCCACTGTGTAGCAACGTTCGTTTCTGCGACGCTTCATTCGGACGTCACCGACGTCGAGCAGATCCAAGACGTCGTCGAAGTCGCGCTCATGCGCGCGAACCAGTTCAAGGTCGCCAAGGCGTACATCATCTATCGCCAGAAGCGGACCGAGGCGCGCGCTGTCCGTCAGCAACCGGATGCCTCGGCTGTCAGCGACTACATCCACGCCAGCAAGTACGCACGCTACGTCCCCGAGATGCAGCGCCGCGAGGTCTACGAAGAGACCGTCGCACGCGAGGAAGGCATGCACCTGCGTCGCTTCGCACACATCCCGGAGCTACTTCCTCTCATCACACGTGCGCACGATCTGGTGCGTGAGAAGAAGGTTCTGCCGTCGATGCGTTCGATGCAGTTCGGCGGTACGGCCATCGAAGCCAACCACAACCGCATCTACAATTGCTCGGCGACACTGATCGACCGCCCTCGTGCGTTCGCCGAAGCGATGTTCCTGCTCCTGTCAGGCTGCGGTGTCGGATACTCCGTGCAGATCGAGCACGTCGAGAAGCTGCCCGCGCTCGTCGACGTCGATGAGAAGAAGGTCGTCCACCACGTCATCGACGACACCATCGAAGGTTGGGCGAACGCGCTCGACGCGCTCATCAACAGCTACATCGGCGGCTACTACGTCGAGTTCGCGTTCAACAAGATCCGAGGGGCGGGTGCTCCGCTCAAGACGTCAGGTGGGCGTGCACCAGGTCACCAGAAGCTGAAGCTCGCGCTCGAACGTGTCCGCAAGGTCCTGCACAGCGCGCAAGGACGCCAGCTACGCCCCATCGAATGCCACCGCATCCTGTGCCATGCGGCGGACGCGGTGCTCTCGGGGGGCATCCGTCGCAGCGCGATGATCTGCTTGTTCTCGATCGAGGACAGCGAGTTGATGCACATCAAGGCGGATCGCGACTGGTACGACAAGGAGCCGTGGCTCGCCAACGCCAACAACTCCGTCGTGCTCAAGCGTGACGAGGTGAAGGAGAAGCACTTCAAACGCATCTTCGGGATGACGAAGAACTTCGGCGAGCCCGGCGTCTTGTTTGTCAGCGACTACAATCACGTCACCAACCCCTGCGTGCCGCCCGGCACGCGCATCCTCACGCGTGAGGGGTACGTCGCCATCGAGACCTGCGTTAACCGGCCGACCGTCGTTTGGAATGGTCTCGAGTGGCGTACCGTCACACCGCACGTCACCGGACATGACCAACCCATCGTTCGTGTGCACCTGTCCGACGGGACGTCACTGGACTGCACCGACTACCACGAGTGGTGTGTGGCCGCGGGGAAGTGGTCTCGAGACCACACCGAGGAACGTGTGCGTGCGATCGATCTCGAAGAGGGCGACACCTTGATGCGTTACGACATGCCCCTCGTCGAAAACGGCGTTGACATGCCGTACGCTTATTCGCATGGGTTCTGGTGCGCTGACGGAACCGTCGAGGACGCTGGTCGCAAGACCGCAATGTGTTACGGCATCAAACGGGGCCTGATCGCACGTATGGAGCACGGCGGCGCGGTGGAACGGATCTCTGACGATACGGAGCGCGGACGCTCGCGTGTGGTCTTCACCTCGAACATGCCAGACAAGTTCGTCGTGCCCCACAATACGTCGATCCAATCGCGCCTCGACTGGGTCGCGGGGCTCTTGGACGGTGATGGTTCCGTAGTCAAGAATCCGAAAAGCGTCGGATTGCAGCTCTCTAGCGTGAACGTACCGTTCCTCCGCGAGGTTCGTTTACTGCTCACCACGCTCGGCGTACAGGCGAAGATCGCCGAGATGCATGAAGGCGGGATGCGCCTCCTCCCAGACGGCCGAGGCGGCAAGGCCGAGTACCTTACACAACCGAGCTTCCGTCTTCTCATCAACGCGACCGACACACACCGTTTGGTGCGTGCAGGTCTGCGTACAAGCCGCCTCGACCTCTCGGCGGCTGAAACTCTGCCACAACGGGATGCCCGCCGCTTCGTTACTGTTACGGCCGTCGAACGCCTGGCGCCTGCGCCTGTTGTCTATTGCTTCACGGAAGAGAGTAACCACACCGGGACGTTCGAAGGCATTGTGACGGGGCAGTGCGCGGAGATCGGTCTCGACCCGCTTCTCGTCCACGAGGACGGCACCACGTCGACGGGCTGGGCGATGTGCAACCTCTGCGAGATCAACGCTGCGAAGCTCACCTCGTTCGAGGATTTTTCGGAGGCGGCATGGGCGGCGACGCTCATCGGTACGATGCAGGCCACGTACACGGACATGCCGTACCTCGGCAAGGTCACCGAAGCGATCGTCCGTCGTGATGCTCTTCTCGGTATCGGCATGACAGGCATGCAGGACGCTCCGCACATCGCGTGTCACCCCGACTACCAACGCGTCGTCGCGGGCAAGGTCGTCGACTGGAACCGCGAGTACGCGGCGCTTCTTGGCATCAACCAGGCTGCGCGCACCACCTGCGTAAAGCCGTCAGGCACGACGTCACTCGAGCTGGGCAACGTCGGCTCTGGCATTCACCCGCACCACGCCCGTCGCTACATCCGCCGTGTCACCGCCGACGAGCTGGAGGTCGTGTTCCAGGCGTTCAAGACGGCGAACCCGCACATGTGCGTGAAGAAGCCGGACGGCAAGTGGGTCATCGAGTTCCCTGTCGAGGCGCCCGAAGGTGCGGTCCTCAAGGAGGACCTGACTGCCGAGCAGTTCATGGAGATGGTGCGTTCGACCCAGCAGAACTGGGTAGTGCCCGGCGCGACCCGTCCCAGCCATGCGCCCGGCCTCTCTCACAACGTGTCGAACACGATCACGGTCCGTTCAACGGAATGGGCCGAGGTTGCCGACTACCTCTGGAAGCACCGCGACAACTTCACAGGCGTTTCGCTTCTTTCGGACACTGGAGACATGGTCTACGCGTTCGCGCCGTTCGAAGCGGTCAAGACGGAAGCGCAGGAGCGTCGCTGGAACGAGTTGATCGTGGGCTACACGCCCATCGATTACCTCTCGGTCTTCGAGGCCGAAGACGGCACGAACCTGACGGGCGAAGCAGCATGCGCCAACGGCGCGTGCGAGTGGCGCCCGTAACTGTTGGTGTGATAAACATACGGGATGCACAACTGCAGCAATTGCAACGCCCCGTTCGACGCTGATCAAGAGGGTCTCGTCCTCCACCACAAGCACACGGTCGCCACTGCGATCTGTGACGCGTGCATGACCAACGGTCGTCTCATCAAGCTCGTGGTTCGTCGCGGCGACATCGGCGGCTTCACGTACGAGCAGTTCTCTGTCATCGAGACCGTCGGCGGCATGTCGTCCAAGCGCGCAGGATGACCGCGCGCGTCGACCACAAGCTCGGGCTCACGCCGATGTTGAAACGACGCGCGTTCCACTACCTACAACGTGGTGTAGGTCGCTACGAGAGCGATCATCCAGCCTACGACGCCGTCGTCGTGCGTCCGCTCTACGACTGGCAGACGCCGATGGACGACACGATCCCGAGCCAGGGTGGCTTAGTGGTCGAGTTCCACAAGGACGGCAAGCGTGTGCGCTGGGTTGAGTTCGGCTGCCGTGTGATTGGCGGCGGCGGGCAGCCGATCGTTCGCGAGGTCTAGGTGCCCTGTTGCCCGAACACCGTGAAGTAGATGTACGGGTTCAGGAAGTTCGCGGACAGGTCGACTTCGACGTTGAACAGGTCGTTCGCACGGATCGTGAAGTCTGCGGCTGTTTGCACTGCGATGTACGGAATACACACGGAGTCCGCGTTCAGCTTGATGTTCGAAAGCTGGATGGAGTAGGCCGCCGAGTTCATATTGTTCGCGATATCGACGCGCACCGCACCATTGACTGTGTAGGACCCGTTTACACGTACAGCTTGTGTGACGTTGAAACCGTCAACGACTGTCACACCGCCACCGAAGATCAGCTGCAGCTGTCCCCAACATTTCGGGATGTTCTTCGAGCGCAGCAGGTTGGTGCTGCCTGCCGCCGATGACGGGTTCGTTTGTACGCCCGACGAGAATCCGAAGTCCAGGATGCCGGACGCGGCGCCCAGGCGCAGGGTGTTACCGCTCGCGTCTACGAGTCCAACGCCATCAGTCGAGTTGACAGGGCCGACAGACCCTGCAGACGGAAAACCCGCGACAGGGCCACCACCTGCAGCGATGCGCAGAAAGCGGACGAACGACTGGTCGCCACCGGCACCGTCGGCTGAAGCGTACTGCCAACCCAACGAGTCCGCAGTGATGTCGTCCTGCGTCCACATACCTGCTGCGTTGTCGTAGAACGCGTTCATCGTGACCATGTAGCCAAGGAAGCCACTGATCGTTGTGATGTACGTTCGAATCGTCTCGCGCGCTGTTCCCGTATCGACTCGATCCAGGAGCGTGGCCTTGGCCGGAACCGCGGTGAGGATGCGACGAGCGGTATCGGCGTGAGCGTTGGAAACGCCGAGTCCCGTACCCGCCAGAACCGACGTCTGGAAGTCTTGGATCGCAGAGAAGATGTTCTGCGCAGAGAACGTGTTGATGCCCGAAACAGCGTTGTTCCGGTTGAGCTTCAGCCAGTTGGTAGCCAGCGCAATGATCTGCGTTGCGAGCGTGCCTGCGGCGATCTCGCCTGCGTTGACAATGGAGCCCTGGATCTTGCCCGTGCCCGTCGCACCTGCGAGGTCCGAGACGATCTTGTCGAGCTGTCCTTCGACCGTCGTTGCGGGGTTCGTCGTTCCGTCGGCCCAGTTGCCGCCGCCACCGTACGCGACGTCGGACGCGAGAGACGCGCTCAGCGGCGCTGCCACGCTGCCTGGTTGGATCTCGGTTCCCGTCGCGAACACGAGCTTGTTGTTGACGACCTTGCAGATGGGCAGGGCGTTGACGAGGTTCTCGGGGTGGACGCGGCTGTTGAAGAACGCGGCCGCCGGGATCGCCGTGTTCGTGTTCTCAGGCAGCGTCTGTCGACGCCCGCTCGTGGTCGCCGTGTCTGTGACCATCGGGAAGTTGACGCACAGCGTGTCGCCTTCGGCGAGGGCCTGCGTCGGGTTGCTCACGAAGAAGCTGGCGAGGTTCGCCGGCGTGATGGTGTGTCCCTCGCCGTCATAGTTCCCCGAGACGAACTGCTTGGCTTGCGTCGTCAGGAGGAGATCGGTACCGAGGGCGCCGCCCTCGAGTACCGCCGTGACGAGCAACGCCGTGTCGCCGATCGTCGTCGGCGCGAGCAGGTTGAGCGCAGCGATCGTTGCGCTGAGGTTTGTCGTCGGCGCTGCGATGATCTTGATCGTGCGCTGGTAGCCGCTCTCGACGTCGAGCACACACGAGAACACCGCGCCTGGCGTCACCTGCACACTGATCTGGTCACCGGCCGCGTAGCTCCGACGTTGGCTGGTCACCAAGATCGAGTCCATGCTGTCGCTGGCGCGCTTGAGATGAAGTGTGCCGTACGCAGATGCAATCGGAGGCACCGGCGGCGCCTGGTTGAAGCCCGGCGTGAGCATCGGCAGGATGTAGAGACTGTTGGTGACGACCGGAATGCCGTCTGCCGCTGCGGTCGTACTGCCTGCCCATGTGATCTGACCAGGGCCCGCGATGATCAGATTGCGGTCTGCGTCGCGCAGGTAGAGGCTGTCCGTCTCGACGTTGCGTACGGCTTCGGTGCGCTGTCGAAGCCCTTCCGACGGACGCTGCAGAACTGTTTGTTCGAGCGTCTCGCCGTTGAGGATGGGCTGAATCGACGTGGCGGTGTTCTCGCCGGTGTCGTTGGCGGTGTTGTTCGAGAAGTCGACGAACTGCTTGACGGGGCCGGGCATGTGAACCTCTTGGTCTCAGGGAACGGCAGTGAAAGCGATCGTCCAGGAGTAGTCGACGACGATGGCCGGAGTTTTCGGGATGTCGGGATAGACCTGGCGGGCGAACAGTCGCGTAGCGCCGGCAGCGACACCCGGCGTGTTGCTCGCGGACGGCGCTCCGACGGAAATACCCGGGTCACCGGACGTGAACAATCCGGCTTCACGAAGAGTCGAGCCGTTCGCGTCGCCCGTGTCGAGCGTCGCGATGAACTTGATCTCTCCAGGAGCGCCGGTGACCTTGCCGACGTCGCCGATCACCTTGCCGATGACGAACGCGCCGAGGTTCGTGTCGGAACGCGCGGCAGCGGTGTTCGAACTGCCCATGCGCATCGAGTAGATCTGCCCGAACCCAGGCGCCGGGTCAGTGGCGCGCTGTGCGATCAGCTCGACCAAGATGTCCGCTGCGAGGTAGGTGATCTTGTTACGGATCGTGATCCGTTTCCGCACCTTCCGCGTGTGTGCGTCGCGGATGACCATACTGATGGTCCCCATCATTGGAAGGCCTTCGCTCTTGCGTAGAGTTTTGCGCATGGTTCCGCGTAATTATAGGGTTATGGGTGGGCGTACACGATGAGCGCGCGTTCCACCAGTCCGAGGTCGCGCGGAGCAGTCAGCGGCGTTGTAACACCGTCCCAACCTGCGGCGGAAGGATCGAATGCGCCCGTGATGAGCGCGGGATCGACACCGTTCACGAGCAACGGCATGTCGCCGGCGCCGATGGGCGCGTCCACCAGGTTGCCGATGTTGAGTTGGGTGTACGTAACGTTGACGGTGGTGAGCGTCCAAGCAGACAGGCGTGTGATCGTCCGGTTCGCATAGTCGACGGTGTAGTCGACGTTCTCGACGAGCGAAACGCCAGCAACGTCTCCGTCCAATCGAACAAGCACGAGGCGTCCAACACGCGGCAAGATAGGCGCGTTTGCGAGGAGCACTGGAACAAACGGGACTGCGAATATGGTCAACGCGGTGAACGTCTCGTACTTGAAGTAGTCCCCTGCGTTCCAGATACCGCCACCAACGACAGGTGTGCTGTCTGTGAAGAGGACCTTGTCAGGACCGTAGACACGTGACCCAACCAAACGATGGAACAGAATGTCTGCTTCATCGATTTCGACTTCGTCCAGGAACTCGGTGGTAGGCGTCGTAAAGACGTACGTATGTGAAGGCTTGGCGGACAGGACCAGTTCATTGAGGTCCTTCAATGACTGGGCGAAGTCGGATCCCAGCGATGCGGACAAAGCTGTAGCGCTGAACTTCACCGAGAACGTGTGGTACTTGAGGTACCGATCCATCAACACGAACGCCATACGGTGGCGATAGATCCGCGTGGGTAGTGGCGAGAGCACGATACCTGTCTCATCAGCCCCTACGTAGAGCCCCGGGTCGCCGACTTGCGGGTCATCCGCGGCCGCAATGACGTTCTCGATGTAGAACGGACTGGCGAGACGCCGGAACACCGGCGGGACGACACCGTTCACCGGCGTGAAGAGTTGCTCGGGGATCGTCGCGCCGTACCACCAGCTCGGCGACTCGACGTAGTCGGTCACCGTCACCGCGACGGTGAGTGGCTCGAACGACAGGAGCGAAAGCCCTGGCACGAGGTCGGGACGGAATGGCGTTCCCTTGGGATAGGAGTACGTCACGGTCTGTCCGGATGACGGACGTGTCGTCAAGACGCGATCGACGATCGAATCTGACAAGTCGATGCCTTGGAAGATCTCGCCGTCATCCCGCACGACCGGCAGGTTCAGAACCACGTTGAGGGCACTCTCGATCCGCTCGAGAACCGGGCCGAGGATGTAGAGCTGGAAGATGCCTTGGAGGAACGCACGGTACACCTCCGTGCTATTTTCCTGTCGCCCGATGAGCGCGCCGAAGTTGTTCGCGAGTGTGCGGCGGTCCACGAACGTGTCTGGCGTCCACGCAGCGATCTGCAGAACCCGTGTGGTCGTTGTCGACGAGATGATCTTTCCCGTGATCGACTTCCGCGGCGAGACGCCCGCGGACGGGTAGATCTCCCTTTTCCAGGTGTAGTTGATGCCGTACGGGCCTGGCAAGTTCTGCCATGCCGTGAGTTGGTAGATGATGCCGTGCTCGTAGTTGACCCGGTAGTCGATGCCCTCGACGACATCCGCGCCAAGCGGATTCTTGGCGAAGACGCGTACCGACCCCTGGTCGATGCGTGTGTGTGCGAGCGTGGCCTCCGACAAGACGAGCGTGAAGGACTCCGCGATGACCTCTGCGTCGAACGGAACGCGTAGAACGACAAAAATGATCCCGGTCTCTGGTGCTGAGAGCGCTGAATCAGGAGACGTGAACAACGCAGGGTCACGCACCACGTTGATGATGTGGTCTTCTCGGCGACGTTGCGTTCCGTCTGTTCCGACGTCAAGGATTCGCAGCGTGTCGCCCTTCTTGACGTCGGTAAAGGAGGTCCACAGCGGAATCAGTGTATCCGCAAAACTACCTCCGACAGAAACATCGATGGAACGACGTGCGTAACCATCCAACGGGATGCCATCACCTGCAACGTTGGTGGGGTCCACCTTGAAGTAGACAACCCGTTCCGAGAGGTTGTAATCGCGGTGCTCTTCCAGTGAAGCAGTGGGCTCGACCACGCGATTGTCGATCGATACGAACGTGACTACAGGGTCAGGCAGTGCGAAGGACCAGCGGTTGTCAGCGACGACGTCACCCTCGACAAAAGCAACCTCATCTTCGCGAATCGCGAGCATGTGGTAGTACTCACGGTCGAGCGCGACGGCGTCCTTGAGTGCGACGCCGAGCACTGTGGACATATAGTCCAGGTACGCTTGTCCGATAAGGATGGCCGAGCCTTGGTAGAGCGCGTAGAGCTGGTCTGCGTCTGCAAAGAAACGCTGCCAGAAGTCCGAGAGCCCCTGGAGAAGGTTGAACGGATAGCCAATCGTAGGCATTAGGTACCTTCAGCCTGTACAACAATGTCGATGGCGTTGGCAACGTAACGAAGCGTCCGCGGCGTCACGCCGAGCCCGTCCAGTTGGAGCGCGGGGCCGTCGATCTGTTTGGAAGGCTCGACGTTGACCACGTCGACCGTCTGGTACGACATCACATCGCCCGTCGGGGCACGCAGCGCGTAGAAGATCGTCAAGATGGGCTGCCCTGATGCCAGCGGTACGATGTTGGCGATCGTGGGGTAGGTGTTCTTGACCAACTGAATGATCGAGGACACGTCGATCGAGGCTGCGGAGGCGTCGAACGCGTTGATGTAGTCGGCAACCGTTTGCGCGACGGCGAAGTTGTCGAGCACGGTCGTCGCCGTCGACGACAGGACGTACGTGATCGTCATACTGACGACGACCGGATGATGTCCTCGCGGCAGCTGATAGGCTGCGCTGACGCGTTCACGACGGTCGCGCACGAAGCTGTCGATCGAGGCGAACGATGCCAACGTACGATATCGCACGCGCAACTGGTATCCGTCGAAGCGCGCCTGATTGGTATCCGTTCCGACGATCACGTCCATCCACTGGGCCGCGCTCTGCGCGTACAACGGACTGTGGACGACCGTCTGGAACTGCAGGCCTTGTGTTGGCGTCTGTGCTTCGGACGGTGTCGTATTGACCTGGTTGGGGAAGTGCACAAACCCGTCGAGCGTCGACTTGAAGGCGCTCTCGGCAGGCGCGGGATTCAGGATGGCCACGTCGAGAATGTCCATGACGGGGCCGCCGGGAAGCGTGATGCGCCCCGACGTCGCCGTGCTGCGCGACGTGAGTCCTGTGGTCAACGGAACACCTCCGATGTCCGCGAGCACGTCGTTGTACGTCGGTCCGATACGTCCGATGACGTAGTTGACCGTCGTGATAGGGGACGCTTCGTCGGTTGCGACAGGGAAGGGCGCCCGTTCGCTTATGATGAGCTGCAAGCCGTCATTCTCGATCACGAGGAATTCGGCGGGCGTAACTGGAAGCCCCGCAGTGACGCGAATGATGTCACCCGGAAGTACCGCGGCAAAGCTCACGGAGCCATCGCGAAAGATCGTCGCAACACCGTCCGGACGCGCGAAGAGCGTGTTCACTGCACCCGTGAACGACGTCTCGACCAGCCCCGTTCGAAGGTAGATGTCGACAGCACCGCCGACATGGAACTTCAGGTTGGGCGCGATCGTCGGGACGATGTCACGCTGCATCTCGAGGTCACCCATCCCGATGACCAAGATGCTTTCGATTCCATCGAACGTATCGTTGAGCGTCGCCTCGATCGAACGGCTGTTGATGAGGTTGCGTACCGAGATCGCCGTGGGCGCGCGTGCGAGAATCGCGTCGACCGTTTCGGGGCCCGCTCCGCCAGAAAAGGTGATCGTGCTCTCGATGTGCGAGATGTACGGATTGAACCGATCGAATGATGCGAAGAGGCCCGGCGCGATGTTGTAGGTTTCACCGGTCGCGATGGCCACCAGCGGAATCTGGAACTCGTAGTCGACGATGGACCCGTCGGCCTCCACGATCGGCACCAGCTCTGTCTTGGGGATGAACAACGTGTCCGAGCTATCCACCACGAAGATCAGCCCCTGGCTGTACGTGAACTGGATCGTGATCGGAATGAAGACGTCCACCTGTTGCGACGCGTGACCGATCGCGAAACCGCGTGCGTATCCGCCGCCCTTGGGCGTCACGAAGAAGTTCGACAGGATCGCAGTGACAGCGTCTTGAAGCGCCGTCGTGTCTCCGCGCGTCGCGGCCTGCACACTGATGAGCGACTGCATCTGGCGGATCTGTGCCGCGTCTGCTTTCAAGAAGGCGAACACCGCGGCAAGTGCTTGCACGGTGAGGTCGCGTAACGCCGTACCCTTGCTGAAATCGCCGTCCGGGACTTGGTCGGTGAGGTACTGCTCGAGGAAATCGGCCGCGGACGCGACATCTGTCTGGTTGATCGTGATGGCGACGGTCATTGGCGTACCTCGAGCGTGGGAAGCACAATCTGAAGCTGTTGACCGGACACGTTGGTGATGAAGATCTGCGCCGAGAACCCGGGTCCCGACGGAACCTCAATGTAGTCGGTCACCGACGCAGACGCGAGACGTTCATCGTCAGGGATCGCCGCCTTTCCTGACTGCCAACCTTGGATGGCGGTAACCGTCTTCCCGACGGCGATGTCGAGGACTTCACGCGCATCGTTGAGGACGATGTTCGTGCCGATCAAGTTCGTCAGGTTGGTGCCGTACGTAACGTCGGTCGGGTCTGTACCCACTGGGGTCAGCAGGTACTTCGCGAACATGTTCACCAGTTTCTGCAGGCCGCGTACGGCCAGTGACCGTGTTTGTCCGAACGAATAGAACCCCATCCCAGTGTACTGGGCGGCCGGCACGATCTGGATGTTCACGTCAAACGGCATTTACGTTACCTTTCCATCCGACCATGTGCCCACTGAGAAGTCGAACGTCATAGGGGTCGCGACTACAGGAGCTTGCCCTTTGAATGCGGAGGCTACTGTATAAAGGCTTGTGCGGTGGACATCTACGGTTTGCGCGACGTTGTTCGCGTGCTGTGCTTGTCCATTTTTGATGTCCGCAACGCCTTTGTTTTGAAGCGTATTGGCGCGGTTCAACCCATTCAGCGCGTTGGCCACCGCCCCTGACGCTCGCTGTAACCCTACAGACTCGAGGATCGGCAAGATAATGTCTGCCGCTTGACTCGAGTTCGTTGAGTCTCGATGGTTCGGCCAGTAGTTCGGCACCATCGCGGTTGGACGAACAAGCACACGCAGACCGCCTGACGTAAACGCGACCTGGAGATGGAGATGTGTGCCCTTGTGGAACCAGTTGTAATAACCACCCGTGCCGCCCACCTCGCCGATCTCATCTCCTTCTTGCACTTTCTGACCGTACGCAACAAATGTACGGTTCATATGAAAGTACTCAGTCTGGTACCCCTGAAAATCACCATCATGACGAATAGTCACGAACATGCCGCCGAACCCGATGTTGTTGGCGACCTTCGACGCGACTTCCTCGCCTTTGGCGTTGTACATGATCTCCTTGGCGTCATCTCCGTAGATGCCAGGGACCTGAACGCCGCCACTCTTGGACTGGAAGCCAACGAAACGAACAGTGCCGCTGGCCATCGCAAACAGTTTCTCGCCGCGTGGCGCCGTGAAATCGAGCCCCAGATGCCGCGCAGCAGAATTGACCTGTTTGTTATACCCCGTTGACCGAGGGTCTCCCCAACCACTCGCAACGACGCGTTCACGGTTGGGCCCCTTCGCATAGGTGCCACTCATCGCAAGTGGAGACCCAAACAGTCGCTTGAGCGGCACTGGAACTGTTTCGAAGAACCGTTTCTTGGTGACGGGGTCGTATTCAGGTGCAGGTATCGTCTGGTTCGCGTCGGACGTGACCTTTGCGCGCTGAGACGCCGCAGCGCGTGCCGCGCGTGCGCCTAGTTCATCGAAGGGCTGTTCAGCAGGGCGGACTGGGTCGCGATCCGAGGGATCGTCATTTGCCATGGACCTTCTCCACGTGCTCGATCAGCTTCGCCTTGGCGTAGCTGTACTGTCCCTGCGTCATGTTGAGCTTCTTCTGAATCTCGGTGTTCGAGAGTTGCGTGGCGCCGCCGTAGCCTGTCAGGTGTTCGAAGATCGCTTTCTGCTGGGGAGCCAATCCGTGGTGGATGAAGTCGACGACGTGGTCTTGCTTGTCGGCGTCGTAGAGCCCGGCATCGCCCGTTTCGAACAAGCCGCCTGACTCGAGCAGTTCCTTGCGCCCGATCGACTTGCGGTACTCCTCGACACGATGAACCGGCCAACCGAGATGATCGGAAAGCTCGTCAGTTGTAGGCGCGCGTCCGTGCGCGTCCGCGAGGTCCGAGTGCGCCACGTTGTAGCTGTGGTAGAGCAGCATCTTGTTCTCGGGAAGCCGCGCGACGTTCTGGTTCGCGTAGCTCAAGCGAGACATGCGTTGCAGCTGGTTGACCACGTGCGTGCCGAGCGCTGCGCCCTTGTTCGGGTCGTAGCTGTGGAACGCTTCCATCGCGAGACGCTTGCCTTCCGTCTCGAGAAGCGGACGCGCGAGCGTCCCCGACCACTTGTTGACCTCGCGATGGATGAGCGGTGAGACCTGCCCCAGGAGCGCGCTCGCATGCGCGTCTGTGGGCTTGTCCTTCCACGTCTTCCACGCATCCATGTCGGACTGTTGCCGTCCGGTTGCTGCGAGCTTGGTGATGGCGGACAACGCGTTCATGTGCGGGGTGCCAGTTTGGTTTGGACGTTGGTCTTGTAGGCGAGCAGTGCTTCATCCCAGTTGGCGCGCGTCTGTGGAAAGTTGTCCGCAGTGAGACCCGGTGCCGTAAGACCTGCGAGCCCGTCGGCGCCTGTCGGTGGAAAGAAGTCGGCTGGCGGCGACGTGAACGAGCGGATGCGGTCGAAGTAACGTGCGCCGACGCTGCGCGCGTGGCCGAAGGCCGGGATCTGCCCTTCGCCCGCCGAGTTGTAGAAGATGATGTATTCGTCGAGCGAGCAGATGGGGCGCCAGTTGTACCGCAACGCGGCGTCCCGGCTTTCGAACAATTGTGACGCCGCGGACGCCGGTACCAAGGTGCGTGTGTCGGTGAGGTTGTGCTCGACACGCGTGGTTCCGGTTGTACCGGCGTTGTTGGCCGTCCCTTGCACGATTTGGAGCGCTTGGTTGATGCGAAGGTCGAGTGATGTCAGCTGCGTCTTTAGAAATCCGATCTGAACGTTGAGACTCGCGATGTTGGCGGTCAGCTGTGCGCGTGCAGCGGTTTGAACGGTCGAGACAAAGTCGTTGGGGTCCTCGCTCGTAGTATCGCTGGCAGCATCGAGTGGCTTGATCGCAGCGAGCGAACGTGTGGCGCCGAGCAGCTCGGACTGCCGGCTCATGAGGGTTGCGCTCGTCGTATTCCGCAACGGCGTCAGGTCCGCGATGGTCTTGGCCGCAGCGACGTTCGCGTCTTGCGATTCCACATCGGGACCGTCGACGAAGATGGGATCGGGTGCTCCGTTGGGAATAGGGGATTCGTACGCCAAGATCTTTCGGAAATCGAAAGCCGCGTCCTTACCGAAAAGCGGCTGGGCTCCGTAGAACAGCTTCTGGTAGTACTCCTCCGCCTGCAGGAAGGACTGTGTGATCTTGCTGATGTCGCGCACGGGTTCTTGGGGCGCCGTTCCGCGCGCTGTTGCATCGTTGCGCGAGAACTCGTCCGCCAGCAGTTCGAACATCTCTTGGAACTGACGTCCGTACATGTACGAAAGCGTCGTGCCGCGTTGACCGCTATGGTCCATTCGATGTTGGACCGTCGTGATGTAGACGACAAGGTCAACACGTGATGCGCGTTGGTCGAATAATACACCGGGGAACCCTGGAACTACGTACGGGTTCCAAACAACATTCGCTGACCCCGTACGCTTGGCGTAACGCTCACGGAAGTACTCGAACTTCGCATACAGGTGATAGACGTCTTCGTTGCCTGCCGTGATCTCGTTGAGCTGCGTAGCTGTCGCGTTGGAAACGACGGGGGCCGGAGGTGCTGTCGGAGACGTTGATGCGTCGGGCGGCGTTGCAGGCGCAGTCGTCGCGGGTGGCGACGGTAGCGCGCTCTTGTCGCTTTGCGAAATCGTGATTCCCGTCGCGCCCGGAAGCACGGCGCCGGCTGCAGTCGCGTTGTTGAGCGCTTTTTTCTGGAGACCGTTCGCGGTCTTCAACGCTTCGAAGTAGAACTCTTCCCAGTCCCTGGGCGCGTGTCCCAACGACAACTTCACCTGCGGCAAGATCGAGGCGGCGTACGCAGGTAGGTTGTGTCCGCGAAACTTGGTCAGCCGCCACATATCTGCTTCGGACCACGAGATGCCGACCGACTTGGCGAGCGTGTCGGCGATCCCGCGCTTCACCATGATGTACTCGAGCCCGCATGTGATCGAGGTCGTGTCTGCTTGTACGAACGTCGGTTTGTCGACGATCAATGCGGGGTCCACGCCATTGGGAAAACTCTTCGTACGGAGCTTCGCGCACTCCTCGGGCAAAAGTTGGAAGTAGCCCTTGGCGTGGTCTCCGTCAGTCGAATACCGCCGGCCGCCCGTTTCAATGTTGACCCAGGCGAGTGCGAACTCCGCCGGAACGCGTGTTCCACGTGCCGCGGTTGTGACTCGGTCACGAAGTTGTTCAGTGCCTGGCCAGTAGACGCGTGTGCCGTTCGGACCGATGACGCCGTTCTCGCTCTGCGTGATCATCGGCCCATTGCCCGACGGTCCGGTGGTCGGACGGGGCGGTGTTGGCGGTGGAATCGCGCCTGTCTGTGTGGGCGCAGCCACAGGAGCGGCTACGGAGTTGTCCGACGTGCCGGTCGTGTTGTTCGGCGTCGCAGTCTGCGCGGTGCTCTTGCCCTTCAGCTCTGACTGCTTGAGGAAGAAGAGCCACGGTGGAACCTTGCGACGGTCCATCACTGGGCCCTTGAAGAACTCCTCGGGGTAGAGGAGGAAGTTCTTGCCGTTGAACTTCGGATGGTCTTTGTCGCGCTCCTTGCTGCGCAGGTCTGCTGCCGGTGGATACGCGACGGCGAGCGCGTTCATGATCGTCTCATTGAGTCCGCCCTTGGGGATCTTGAGCGTCGTCGTCAACGTCTCGTCGTTGAAGTACATCCGCGTCGGCTGCGTGACGTAGTTCTCGTCGTAGGCGATGTTGAGCACCTGCGAAGGGAACATGACGTTGCACGACGGCGGGATGCTGAAGAGCATCTGCGGCTTGGGGAAGTAGTTCCCCATGCGCTTGGGCTTCAACTTCCGCTCGGCCGTCCCTTGCGAGGTGACCCAAGAACCGAACGAGTCCACCAAACGGTGTTCGCGGAAGTCCGTCGACTGTACCAACCCGCTCGCGAGATCAACGGTGACCAACGGCATGCCAGGGATCATCGCGACCTCCATGAGCATGGTTTGGTAGACCATCTGGATCATGTCCCAGATCGAGCCTGCGTTCTGTAGGTTCGGGATCAGGTCCTTGATGATGACGTCGACCGCCGTGACGTTTTGCGTCGCCTGCAGCACAGGGAAGACGTTCGAGTTTTCGACCTCGTCGAAGAACGGCGACGCGATGAAGCGGTTCTGGAAGTTGGTGATGCGGGCCCAGCGTGTGAAGAAGTTCGCCGCTGGCACCGTGCGGATGTTCGTCGGGATGACCGCGTCCATCATTCCGCGCACGGTGTTGTAGAGAAAGTCGAAGGGCCGCTTGATGTCTGCGCCCGCCTGTCCTTGCCCAGGCAGAAGTCCTTGTTTGAAGAGCGCGAAGGGGTAGACGAGATTGCTCGAGGCGTTGGGGATGGTGGTCGTGTCCGCAGGTCCCGACGCGTGCCCGACCATGTCGTCGAGCGTCGTCATGAACTGCACGAAAAGTTGTGTGAAGAGCGCGATCTGGTTGACGACCGTGAAGATGATCGAACGTCCACCTGACGTATTGCGATACCCCCATCCCGTGATCTCGCCTTCGCCGAAGAGGCGGAACGCAGGTGCTACGCTCGGGTCGACGTCGCAGTCGTCGTAGTAGAACACCGCGACTTGAACACGGTCCTGCGAACCCAAACGCACGAGCACAGGGTCCGCCGCCATCTCAATCTGCATCTCCGGGATCTGCCAGACGCCATAGCGGAGCGAGGCGGACTTCGCGGGGACCTCGAGCCCGTTGATGTAGACGATGAACGTGGCCTGATGGGGCGCGCTCGATCCGAACACCGCGTTGGACGCAGGTGCGGTCACTGCACGGCCTTTGCAAGACAGAGCGCGGCAGCAAGCGTGCACGTACGGTAACGCGGGTACTGCGCGATGGCGTAGAACCGCAGGAAATTGACGTAGGGCTCGGGAATGGTCTGGATCGTCGAAAGCGAATCGAGCGCGGGTTTGATGAGGTAGCGGTTCAGGCGCATGTCTCCATCGATCTCGAGGAATCGCCGACGCTCACACACGTTCGACTCCAAGACGCCCGGCGGCAAGTCGATGAGCTTGTACAAGATCGCGCCGATCTCCGTTTCGAACGCCATCTGCAACGCGACACGCGCGCCTCGTACCAAGTCATGCGTCGTCGTGAGAGAGAACAGAAAGCGCTGCCGCAACTGCTCGAGTGCGTACGTCGCCATCGGTTGCTGCAACGCCGCTTCGAAGGGCGTGGATATCCCTATCCAACAACCATCTGCGTCTTCGGTCGGCGGCGGGCCCCCGAAGAAGAACGGGAATGTGAATGGGTAAAGCATGGCGGGGAACTATTCCTGAACTTCGATCCACGAGGCTAGGTAGATCGATCCCGACGGGGCAAAGCCTACGTCGGTCGTATAGAGCGCTCGAATCAGGTCACCTGCTACGTAGGTATCGATGCCGGCAGCTTGTGTTGCGAAACCGCCCTCTTGGTTCGAGCCTGACGTGTGTACGACGATCAATGTGCCAGGGATGCCATTGATTGCGATCTGCGCGGTGAGCGTTCCGCCGGTGACACCTGGGCCACCTGGTTCAGTGATTGTCGAGAGTCCAACGATGGACCCCGGACGTGTAGCGCGGAACTCACTTGTATTGGGTAGGCCTGTTCCCATCGGAGTGTTGGGGAAGCTGGGAGCGAGCGTTGCATTCGAACGCCATTGCGGAGGCAGCATGTGCCGTGAAGTTGGCGCTGCTCCGTTCGATGCTGCTGTGATGCGTCCCTGCGCGTCGACGGTCAGGTTGACGTTGGTGTACGAGCCCGGCGTCACCGTGGTGTTTGCGAGCGCGATCGAACCGCTCCCCGTGATGGGTCCGCCGATGAGGCCGACACCGGTACCCACCGACGTGACCGTGCCACCGCCCAGCGGTGTGTTGTTGTGCATCCACGTGTCGTCGTTGCGAAGCCACACGTAGTCCGCGACACCTGCAGGCGCGGGATCCACCGCGAGTGGCGTCATGCCCATCCACGCCGCGCCACGGGCCCACCCTTGAATGTCGAGCAACGCCTGGCAGAGTGTGATCCACTCGGACGCAACACCCCACTGCACGGGGTTGGCGCCTGGCGGCAACGGCGCCGCGTTCATCTTGTTGATAGGAACGGTCGTGTTGTTGTAGATGAAGTTGGTCATGGCGGACTCGGGGGTGTGGGCGGGTTCGGGTCGATCGTACCCTTGATGTTGCTCGTGGCAGGTGGACCAGTGAGAAACACAGCGGCCGCTGCTACCAGTTGCTGTGCGGCGTTGAGGACACCGTTTACAACAGACGTCGGTTGCTCCGTACCTGCAACCGACACACTCGCCGGCGTTGGTGGAACAACCGCCGTTGCAATCACCGACGTTGAGGCTGCGGTGTTGACGGGTTGCAGGGCTGCGATCGCAGCATCCGCAGACAGTTTGACGTACTGGTCGACCGTCACTTTGTTGAACGCGATGTTCTGAAGAATCACGTACTCCTTGACGAGGAAGGAGAACGAGAAGGGCACCGCAAGCTCGTTGTCTGCGTTGAGCTGCTGCTGCTGCGAGATCAACACCCCTGAAACGATCACGGAATCGTAGCGAAGACGTGCAAGGGCACCGCGTCGCGCGAGCTGTGTGCCGCGAAGCATCAGCTGGTAGGCCTTCGCGAAGCCGGACCGTTGGTCGTCCTGCATCGAGTTGAGTAACATGCCCGAGTACTGGAACGTCGGGGGCGACTGTCCGTAGAAGAAGGCGACATAGTCGTCTGCTAAGACTTTGTCGACCTGCATGATCTCTTGGAACGTCTCGTTGGCCGACGACAGAAAGAAGTCGATGAAGCCGGTGCCACCAGTTGCGTTGGTTCCGAGGAGCACTTTGGCCAACGACTGCGTCGCGTCGTCACCAGGGAGTGTCGCGAGGTACTTCGATCGATCGGTGTCGCTCAGGTCTGCGACGGAGATGTAGAGGCGTGCAAGCGTGTCGCGAAACTCGGCGTCACGCGGGCTGAACTTCGCGTACTTCGGCGACATCAGCGGGTTCGTTGCGAACACGCCCGACTGCCGTGGGTTGTACTTCGCCGACACGCCGTTGGCGGTCACGAAGGGGACGTTGAAGGAGCCGCCGGATTTATCGTATGGGCCGGGCATCGTTACCTCTGGGATTGAAACCACGGCATGGCGGTGATGAGGCGATCGGTTTCAGAACCGCCCTTGAAGTCTTTGACGACGGTGGCGAACTCGCCCACTGATTTGGCGAACAAGACGGTGGAATCCGCTTGGAGTTTAGCGGAAGGATCCACATCGCCAGTTGCGTTCGCCGCCTCCTCGTCCATACGCGCGATCTGCGAATCGATGTCTCGAAGGCGGTCGCTTGACGCCCCGCTGTGCCGTGTCGTCTTGGAGGACGGCCCTGCTTTCGCGATCTCGTCATTGAGACCGCTGCTGTCACCCTTGCTCCACTTTTCGTACGCCGCCTTCATCTTCGGGTCGAGCTTTTCGACTTCGTCTGCCGTGAGCGATCGGAAGGCCTTGTCGGGGTCCATCCCTTCGAGGTCCTTGCGGCCTGTCTGGCTCGCGAGCTTCGAGGCGAATTCGTCGCGCGCAGCCAGTTCCATCTTGTGACCCGCAGCCGTGCGCACAAGCTTCATGCTTGAAGTCACACCTGCCAGGTCTTGTGTACCCCGGAACGTGCGTTCCATCGCGTCGGCCGTGTCTTTGGACATGCTTCCAGCAACACGAAGCGCCCTCTCTTGAAGAGCTGCCAGTTTGTCCGGTTGGTCCTTGAACTTGGCGCCAATCTCTTTGGTGATCTGTTCACCGCGCTTCTTCTCTTCGTCATTGCCCGACGTCTTGGCGCGTTCTGCTGTTGCCAGCGCGAGCACCAAGTCGCCTTCGTCACCTTTGTTCTGTGAAACGAGTGCTTTGACCTCGGCCATCGTCTTGTCACTGACGGCACCCATGCCAGACATCTTCAGTTCGTCCGCAATCTGCGCCTTTGCAGCGTCACGGTCACCCTTCAGGTCGACACCGCCCGCGCGCATCTCGACGTCCTTGGCTTTCTCGAAGCGTTCGATCTTCTTTTGATCGCCACTCGCGTACACCGTGTCGGACATACGCTTCATGATCTGACCCTTGCTGCCCTCCCATGCTTTCTCTGCTTGCGCCCGCGTCATGCCGTCCGAACCTTTGGTTGCAGCGCTGATGAAGTGGTCCTTCATCTCGGATGCACTCATAGCGCGCGCGGACTTGATGTAACCGGCTTCGCCGCCACCCGCGAGCATCGCTGTAGTCGCTCGTCCGATGATGTCCAGGGCGTTGAACTTCTTGCCGCCGGGGCCACCGACATCACTGATGCGTTGGAACGTTGTTGAGAGTTGTTGTGAGGTGAGCGCTGGCGCAGAAACCGCATGGCTGACGTCGATGACGTCTTGCACACGTTTCAACGCTTCTTCCGGGTCTCCAAACGTTTCGCCGAGGCTCGTGTATCGCCCCTTGCTGTAGTCCGCGATCGCGGCGAGCCTATTCGCACCGCTCTCGGAGGTAAGCCCTAAGAAGCTTCCCATGCGGTTCAACTGACGCCCCGCCGAACGGCCAAAGGCGCCACCGAGGCCCCCCGTTCCAGTTTCGCTGACGAAGTTGGAACCGCCACGTGCGTACGATCGGCGAAGACCGCCCTTCTGAATCGACTCCTTCAATAGCGCGCGTTCGTCACCGCTTGTCGCAAGGTCTGAATCGCCGTACCGGCGAATGTGCTCGCCACGGCCTGCGGCTTCCTCGTCTTCACGCACGCGCTCGAAGTGTTCGGAGATGGAACGGAAGGGCGAGGACAGTGTGTCGCTGACGCTATCGATCGCACCGCGGATGCCGCGCTTCATGCGCGTCGCGAGTCCCGGCGTTCGATACTGCTCGCGTTGCGCTTTCTCTTGCTCGACGACTTCTTGTCGCTGCACGCGCAACTGATTCGCCATGCCCTGCCAGTACGAACGACTCGAGAACTGGACCTCGAGCGCGCGCGCCTGGTCTGCACCCAAACCCGTCGTCGACTGAAGAGCCGTGCCCAACGACATGCCCGGGACCTGCGCCTGAAACGCGCGTGCCTGCGACAACATGTTCATCTGCATCTCGCCCGGCTTCATCTTCTGGGCGATCTCGTCCTTCATCTCCTGGCGACGCGTGTTCCACTCGAAGATGCCCTTCGTATCCATGTTGCGGAGCGAGTCCGCGGCGAGACGCTGAACCTCGTCGAACGGCCGAGTCTGCATCTCGCGATACCGCGCCATGTCGACCTGCATTTTGCCGCCGGGACCACGCCCCATCGCGGCGAGCATGTACTGGTCGTTCTGCATCGCAGAGAGCGACGCCATCGTATTGATCTGTCCGAGACCCGCGCGCCCACCTGCTCGCGCAAGCTGTAGATCGTTGAGCGCTCCCGACGACGCGGCAACGTTCGCAGCACCGGCTCCGTACATAGATGCGCCAGCGCCAGTCGCTCCAACAAGGCCGTACTGACTCGCCATGTCGGCGCCGCCGGCCATGATCTGACCCATCTGCTGCTGGGACACGCCGGCCATACGCGCGAACGAGGCGCGATTTGCGACGGCGCCCGCTTGTGCCGCGAGACCTTGGAAACCCATCTCACGCATCTGCCCGAGCGATTGAATGGCGTCTCGCACATCCGGGTCGCCGGTGATCTTCATCAGCATCTTAACGGTCTTCGAGATCTCCTTGACCTTCTGGACCATCTGGTCAGAGGACTGCGCTCCTGTCAGCAGTCCTTGCCCTGCCGACATCTGCATGATGCGCATCGTGTCCTGGGTGTTGAACCCAGTACGCTCGAAGTCATAATCACGCTGAAGGTGGCGGACACCTGTCGCGACACCACGTGCACTGTGCGCATCCATTCCAGAACCCGTCACCATGTTCATGTTTGGTCCTGAGACCATGAACGGTGACGTCATCTGTTGAATCTGTCGGCCACGTGCGAAATCTTGTGTGACCGGATTGAAGACCATGTTGGAGACAGCTCCACCGATCTTTCCGCCGAGGAAGCTGCCCGCCATTGTTCCAAGCGGTCCGAAGGCCGAACCCAGTGCACCACCAATCACAGATCCGCCGATGCCCATTGCGGCTTCGCCAATGCCTGCGATCGTACCCATCGTCTGCGCTTGGGCGTGATGCATCATCTGCAGGTTGCGCTGCGCCGGCGTTGCGAAGTGTGCTCCGGGCAGTGTTGGTGCGAACGGGTTGAACACCGACGGCATGCGAGGTGTGCCGAAGCCGCCGCCACCAGCGAAGCCGCCTCCGCCGCCGAAACCGCCGCCACCAGCGAAGCCCCCGCTGAACGCAGCGCCGCCGCCTCCACCTCCGCCGCCACCCATCGCAGGCGCCGCGAACGGGTTCATCATGCTCATGCCGCCCATCGCACCGACCGATGGCATCGGTGCCGAAGGGGGTGGTTGATAGCGCGTGACCTGCGCGGCTTGCAGCGTCTGCTGCACCATGTTCTGGTGCATGTTCATCGCGTGCATCGCCGCTTCGGATGGATGCGGGATCTGTGGTGGAGGCGGCGGCGCTTGGAACTGCGCGCCCGCGCCCGCCATCGCTTGCGACTGCTGCATCGGCAAGAGGCCGAGGTTGTATTGCATCGCCGAAAACCCAGAGAGCATCTGCTTCAGGGTCTCGTTGGATGGTTGATCGGCCATGCGAGGTTATTGTAGCGGATTCGGTGAGTTACTTGGGTTCCTTGAGCTTTTGGTCGTGATACTCGCCCATCCGCTCGAGGCGCTTGATGAGGTCCTCGTCCCGCTGTCGCTTCGCACGAACCCGCGCTTGTGCATCGCGACGCATCGCCACCTTCTTGCGAAGAAGATCAGCATCGTACGTTTCTTGGAAGACCTCGGCAGCGTAGTCGGCCACGATCCCGCCGAACGCCTTGTCGGCGTCGACGTTGTACACGCGCGCGATCATCTTGCCGATCGCGTCCATGTGGGCCACGCGCTCCTGGCGCTCCCGGAAGACCATCTCGCGCTGGACGCGGTCCTCGATGGAGCCGTACGGCGCGAGCGGTACGCCGCGCGCGAAAAGCACCGCGCGAGCGTTGCCTCCCGGGCGACCTAGAAATTTTCGATCGAGCCCTCCTCGAGCGCGACCGCAACGCGGTTGTCGAACTTCGACAGCTTGCTGAACAACACACGCAACGCGGGGTCGGGGAGACCTTCCACGTACGTGATGCGGTCTTGGTAGGCCTTCTCGATCGCGTCGTAGGTGTCCTTACGATAGTTCGGGTGCACGAACTTGTCGTCACCGAACTGTTCGAGCGACGCCGCCAGAAGAAGGCGGAACCAGCTCTCGCTGTAGTGTGCGTCCATCGTGAAACGCTGGGCTTCGAGGATCTCTTGCGCGCGCTTGGTGTCGCGCGCGTTGCGGGTACGCAACCGGACCTTGATCTTCGACGTGACCTTGATGTCCTCGGCCCAGAACCCCTTGAGGAGGACTGCGTCGATGATCTCGGACGCTTGGTCCCGGGTGAGGCCTGCCGCCTTGAGCTTCTCCGCGTAAGAAGCCATCGGCTTGAGCGTCGCTTCGTCCTTGCTCGCTTCTGCGTCGAGCTGATCGTCGAGCGCGTCGAGCTTCTCCTTGGTCTGCCCGGTCGTCGGCTGCTTGGGCGGATCGATCACAGGCCGCGAGAAATCTCCGATGCGTGCGTCGTCCGTAGATGCCATGGATTCTTGGTACAAGGATTGGACCAGGAAAGCAACCTATCGTCTTGATGTTTATCTCGTGAGCAAGGCAAACTGAAAGGCACGCATGCGTACCGTTACGGAGCTACTGACCAACCCCGCCCATGGCCTCGTGCGAGAGGCCCGTCCGTCACAGCTCGCGATGGCCACCTCGATCGAACAGGTCCTAGCGACTGGCGGAGCCTACTTCTGCGAAGCGCCCGTGGCTACCGGAAAGACCTACGCGTACTTGTTGCCGGCGCTCCTGGCACAGGGGCGGCGCGTCGTTGTCGCCACCGCCAAGAAGCAGCTCCAAGACCAGATCGTCGGTAAGGATTTCCCGACGCTGCGTCGCATCCTCGGCAAGGACATCCCGCCCTCGACGGCGATGCCCCTCAAGGGCAAGGGTAACTACGCCTGTCGTCTTGCTGCCTCGTCCATCATCGACAAGACGCCAGAGGGCGGCGCTGCGTATATGGAGTTCTTGCGTCACAGCTCGTACGGTGACCGCGCAGAGTACCCCGGCATGCCGCCCCGCTGGTGGGGATCCGCAACGGCCGAAGACTGTGTCGGCAAGCGTTGCGACTTCTTTGCAGACTGTGGGTACATCCAGCTCAAGCAAGATATCAAGCAGTCAAAGCTTATCGTGATTAACCATCACGTGCTGGGTGCAGAGATGTACTTCGGACACGGCAAGCTTGTTGGTGGTCCGTACGATGTTCTCATTGTCGATGAGGCACATACGCTCGCAGCAGGTATTCGCTCGGCCTTCACACATCGTGTGGGTGAGGATTCGATCAGCTCGTTGAACGACTTGCTCAAGCGGACAGCACACGCGTTCCCTGCTGTACGTCGACTGCTCGAACCGTGGGAAGCAATGTTCCAAGCCGTACCCAATCGGCACTTCCAGGACGCAAGCGCGCGTGACGTCCCCGTGTTCGACATCGGACCTGCGACCGAAGTGATCGCAGGGCTTCATGCGATCGAGATCGAACTGGGCAAGACGGCGGCGTCCTACTCGGATGAACCGGATGAACCCGGCGAAACGAACTACCTCAACGATGGGCTCGACGAGTTCAATGAGCCCATCCAGGCCATCGAGATGGATACCGCGGGCCAGCAAGAAGCCCTCGACGAGAACAAGGCACGAACGCTCGCGTTTCTGACGCAAGCGCAACGTCGTGTCGAATCGCTTCTGCGGGGACTTCAGACCGCACAAGGCGTCGTCGACGCAGACATCTCGATCACCGATCCCGAGGAGCAGGCGATGCGTCGCGAGCGCATCCTGGCCAACACCGCTATCTACGCGACGCAAGACGAACGGGGTCGCTTCGGTATCAACTGTGCGCCGGTCAGCGTGGGCGGCATCGCAGGCAAGTACCTCAGCACCGTGAAGACGGTCATTGTCTGCAGTGCGACGCTTGCCATCGACGGAAAGTTCGACCACGTCACCAGCATGACGGGGCTCTCGCCGGCGAAGACGGACGTGCTACCGACATCGTTCAACTACGACGCGCAGGGCTTCGTGTTCGTCCCTCGTGGACTGCCGGTGATCGGACGAACGAACCCGGAGTACGCTGCCGTCATGAAGAGGCGCGTCGACATGGCCGTCCAGCTCGTCGAGTGGTCCGACGGCGGCGCCTTCATCCTCACCACAGCGAACGACGAACTAGACGCGTTCGCGATGGCGCTCAAGGATCGGTTCCCAGGGCGGACGTTCGTGCAGGGGCACCGCAAGAACCCGTGGGACGGCGATCCGCAATCGGCGCTCGAGAAGTTCCGGGCGACACCCAACGCGATCCTCGTGGGCTCGAAGTCGTTCTGGGAAGGTGTCGACGTGCCGGGCGGCGCACTGCGGCTCGTCATCATGGCGAAGCTTCCGTTCCCGCAGTTCAACGACCCCATCATCAAGGCACGTGAGCGGCTCGCGGGCGCCAACGCGTTCATGGACGTGCAGCTCGTCGACATGTTGATCGACTTGCGCCAGGGCGTCGGGCGGCTCATCCGCACCAAGGATGACCGTGGCTGCGTCGCGATCCTCGACAGTCGCATCTGGGACAAGTCGTATGGAGGTCTCGTCCGTCGAGCACTGCCCTGGTCGAACTCGACCGTCACGTCAGATCTTGCAGTGTGTCAACGGTATCTCCCACGATTCGCGGCGCACTTCCGAACGCAGGAACATCGAGAGTTTGCGTAATAAACCCTAACGACCTAAGATTCTGCCTGCCATGAGTCGTGACCCCTACGCAGTATTGTTGAAAGAGCTACGCGACAAACGCTTGGCCAAGAACTACACCCAAGCGCAAGTTGCGGCGGGTATTCAACTGAGCCGCGCGCAGTACACCGCGATCGAACAAGGCAGGAGCCTCTTGAACTGGCGCCATCTGCACAAGCTGGCCAAGTTCTTCAAGACGAGCTGGACCATCAGCGCATGAAGGCAGGCCGCCCCAAAGGCACGAAGGTAGTCGTGTGTCCTTGCGGGTGGCGCGTCACCGGGAAGGGCAAGACCGTTCGATGCACATCATGTGGTCGGCGTGTCTCCCTCGACAAGAAACAACCCCGCATCAAGGCAGTCGCATGACGCACAGGTACGTGATCGGCGTCGACGAATCCGGCTGCGGGGCACTCGCAGGTCCGCTCGTCGTCGTGGCAGTGGCGTTTCCCGTCGACGCGGACCGCGTGACGGCCATGTGGAAAGGTGTCTACGCGGACAAGACGCTCGTCGCTGGTGATTCCAAAGGCATCAAGAACCAAGCGCATCGCGAGGCGCTGTCCATTGCAGTGCAGGCGACGTGTTCGGCAATCGTCGTCATCGAGAAGACGTCGGCCGAGATCGACGCGCGGCTCTTGGGGACCGTGTTCCCTGAAGCTATCAAGCTTGCGACGTCTCGATGTCTCGAACGGCTCAAGACCCTCGACCCTTCTCTCGAGCCGGAGCACTTCCAGGTCCTGATCGACGGTGACCTCGAACGTCCAGACCTACCTTGCTTGGTGCGCTGTATTCCCGGGGGCGACAGAACCGACTGGCGCATCGGCGCAGCATCCATCGTCGCGAAGGCCACGCACGACAAGCGAATGGATGAGCTGCACAAGGAGTATCCGAACTGGGGCTTCGACAAGAGCCGCGGGTACCCGACGCGCGAGCACAAGGCGCTCCTGACGAAGCGAGGCCCGACGATGGCGCACCGCAAGTCGTATCGCCCCGTACGTGCAACGATGCCGCGCGCACAAGGAATCGAGGAGTGATGGGGCTCGACGTTCTGAAGCCACGCGTCTCGCACACGACCTGTGCACGCTGTCGAAAGCTGTTCAAGGCAGGCGACCGTGTCATGCCTGCGCACATCATTCTCAGCCCGAACGCACGGGACCCGCAGACGCAGGAACTGGGAATCCACATGTCGGGCGAGTTCGAGTTCGTGCATGCGTCGTGTCTCGACACATCCCTCGACGGCAAGGCCATTCTCACCACATGAGCGACAAGAAGCCCCGCGGCATCGTGGACCCGTGGCGTACGGTGGACCCAGTCCATCGGCCGTCCAAGCCCGCGCGCGTGCCCGATCAAAAAACGAAGATCGACCTCGACGACATCGACCGAGACGCGGACCTTGTGGCGCCGAACAAGCATGTCATCCGTACAACGCACGCGTGTTTCGAGGTCACGTCGAGGACAGCGACGACGCTAGCCGAGGCGTTTGACGTCTTTGCCGAGTGCCTCATCGGTCTCTTCAACGTACGCAGTGCCAAGGACATGCTGATCTCAGCAGGCATCGGTGTTCAGTGTTTCGACCGCTCGGGGAATGTCCCTGATAAAGGTGCTCCGGCATCCACGCTCAAGGGCGGCCACTCCACCATCTGGTTCGTGCAGAAACCGGTGAACGAAGGCGCACTCGTTCTCGCACGCATTCTTCGTTCCCCGGACGCAGCAGCGACCTTGCACCGTTACAAGGTCGTCGTCATGATGACCGCCAGCTAGGAGACACCGTGGCCGACAAACCCTGCAACACCTGCCAGAACTACGACCCCATCATCCGCGGCACGAAGGAAGGACGTCACGGCCGTTGTGCTGTGAAATCGACCTACCCCGCGAAAGAACAGAAGGGCCAGATCTTCCCCCAGGGCGTCGCACGCGCCGAGCCCGGTGAGCTGGCCAAGCCGGTCATCGTCGTCGGAAGCGAGGTCCAGAAGACCTGCGCGCTGTACCGCATCAAGCCCATCAACAAGGCAATGACCAAGGCAAAGTGATGAACGAGAAATTCGCCGAGAACGTTTCGAAGTCCCCCGAGAGCATCGAGAAGGCGAAGCACACCATCGCGGCGGGCGCGATGAACGACCACGCGCTCGAGGCGGCCGCCAACGCCGAGGAGATCATCGGCTACCTCGGGGAGCTGTGGGGCGACCGCGCCTTCACCCCCGAGCAGTGCGTGTTCGCGCTGGCGCTCGTCACCATCAACTACCGCGAGGGCGTGCCCGCGCAGTTCGGCGGCAAGGAGATGTTCGACCGCATCGCCGTCGAAGCGAGGAAGTACTTCGATGCCAACCGCTGACCGCGACCCGGACGCCGGGAACCAGTGGCAGTCGTACCACAAGGGCTGGAAGGCGGGCGCCGCCAGCAAGGCGATGGACCCGGTGTTCCTCATGCACGACAACGCGAAGATCAAGGCGGCCTACGAGCAGGGCTACCAGGACGCGCGCCTCGCACTGAACGCCGCGATGCAGAAAGCGGCTGACCGCTACGGCTATCGCATCAACGTGTTGCGTCTGTGCAACGGCCTCATCGCTGAAGCCTAGACGCGCGTGCGAAGGTACTCTTTGAGTTCGTCGACAGCCTTCTGACGGAGCACCTCGAGCGTCGCGTTGTTGTTGATGACGAGGTTGAACTCGCTGTCGGGAATCGTGTCCATCTCCGTCTCGGAGGCGTGACCGGCGAGCCCCTGGGCACTGTTGTCCGTCGACGGACGACGGATACGCCAGACCTCGCCGCCCGCCTTCTTGATCGCTTCCATCTCGGACTTGAAGCGGCAGTCAGTGATGGCGACGAAGAGCTTCGCCGACCACATCGGTTCGTTGCCCATCTTCTGATCGGACAGGAGCTGTCCCGCACGCTTGATGGCGTGCTTCACCCATGCGTTCTTATCGACGCGACGGATGCCCTCGGTCCCGACGAACTGCAGGATCATGCGGTTCGTCCAGAACGATGCGAACGACTTGGGGTCGCCAACCGCCGTGCAGTTGTTGCAAAGCACCTGCGTCGACGCGACGAGCATACAGTTGATCGACTGGCAGGCCGGGCACTTGAAGAGCGGAAGGTCGGTGACCTTCGACTTGCCCTCCTCGGTGTAGACGTCGTCGTGTGTGAGCCCGAAGAGGTCCATACAGACCTCCTTGAGCTTGTCCGCGAAGGCGAGCGTCGCTCCCTTCGGGTTGTGCTCGACGAGCATCTGCCCGACGGTGTCCTTGCCGCTCTTGCTCTTGCCCATGAGTCCGATCAGTCGCATTTGTCCTCCAGGTACATGATCCGTGCAGGCCAGAATGGCTGCATCGACTCTTGCCACATGCAGTCATCGTCGAACAGGTCTACGAACTGGCGAACCAGGTCGATGTGTTCTTTCTCGATACGCCACGCTGGTTGGTCCTTGCCAAGCCAGAAAGCGTCGTACGCGTCGCGGCAGCAGACAGCCCCGTCAAATACGATGGCACGTACTTGAGGGTTCGCCAGGATGTCGCGAACGACGTCTCGGAGGTACTTCGAGGAGTCGTTCAGTATTGCAACTGCGCGCTCCTTCCATCGCTCCTTGATTTCATCGTCACGTTTCAACATCGGGCATGCGATGACGATGACCTGCCCCTTCGGATTCAAGGGTTGGTACTCCAATTTGGATACCGGCTTCCACACGCACAACGTTTATCCCACAATCACTTCACGAAAGACAAGCCATGGCCAAGATCTCGCTCGCTATCGACAAGAACTACTGTGCCTCGTGGGGCGTGTTCGAAGGCATCCGTGAGTTCCTGCAGAACGCCAAGGACGCCGAGGACGACGGCTACAGCATGACGATCGAGCACTTCCCGCGGACTTCGCGGCTCGAGATCACCACGCGCGGCATCTACATCGACCCGTCCAAGCTGCTCATCTTGGGGCGGTCGGACAAGACGCCAGGGGAACGCCGCGGGCAGTTCGGCGAAGGATTCGTGCTCGGAACGCTCGCGCTCGTGCGCAAGGGCCACGACGTCAAGTTCGTCAACGGGGACCTGTCATGGAACGTCTCGTTCGAGCGCCCTGACGCGGGTCATCCGTTTCAGCACAACGAGCTGTTGACGTTCAAGAGCCGCAAGATCTCCGTGCAGGAGCCCGACTTCAAGCTCGAAATCGAAAGCATCACGACGGACATCTGGGCCGCGATCAAGAAGTTGTTCTTGTTCCTCGAGCCGCCGAAGCCCAACGAGATGTTCGAGATGTCGGCAGGTCGCCTTCTGATCCACCCGGACCGCAAAGGTCAGGTGTTCGCGCGGGGCATCTTCGTACGTCTGTTCGAAGACCTCGTCTGCGGCTACGACATGCACCGTCTCGAGCTGGACCGAGACCGTCGGATGGTCGATGAATTCCATCTGCACTACAACCTCGGGCAGCTGTGGCAGGAGGCGTGCGGAAAGCACCCGGACCTCGCCGCGCCCAAGGTCTACGAGATGGCGAAAGCGAACTCGGCGGAGGTGCGGCAGCTCAAGTACCACGCGGACGCCAAGCTCCTGAAGCATGTGCGTGATCGGTTCGAAGCCGAGCACGGCGAGCACGCAGCGCCGGTGACGACGATGACGCACGCACGCGCAGCCGAGAGCGCCGGCGTCACGCCCATCGTGGTCTCGGACACGTTGCGCGAGTTGCTCGAGAAGGGCGGGCTCTCCGCCGAAGCGAAGGCCGAGCAGCTCAGTGGTACGGTCAAGCAGCGGTTTTCGCCGACGGAGCTGACCGCCGAGGCACTGCATGCGGTTGCACGTCTCGAAGCCTTCTTGCCGAAGATGGTCATCGTGGCGTTCCACGGCGACGACGCGAAGTGCCGCCTCATCGACGACAAGAAGGTGGTCGGTGTCGACCACCGCCTGCTCGTGGGGCCGTTCAAGAAGCTCTTGAACGCGGCGCTCCATTCGGAATCGCAGCGTCGCGGCATCCCTGTGCTCGACATCCTGCTCGAACACCTGGACCCGCCTCCGCCGCCGGCAGCGACCAACGAACTTGCGAAACTCGATACGTGCGATGAATGCGGCGCTCAGTACCCGCAGGACGCGGGCTCGCACGAGGGGTTGTGGCATTCGAATGCGTGCTCGCTCTATCCTCACGAAGATGCCAAGGCGGAAACGCCCACCTTCTGACCCGACGTGCTCGCGCTGCGCGAACGAGGCGGACCTCGTTCAGTGGCACGACGGCAAGGTCTACTGTCCGAGCTGCCTGGACTGTGGCTGCGACGACAGCTTCCGGAAGGTCAACGACACGTGCATCAAGTGTTTGCGCGACCTGCACACCCTCATGACGTTCGAAGGGCCGCGTATCCGCGAGGTCGAAATCTACATGATGGACGCGTGGGCCGAGTACGGTGTTCGCGCGCAGGAGCTGATGACGTGGACGTTCGAGGAAGAAGAAACCCTCGAGTCAGTGTGGGACGACCGGCGTCCGAAGGGTGTCGAGCCTCCATCACCACGCGTCGCTCCTCCGCACCATCGGCTCACTTCTTCGGGTGGAAGTCGGTGAACAGGTTCGGCCACATCTCGAAGCAGACCTTCTTGAGCGTGCGCGCGAAGCGACACATCTCCATATCGGCGGCCTCGTCGTCACGCTCGTGGAAGAACTTCGTGAGCGCCATCGGGTTGGTCGTCCAGATGAACGACGTGCCGCAGCTCATGAGCAGGTCGCCGGCGCTCGACTCGTAGATGCGTTTCTTGTCGAGACCGACGGGCTTCTTGCCGTGGACACCTTCGTAGGCCGCGACCTTGCGCTCGATGGTGCGAACGTACATGAGGTAGTTCGCGCTCGCGTTCTCCTGGAACATCGCCAGCTCGTGCGGATCTTCGAGGTAGTACGGATGCGCGATGTACGTCCCCGGGTGGTGTGTGAAGCGCGTCGACTCCTGTGACGGCGAGCCTTCCTCGTCTCGGTCGCTGCCGACGTAGTTGCGGATCAGCTCGTGGCTGACGCGGCGACTAATGTGCGCGAAGAAGAACGTCATCTTCGCGTGGTAGCCCGTCGAACGGTGCGGGATGCGACCGTCCCACATCGAGTGGAGGTAGTCACCGTTGCCGCGCTTCTTGCCAGCGTCGGCGAAGCTGTCGTAGCACTTGCGACCCGCCAGCTCGGCGAGCAGCTCGTTGTCGGTGATCTTGCGCTGCGGTGCCGTGCTGCCTTCGGAGACGACGAGGAACGGATCGTCGTCGTAGCCGTTGTGTGGCACGAGGTCCGTCATCTGCTGGAAGCCCTGTTCGGGCACACAGTGTGGGCGGTAGCAGCGGACCCATTCGGCCATCTTCATCACGCCCTCGGGCATGAGCTGCATGTGGGCCATAGGAACGACGATCGGGTTGTCGGTGATGATGGTGGCGACGGGCTGAGTCATTCAAAGCCTCCGGGATGTTTATGGTACAAGCACAGAACAGAGGAGACCCTATGTCGCTAGACGACTTGGATCAAGCACTCTTCGAAGCGAAGTGGGGCGACGCGGAAGAAGACGTCATGGAAGTGATCGCGCGGATCCTCGAGCTTCCCCGGGAAGCTGTCGAGCGCGTGATCTACGCAATGGAAGTAGTGCACGGTGACATCAGCAAGCAGCTCTACAACTCCCACCCCACGCTGGACGACAAGTTGCGGGCGGGGCTGAAGGCGCTGGTGCAAGAAGGACTTGCCCGTGTCCTGGTACGCAGCGCCATCTTGAACGAACGGGCGATGCTGGTCTCGCCACAGAAGCTCATCAAGGACCCCTCGGAGATCTGCTCGGGGTGCGAGTGGTCGATCCCCTGCATCTCGAACAACTACAGCACCCCACCAAAGTGCTACGCAGCGGGACCGCCTGTCGGCGTTCGCCCCTCCCGCGTGACGCTCGGTGCAGTGGAGCTGCAGACCCTGCGAAACGGCGCAGCTCTCGTAACGCCCGTCAAGATCACCAAGAACACGGTCACCGTGACCTGCTCACACCCGCGAGGTACGTTCAAGGTTGCAGCGAAGGACCTGTCGACATGACGTTCTTGAACATCCTCGACTCGTTGTCGAGGTCGGTGCGCCAGCATGAGGAGAACACTGTCAACTGCGGCACGTGCCCCGTGAGCATGGCGTGCGTGGTCAGCGAAGGTGGCAATGGTTGGCGGTTCCGGTGTTGTGGGTCGACGGGCGTAGAAGTGCAAGGACTTCTGTTCGTCATGGATTGCAACAACAACCAGTTCGAAGTGAACAAAGACGTGATGCGCGCGAACGTTTGTCCCCTGTGCACCGGAGACATCATTGAATCAGCCGTCCGTGGCAACGCCGAGCGTTATCGCTACGTCCGAACCGTGCACGCGGTGGTCCCCCTCAAGACACGTCTCGACGTGTGGCGCGCACGGCTGCCCAAGGCGCAAGCGAAAGTTCGTGAAGAACAACAACGACTGGGAGAATGCTGATGGGCTTTGGCTATGCTGGACAGGTGTCCAGAGACCGTCAACGCGAACTGATCGTAACGGCAATGCAGAAGGGGAACGCCAAACACAACCGCACGAACATCGAGGTTGAGTTTCGAGGCGACGCGTACCCGCTCATCACGTTCGAAGGTCCCGCGTGGGTCGCATCGGGCTTGATGCAGTTCTATCACCACGGCTCGCGTGTGATGGCCGTCGACTTCCTTCGTGACAGGATCACGGATTTTGGATACACCGGATACAGTATGACCACGAACGTGTATCTGAACGCCTGGTCCAGGACGCTCGGAGACATGTTCTTCCAAGGTGTGGAATGTCTTCGCAGCGAGACGAACCCGTTCCGCTGGACCGTCTCGGACCGCTACAACAAGAACAGCACGGACTACTACTTCTCTCGCGGCGCAGGGCACGCGAAAGACATGTTCATGCGGTTCCGTGCGGGCGTCCCTTGGGTCAAAGAAGTCGACGGGAGCCCCTGGTTCTTCGGTCAGCACTACAACGCGCGTCTCGAGGACCATTTCAACCAGATTCGCAGCGACATCTTGCGTGACGGCGTCGGCTGGCACTGGTTCACGGCGGACTGGAACGCGCACGGTGAGTGGGGGAAGCGCTTCATCGACGACGCTGCCAAGAAGCGGTGGGAGAAGCGCGAAGCCAAGCGTCTCCGCTATGATTCAGCTGCGGAGGCAGCATGACCTACTATCAGTGGTACCTCGCCGGGCTCTACGATTTGTTGGAACAAGGCGGGAAGCAGGAAGACATCGACCGCATCATCGCCGAGGTCAACAGCCCGACCAAAGACGGGCTCGAGAAGTTCTTGGCGCTTCGAAAACACCCCAACCCCATGCATGGGTTCATCGGACTGTGCGGACCGTGCAACACGTGCGGCGAGCCCTTCGCAATCCCGAACCCGACCCCATCACTCGATGAGGAAGTGCTGTGCCCAAACTGCAAAAAAACGACAACGAACCCCTCATGAAAAATAACGTCCTGCCGTTCCCAGCGCTCAAGGCGGCGCCGCGCGACCCCCCACGTCCAACACTCCTACGGGCCCTGGTCACGTTGGCGGTGCTTGTCGGCGCTCTGGGCTTGCTCGCGCTGACGCTTTGGGCTCTGTTCATGTGACATGCCGGCGCTAACCATCAACGTCTACGTCTCGCCCCGCGCAGCCATCCTTGCAGGCAAGACGAATGTCGGCGAGCAGACCTTCAACCTGACCGAAGAAGCGCTCAAAGACCTGCCCGAGGAACTGCGTCTCGAGTTGGCGCTGGCCTACGAGGCGCGTGAGTCACTGGGAGCGAACCCGCACGAACCTGCGGTGATCGAACCAACGCTTGCAGCAGTGCGTCCTGTGCTCGAGGCACGCGCAGCGCAGCGGAAGCGTCTCGAAGAGGCGAAGCGTATCGAAGACGCACGGAAGGCCGAGGTGGCTGCCGTGGCCACGCGAGACCAGACTGCGAAGGACAACGCACGGTCCAAGGCGTTACGTGCCTGGGTCGAGAAGCACGGTGACGATGAACAACGCGCACGGATGGCCGAAGGCTTCCTCCCCGAGGACGAGATCCTTGACGAGGTGACCAACGAGCTGCTCGACTATCAGGGGCTCTCTGTCTACGAGCCGTTGCGACGTGGCGACGCCTGCGAATGCAACTGCGCGTCGCACGTGAAGTTCAGCGCAGGGCCTCCGCAGTACATGGACGCGTTCCAGTTCGAAAAGCTCACCAAGCTGCGTGAGAACCTTCCCGAAGGTGCCTCCGTACGGCCGGTCGAGCATCGTGCAGCCTGTCCGAGCTGCAAATGTGTACCAATCGCGCGGATCTCAGGCCTCGTCACGCTGCCGTGGCACGGATGGGAGCTGGTCCGCGAGTTCTTGCTCTCCTAGGAGGAGAATGATCACGACGAAAGAGCACCAGGCCGCAGAAGAAGCGGTCGGGTGGGACTTGCCTGTTCACGACATCAAGATCGCGCTCCAAAAATGGAGCGATACGAACCTGACGGACATGAAGAAGACGCTCGCGACGAGCGTTTCCAGGTTCGAGGCAGCGGGCGCGCGGGGCGTCACGCTCGCAGACGAAATCGACATGCTGCGCATCGCCATTGCGGTGCGTGAGATACGTGAGAATGGCTAGCAAGCAATGGTGGACGGTATTCGCCGTCTATGATGACAACGAACAAGCTTACGTTGACCATTTCGAAGCCAAGACATGGCAGGAAGCGAGGTCTAAGGCTCTGCGCAAAGCAGAAGCCGTGATTCTGATCGCGGGTATCGTGCCTGGGAAGGTGGATTCAGTCGATGTTGACTCCACGGACAACGTCATCCCCATCCGAGGCAAGGGACATGCGATCGAAGTCGCACACGTTCGCATCACAACAAGGAAGATTGTCATCCCGGGACGTTGTCCGGGGTGCAAGAAGGACCTTCGACGTGCGAACGCGCTTGTTGAAACGTATCTAGTCGCCCATCAATGGAAGGCGCACTTGTCACACAACGACAAAGACCTATCTGGCGAGCGAGACGGCACTATGAACCGCATCCCGAAGCAGGTCATCGACGCAACACGCCTCGAGTGCGGCTCCTGCGGCGTGATGGTTTGGGACGGGTACCATGTCGGCTAAGAAGATGAAGGTGTTGCGCGATGCAACACCTGAAATCGACGTCGACCACATCCCCGACCGGCTGTTTCTCTCGAAGAATGACAAGACGGGCTGGTCCATCAACACCAGCATCGCGATGACCTGTCGTCCGACGCCCGGTTGCGCCGTCTACTGCTACGGCCTCGGCGGTCGCATCTCGATGCCGGCCTCGTTGCAGCGCCAGGCGGAGAACGCCGCGATGTTCGGCATCGAAGAATGGGGCCAGCTCGCCGACGAAGCGATGGACATCACCCACGTGGTGTCTCGGCAGCAGGACTTCTTGCGGATGTTCGGCGTCGGAGACCTGCAACTGGGCTCGGTCTACTTCATCAATCAGCTCGCGGCGTACGCCAAGGCCATCAAGCCCAAGTTCCGCATCTGGGTGTCGACGCGGAAGTTCGACATGGCGGCACGCCTGGTCGATTCACCCAACCTGCACGTCATGCTCAGCTTCGATGCGACGACACTGAAGCGCCACCGGACGGAGGGGCTCAAGCTCCTCGCGCTACGGCGGCCTCAGTTCTTCGCAGCATGGGTACGTTGTTCCAAGGAGGAGAACATCCCCGACTGGATCAACGTCGTCTTCGAAGAGCACGCCATCGGACGAGGGCGTGCTAAGCGACCGCCCGAGAAACGCGCCTGCCCAGCAACCATCCACGAGGACTTCGCTGGATCGGCTCCGCTCGAGAGCGCGTGTAGCAACTGTCAGTACTGCTTCGACACCAAGAAGCGGTCAACCGGATCCCCTCTGATCAAGCTGAAAGGAACACGTCGATGACCTCTACGACCACCGCCCGCACCAAGAAGCAGGCGTTCGACCACGCGCGCAACTCGATGTGGTCGATCGACCCCGATGACCTGTGTATCCGCGGCGGCAAGGTTCTTCCGAAGGACGAACAGGGCTCCCTCGACACCGAGGAGGACGAAGACGACCCGCTCTACGACGTTCGTCTGCACGAGCCGCTGACGGAGGAGTTCGTCAACAACATCTACGCGGTTGGCGTCGACACGCCCATCATCATCGCGAAGATTGATGACCTGCCGACGGTGGTGGCGGGCCGTTCGCGTGTGCGTGCGGCACGTCTGGCGAACAAGAAGCGCAAGGCCAAGGGCGAGCCGCTCATCAAGGTCGACTGCAAGATGAAGCGCGACTCGGACACGGGCCTGATGGGTACGATGATCTCCGAGAACGAAGCGCGCCGTGACGACGACATGATGACGAAGATCGTGAAGGCCAAGCGCTACCTCAACAAGGGCGTGTCGCCCGAGGATGCGGCGATTCGCTTCAACGTGTCGCTGGCGACGTTCAAGAACTGGCTCGCGTTCGACGACAACGCTCTGGCAGCCACCAAGAAGGCTGTCGAAACGGGCAAGGTCTCGGTCAGCGCGGCTATGACGCTCGCCCGCATCAAGGAGCCCGAGAAGCAGAAGGAAGCTCTCGACGAGCTGATGACCCACGTGGCTGCAGGAGGCCGGAGTTCCCCGCGTGCCGCCAAGATTGCGGCAGCGGGCGCCGGCAGCAACGTCATCACGGGCGTGACCGACAAGCGCACACTCAAGAAGCTGCTCGACGGCGTTCAGAACACGCCGCACCCGCACAACACGAGCGAGAAGACGCTCGCGTGGTGGGAAGGCGCCGAAGACATGTTGAAGATGGTCATCGGTGAGAAGGACGTCGACGAGCGTCTCAAGGCAGTCCTCAAGCAGGTCTACGCCGATGCGAAGGCGGCGCAGAAAGCGAAGAAGTAGCGTGCCCTGCTATCAGCTCTACTTTCAGGATGAAGCAGGAATTCTTCATCCGATTGGGGGCCGTCATGAGGCAGCAAACAAGACTGTCGCCATGCACGAAATGATGGACCTGTACTGGGATAGCCGCTTGGACAGCGCGTCCTGTACTCCGGTTGTTCGGCTAGCCAAGCCCGAAGACCACACTGACTGCGATCATTCCCCCTGTCCCTATGAGGTCGACCCACCATGAACGACGACGACGAAGACGACGACGATCGCGAACCCGAGCCCTGGCATGACGACGAAGACGGGATCCGGTTCGCAGATCCTGGCGGCAACAGCGCACTACGCGCCGAAACGCCGACGAATCCCCGCAACCTACCATGTCCAACCTGTGAGACGCCGAACGTTCTAACGCCGGCGGATCGTGCGTGTGGATATTGTTGCAACGTTTGCGCAGACCGTAATGAAATGGGGTTCTAGTGCCTTACGACAAAGCTGCAAAGGATAGAGCCCGCGTCTTTGTCGACGGTGTCAGGGCTCAAACATACTGCGACCACTGTGGTGCCCAGCCGATTGAGTGGCACCACGAGTCACATCTAAAGAATACCAATCGGAGGGTTGCTCATCTAGTTTCTTTAGGGTTCCCGATCTCTGTTATCAAAGACGAGATCAAACGGTGTGAGGCTTTATGTCGACGATGTCACATGCTCGAAGACGGACGTTCGGTTGCATTGTCGATGGCGCGCCCTTTTAAGAAAGGCGACAAACAACCACCCAAACCGTGCGCGTCGTGCTCCGTGTTGGCGAACCCTTTATGGAGAGGGTTGTGTCGCTGGTGTTACGACCATGCGCGAAGAGAGTGTTAAGCATGGCCACGACAACAAAACCACGGTTCCGCAAGACGCGAGACAGTGTGGTCACAGGGGACCTCGAGCCGCCCTACGACGTGTTGCTCGCCTTCCACAAGTTCGATGACGGCCTCATTCATTCGTGTGGATGGATCAAGGGCGCGTCGTCATACATCACATGCTGTCGCATCAACTTTGGTCCGACGCTTGTTGTCTACGACGGTCCATCGTGCCTGAAGTGTGCAATCTATCGCGGATGTCCCGCGTGTGTATTGGGATACATCCACGAAGAAACCGTACGTCTCGGGAAGTGGGAGACCAAGGACGGTCGTCGACTCTACGTGTTCGAGATGGACGACCAACATCTCCGAAACTCAATCGCCAAGCTGACGCGTGATGAAGACACGTTCAAGAAAGACTGGAAAGAATGGCTGGTCGTTCTGCACGTCGAAGCAAAGCTACGGGGGTTCGAATGAAGGCCGAGAAGAAAAAACTCGCGCCCCTCGAGCCCGTCGATCACGCGCGTTGCCAGGCGGACATCAGATCGGCGTACAACCCCTGGGTCATGGGTGGCGACGTCGGCGGGAAGTGGGGGCGCTGCACCAACAAGCCGACGTGGTACGTGCGCGAGGTGGAACCGGGCTTCGACGGTCGGCGCGGCGCGATGGCGCTCTGTGATTCGTGCAAGCCCGAGTGCGAGAAACGTGTGACCCATCCCGTCTCGTACGAACCGCTCGTCGGCTGGAACGAGAAGTTCCACCAGCTCTACGAGAACCCGAACTGCGTGCCGCGCAACGAGATCGTCCGGGTCCTGCAGGACGCCGGGGCCGATGCGGCGACGGCGGCCGCGTTCGAACAGCTCGTGTTGGGGCACTGGCCCCGTTCCTGACTGTTGGTTTATCGCGTTGACGAGGCGGGGTGGGTCTATGGTATCCACGATCGATGACCCCAAACGAATTCCAGAAACTCTGCCTACGTACCGAAGTGACGCCCAACTTCGTCAACACGCCTGCCTCGAGTGAATCGAAGCTTAGCGACCATGACTGCAAGCTCGCGCGTCTGCTTCACGGCATGATTGGCGTGTGCACCGAGTCGGGCGAATTGCAGGACATGGTGAAGAAGCACTTGGTTTACGGGAAATCCCTGGATCTTACGAACGTGATGGAAGAGTGCTTCGACGTGATGTGGTACGTGTCGCTGTGCCTGGACGCCGCTGGCTTCTCGATGGAAGAAGCAATGGAGCGTGGAATCGCAAAACTCCGCGCACGCTATCCAAACGGCTTTACGGAAGAAGCCGCGCTCAATCGAGATCTCGCCAAGGAACGGGCTGAACTCGAGCGACGTTGATGCGCGGACGGCGTCCTAACTATGCGTGGGTTGACATCTCGCACGAAGAACGTCTTGCGCGTCTCATGCGAAAGGTGAAGAAGCGCCCCGATGGTTGTTGGGAATGGATGGGCAAGCGGTTCAAGAACGGATATGGACAGATTTGTATCTCGTTTGTGCCTCGTAAATCTAAGTACTGCTTGGCACATCGCGTGATGTGGGAATTACATCACGGACCTTTGGGCCAAAAGAAGGCGTTGCATACATGTGATCATCCATGGTGTGTACGTCCTGATCATTTGTTCGAAGGCACGACACGCGACAACTGCTTGGACATGCACCGCAAAGGGCGGGGCAATCCTCCACGAGGAGAGCGTAGCGGCATGTCCAAGCTGACGACGGTCAAAGTACTTGCGATGCGCAAAGCGCACGTCAAAGGGATATTGCACCGTGTACTCGCCTTACGTTTTGGCGTTAGCCAAAAACAGGTGTCTCTTATCGTTAACCGCAAACAATGGAAACATGTCTAATGCCGAAGCCGCACCTACGCGAACCGTACGCTACGTTGGCAAGCGATCTGATGGAGACGATGATCGCGGGTCTCCACGAGTGGCGTTCGGACCTCTCGTACCCTGAGAGCCACTCCGACCTGCGTGGTTGCATCGACGCCGTGCTGCGCAAGTTCGACGTCAAGCTGCGCCCGGTCCCGCTCGACCGGAGCGAGATCTGGGAGAAGCCGGAGACCTGTCCGGTCTGCAAGCTTCCGCTCGACCAAGGTCCGAGCGCGAGCCACGTGACGCAGATCCAGCGCTTCGACGAGACGCGCTCGACCTATGCGCACATGGGCTGCATCAAGCGTCCACCCAGCGCACCGTGAAGCGCGCCCCACACCACGAACCCAGCGACGCCGGCATCGTCATCGCTGTGCTGTTCGCCATTGCGGCCCTCGCGCAGTGTCTACATCCAACCCGCGGGCGGTCTGTACAAGACGCTTGCGGCGGCTCTGGCAGCCATCCCATCACTGTTGGTGGGTCGATGGTGGTCGGATGCAAATGACATATCAAAGGCAAAACCATGTTCGGATTTCTAGGCCTAGGAGGCTTCGGATTCGGTGTGTCTGAGAAGACGCGCAAGGAACAAGCAGAACGACGGGACAAGGAAATGGAAGAGCGCATGAAGGCAGCAGTGCCCTGGACGCCCAACATGCCGTGGTCCCCGAAGATGACGCTCACTGCAGCGTCGTGGCCCGAGTGGTCGCTCTTCGACGTCAAACCGACGAAACACGGCAACATCAACCACGAGGCCAGGCCTGAGGACAAGTTCGTACTCTCGCCGAACGGCACCTTCGTCTACTGCGCGAAGACGCTGCCTCGTCAGTCCGGGCTTCGGACACTGCAGGGTTCCCGCAAAGGCGACGTCTACTTCGACGGCCCGGTCAACTTCCCTGCGCTACACGAGAAGCAGCCTGACGGACAGTGGCGCGAGGACCCCTGGATGAGCATCACTCCGATGGAGGTGATGACGCAGCGTCCAGGGACGAAGCTCGCACGCGGGCACGTCGTCATCGCGGGCCTGGGTCTTGGCTGGGGCCTCGTCGAAGCGTTCAAGAAGCGCACGGTCACGAAGGTCACGCTCGTCGAACGCTCGCAGGAGCTGGTCGATTGGATCATGCCCGCGCTCGCGCCTCGACTGCGCGGGTTCGGCAAGGACTTCGACACGATCGTGGGCGACGCCCGTGACGTGCTCGTTGACTACAAGGCCGACGTCGCGCTCATCGACATCTTCAAAGGCTACGGCGGCAACGAGTTCTTCGTTCGCGGCGATCGTGGCGTCAACATTCGTCCTCGCAACATTCCCACCGTGTGGTGCTGGGGCTCGGCGCCGATCGCCGATGAACCCCGCAGCTGGTTCTGAAAGGTCTCACCATGAAGATCACCGAAGTTTCCTACTCCATGCTCCGCGTCACCAAGCAGTTCGAGAACGACCGCGTCGAGGTCACCATCCAGCTCGAGGAAGGCGATTCGCCGTCCGTCTCGATCGAGAAGGCGCGCATGCTCTGCGACGAGAGCCTGGCCGCCGGCCGCGAGGCTAGCCTGCGGGACAAGCTCAAGGAGAAGATGAGCACCCCCGAAGGGCGAACGTCTCTCGAGCGGTTCCTCGTCTGCGGGAAGTAGTCGTGGAGGTCGTACCGGCGTGTCCGGTGCCCTGCAAGTACTGCCCGTGGCGTCTCGCCAACCAGGGCTCAAAACCGGACCATAACAAGTTCTACACTCCTGCGAACTTGGCTCGGTTATGGAAGGGCTTGCGCAGCGGCGCCCGCATGAGCTGCCATCCGACCGACCCGCGGATGGCCTCGTTCGAGGGCTACGAAGCGCTCGCCGATCGCGAGGTCACCAACGAATGCACAGGCGCGCTCGTCATCGTGCAGCGCGAGTTCATGGTGTTCCAGAACATCTGTCAGGCGGATCCGAAGAGCAAGACGTCGCTGCAGCAGTACCGCAAGCAACGTCCCAACGGCATGACGCGCGACGGCCTCATCGCCATCGTCGAGCGCTCGATATTCGGCGGCTCCTCGCTCAACCCGATCGCGATGTCGCGTCCGAACCTCGGCGACGAGGAGATCGGCTACTCCGCGATCGATCGTCCGCCGCGATGAACGTCCGCCGTTGGGACAACGTCGTTCACGTCATCTTGTGCGAGAACCCCGAACACCCGCAAGTTGACAGTCAAGGCCGTCGTGTGGCAAACGCATACGTCGTAACAACGACGTGTATGCGTCACGCCAAAATCAACGACTACGGTCGCAACAAACTCACCGAAGATGCGCCAACGTGCATTGTGTGCGTGGCGGGAGGTTATTCTGATGAATAAACAGAACGAGTCGACGCTGCGTAACGCAACGGCCAAGGCGCTGGCAGCACAGATCAAGCGCACGCTAGATGTCGCACGCATCAAGGGATACGTGTTCCCAGAAGGTTGTGACGTAGGGGTGTTGATCCTGTCGTCGTCGCCGCTGCTCTTGAAGGTCAAGGCGCGCATGGACGATGTGTCCATCGAAGCAACCATCACGAACGAGACTGCTACGGCAGACATCGCCAAGATGGTGGATGACCTCGTGGTGCCGTGGCTCGTGAAGAACGCAACAACGAAGCCGGCCAAGGCCGTACGGTTGTAACGTGCCTCGCGTCCCGCTGTGTTCCAACAGCAAGCACGTCTGGAAACCCATCCGGGGTGACAAGTTCGAGAAGTGCACTGTCTGTGGCACGTTCTTCCCCTGCAAGGGGAAGAGGTGCGGGCACAAGGACTGCGAGTCCGCACGCGAACTAGGCATCGAGGCTTGGTACAAGGAGTGGATGAATGAACCGCCGAAACATTGCGACGCCCCTGAAGGCGTTGCAGACGCTCTACGACCTGGCGATGGACATGACGCTGACGTATGACTTTGACCGGCTCAACGGCCGAGACCCAAAGACTGCGGCAGCCGTCGAGAAGGTCCGAGTGCACTTCGGGCTCAAGGAGTTCCCGCGGTGACTTCCTACGAACGAAAGATCATGGACGCCTTCGAAGCGGTGTCCAAGAAGAACGGTGGCAAGAGCGCGAGCGCTGCCGAAGTCACCGAGCACATGTCGAACAGCGGCACGTTGTCCGAGCTGGACTCGGTCATCGACATCGCTGATCAGATGAAGGCGATGCAGGTCCGGGGCTACTTCGGATGAACATCGTCAGAAAACCCGTCGGCGTGAACTGCAGCAGCCAAGGCCCCCACGTCACGGGTTCGATCTGGCCTGCGAAGGGCGCTACTCCGAGGTGTCGCGGCGTCATGGGCCGCATCACCCTCTCTCGTCTGGAGGAAGGTCTTGGTCACGAAGGCTTCGAGTGCGACAAGTGCCACCGCCGCGTCAAGTTCGTCCCTGACCCTGACGGGGTTGTGGGAACTCGCTAACCTCTGGTGCCCCAAGAAAGCGAGCTGGACCCACTTGCTCGAAGACAAGAACAGTTGGGGTCCGGCCCACGAACTGGGGCACGCGCTCATCGAACCGTCGCGAGGTTGGAAGGAGTACGACTACGGGCGCTGCGCGCTCGCCTTCTGCAACCACCGAGGTCAGCGGTGCGACACCTACGAAGTCGCCGCGATGTTGATCTCGCATGCGCTACTGCGGGCATCAGGCAACGCGTTCATGTCGGAGCGTGAGTACAACGAAACCTCGGACGTCGACCTTGTCGATCCCGTGCACGATAAACGCGCCAAGGCGCTGCTCAGGAGGAAGGGACTATGGCCCGTGCCAAGAACAAGAAGAGCGCTCGAGGCCGCGCTAAAGCGCCGGCTCGGAAAGCCCCGCGGAAGAAAACAGCCGCGCGTGCAAACGATCCGGGGAAGCGTGGGGCTGGCGATGTTCCAGAACATGCTGTTCAACCCGGGGACCCCTCCGTAGGGATGGGACCGTGTCACTTCTGCAAGAAGGAAGTCGACAAGAAGGACATGTACTGCTTCGGCTGCTCCACGGTCATCTGTGATACGTGCGACGTCAGCATGGGCGAGTACGGACACGGACACTCACCGGAGGACCATCGCATTGAGCCGGAGCACGTGACGTGGTGACGTTCGTCGACCCCGTAGCGAAGCCGTGCTCGGACTGCCCGTTCCGACGCAAGGCGATGCCGGGCTGGCTCGGCGCCAGCTCACCCGAGGGCTTCATCGACTGCATGCAGCGCGATGAACCGTTGCCGTGTCATCAGACCATCGACTACGACAACGACCCGCACTGGCTCATGAAGTGGATGCAGCAGCGCGGCACCGGAAAGATGTGCGCAGGCGCGCTGGTCTTTCTGGCGAACAAGCTGCAACACCATCCGTTTCAGAAGATGGCCAAGGACCACGAGACGGTGTTCTCCAACACCATCGAGTTCGTACGGTTCCATCGCGAAGCCGCAGTTCACAGCTGGGATGAAGACAGCCAGAACGACGGTGCGAAGCTCCATCGGCATCTGGTCACCGGTGCTGCGGAACGAATGGGGCAGCCCATCGTCGACTTCAAGGAGCGCAAGGCGAGGCCCAAGAAGGCACGTTCGAAAAGGAGCACCAAGCGATGATGGTCGTCGTCGGAGTGTGGCTCGCCGGGGCTGCGGGCATCGCCGTGACGGTCGGCGTCACCCAGGTCGGTACCTGGGGGCGCGGCATCCTCGGCGGACTCGCGTGGCCCACCTTTCCGTTCTTGATCGTGGGCTCCTGGGCCCGTTATACCCTTCGCCGGAGGTCTCCGCCGTGATCGAGTGGCTCTTGAAGAAGCTCGTCGTTCGTTTGAAGTCCCGCACCATCGTCACCGATGGCAAGCCGTACTTGACCCGCTGGTACGTTTGGCCGGGTGCGCCTCGCACAGGCGGAGACCAAGTCACACCGCAATCTCGTTTTGCAGTGTTCATTCACTTCTTCCATCGGGGGGATGGCGATCGCGAATTGCACAACCATCCGTGGTCAAACAGTTTCTCGCTCATTCTGACGGGTGGTTATCTCGAGGAGCGCGAGCACGAGACTCGGACGCTCCGCCCCGGGATGCTGAACTACATCAAGAGCGACGACTTCCATCGCGTGGAGCTGCTCAAACCTGACAAGGGTTGCTGGACGATTTTCATCGCGGGCAAGGGTGTTCAAGACTGGGGCTTCAAGGCGCGAAGTTCGAACGTCTTTGTGCCATGGCGAGAGTACCTGGGCGGAGAGAATACGGTCTCGTAACATGATCGCGCTATCGTCCAAACGAACGTGTAAGACCTGTGAACGAAAATTCCGTCCACAGGTTCACGGATACAACGCCCGTTACTGCACGACGAAGTGCAAGGCAAAGGCACGGTGGCATCGTTTTCCGAAGGCCAAACGAAAGCAGTTACGTCGCACGCAATGGCTGAGCACAAAGAGTGACGCCAAACGAATGGCGAAACATCGTGCTAATAGCGCTAAGAGTGTTCGTGCAGTGCGCGAATGGCTCGCAGCGTACAAGCTGAAACTTGGCTGCGTGGACTGCGGCTACAACACTAACGCCGCTGCTCTTCAGTTCGATCATGAAGGGCCGAAGCTCGCTGCTATCTCGGAACTGCGGTCTAGCAAAGAACGCATCCTTGCTGAAATCAAACGTGGCAAGTGCAAGGTCCGCTGCGCAAACTGCCACGCGGTTAAAACGTGGGAACGCAAGCAACCAAAGTAACCATGGCGCGTCGCCCCGGATCCGCACGTGAGATCGACCTGCAAACATTGAAGCAGGCGAACGCGTGCATCGTGCGGGCGATGGAGTTGTTCAACAAGAACACCAAGACTGACGACCCTGAAGCTGTCGCGCAGGTTGAACTTGCGTGGCGGTTCTTGGACGAGTTCGTCGACAAATACGGCGACCGCTAGTCGCTGCGCGCGTCAGCAATGACGCGAAAGGCAAAGCTATGCTCACGTTGAAAGACGTCGTGGGGCGTGACGGTGTCTGCTGGCGTTTCATCGACGCCGATGCACCAGACACGCGTCCGACAGTGAACAGCTTCACGGAACCACATTGCCCGGCGTATGCCAGCGGTACGTGGGACTGGTGGGACCTCCACGAGAAGCTTGGTGAGTTCTATCGGAAACACCAAGACAAGCGCGTCGAACTGCTCGAGTCCCTCTACAAGCGGCCGACGCCAACCCTGTTGAAAGGAACTGTCGAAATGTACAAGGCCGTCCCGACCAAGGATGTACGTGCAGGGCAGTGGTACCTCGGCACCTACAACTCGTTGAACTACGCGAACAAGATTGCGGAGCACCTCAACGACAAAACAGCGAAGCCCAACGAGTACCGCCGTGACTTCGGCCCCATCACGGACATCGGCTTCGCTGTCGTGCGTGTCGAAGTGCCAACGTGCACGGCATTGGCAGGTGTTGTCGTTCGCTCCTGTGTCGACCCGCTCGACAAGCTGATGAAGCAGCGCGTCGACGGAATGTCGGGCGTGATGTGTTTCATGAACTACGAGGGCGCGCAGCGTACCGAGTCGCTCGTGCGCACTCAGCACGGGTTCGTTAGCACGAACGCAGAGTACCCGCTCAACGAGGGCCAGTGTGCACTCGCGCGAGAGATGTGGCCGCACGCGCTGCGGATTCGCTTCCAGGTCGCGGCGGAGAAGGAGCGGTACCGCGTCGTCTGCGATAACGTCGACGAGATGCCGAACATGGTGGATGGCTAACTACTACACCTTGTTCGCCAACGAAGTCGCAATCCGCAAAGGAAAGCACAACGTCGAGATGGTCAAGACGATCCTCGATAAAGGGCTAGAGGAGCGACAGCGGTTACATGAAGCCGACGACTACGACAGCCTCGACGCTGCAGGCTTCGATTTCGAATACACCTGGGACCACGAAGACAAGTTGATGCTCCACAGCGAGGAAAACGGCAACGTCGACCATGCGATCGCGTTCCTCGAAGACCTCGTAAAGCGGAATTTGGTGAGTGAACCCGTCGCGTTCTATTGGGCGCAGACCTGCTCATCACTCGGTCCTGGAGAATTCTGCGGTGGTGGTACGCTCATCACCAAGGGCAAGACGTACTGGTTCGTTCCCCAGGGACAGGTCGACCGCAAGTGGGACCAGATCAAGAAGGAACGCGCGAAGCCCAAGAGAAAGAAGCGATGAAGCTTCCCAAGAACCGGATCAAACGCATCCACGTCAACCAGAAGAACTTGCGCGCGAACCGCAAGGACGGCGGGCGCCGCCCCTTGATCACGATCCAGACGAGCAAGGGGCCGTTGTACGCAGACCGTGTCGACATCAAAGGTGCTTCGGCGCTCGTGAGTCGGCCGAACAAGCCGTTGGCCTGTGGTGCACGGATCTGGATCGAGACGCGCGCGGAAGTGCACTACACCCGGAGCAAACATGGCTAAACCCAAGCAGGAGTACGTTCACGTCATCGACAAGAAGACGCGCAAGTCCATCGAGGCCATCGGTCCATCGGCGGACGCGGAGCGTGTAGCTCGCGGCGTGTCCATCAACCTCAACCACGAAGACTACGAGCTGGCGATCAGCCCAAAGAAGACGTGGCCATGACGTTGCGTGAAGTCCTCGCCCGTTCGAAGACGCCGCCCAAGGTCGGTGACCATGAGATCGTCGTGGGCCCCGACGGAATGGCGCACATCCTCGTCATCTCGCACGTCGACTTCGAGAACCCCGTCGAAACGCACATGAACTGGGACTGCCCGTGCCGTGCGATCAAGACGGGCAACCCGATGGACTTCGAAGTCGCGCCGTCCATCACATGTCTGCAATGCATGCTTTTGTGATCTGCGGCTGGTGTGGTTCGAAGGACACGGACGCGGAGTTCGTCGACAACGGTGTCGGGATGCAGCAAGTGTCGGCGGCGACCTGCGGGAACTGCGGTGCGACGCAGGTCGGTCCCTACGACGAGGGTGAGATCGACCCCGAAGATAAGAAGCGCGGCTGGCACGCCGGGCACGAATCCTCAAACATCGCTGCGCGTGCAACACGCTTCGACGGCCCGTCTATCTACGCCAGCGACTTCGTCAACGGCGAGACGATGCTCATCCAGTACCAAGGCACCGTGCACCAAGCGTTCAAGCGCCTGTCGTTCTCGGCGCCGACGTTTCAGATGTTGTGCGGGCTCGAGGTCGAAGTTGCTGATCGCCCGCCTGTCGACGCTATCACCTGTTTCGAATGCATCGCCTACGACGCGAAAGGAAGACCATGAAGATCGACTTGGCACTCCTCCGCAAGGAGGTGACGGTCACTCTCGAGCGCGAAGAAGAGGACTCGGCCTACACTGACGGCCACTTCCAACGCGAGGACGGCTCGAACAACGACGAGCTGTGCGCCTGGATTCGCGACGAGCTGCGCTCGGGCAACTACTGGGCGTGGTGCGTCGCCCACGTGACCGTCATGTACGACGACCTCAAGGCCGAAGAGTGGCTCGGCGGCTGTTCCTACGAGTCCGAAGCGGACTTCAAGAAGGGCGGCTACTACGAGAGCATGATCGACGAAGCGCTTCGGTCTCTCGCCAAGGACCTCGAGTCGATGGCTAACGCCCACATCTGGGAACACGACCCCGTGACGTGCTTCAAGTGCGTGGTAGCAGCGTAGAGACGTGGACCGACGACGCGGGGTTGACCCACATCCTTCGGACCAAGAACATCCGTTGGTCCCGCTGCCTTCGGGAAGTTCCCCGCGCGCAGTCCGTCGACTGGATCGATCGCCCCGCACGCGTCCCAACATGCCTTGCCTGCATCGGCCGACAGGATGGGAAGCTTCCCTATGGCGAACGAACGAAAGTTCCATGACACCCCGCAACTGCTGCGCGACAGGGCAGGCGTCGTCCATGAGAGCGCCGGCACCTACAACATCAACTCGCTGGCGGTGTGTGAGCTGGGTACGTCCGACTTCAACCTCGGCGAAGGGATCGAGCAAGTCTACGACCTGCCCGTTACGTGCCTGCGCTGCGTCGGGGCACGATGACGCTGCTTCGTGACGCGAACGGCTTCGTCCACGGGACCCGCAGCCACGGCATGACTATCCTTCTCTGCGAAGAGAAGGACGGTCACCGTGACTACGGAACCCTGATCCACGCGGACGAGGATCCGACCATCGAGTGCATCACGTGCTTGCAGTGTCTCGCGGCGCCGGAACCGACGCGTCGCCGGTAGCCGTCGTCTGGACGAACACCATCGTGCCGATCAGCTCGACCAGCCACTGCTCTGCATCGCTGCCACGCCCCGTTGCAGCGCAAAGCGCCGCCATCCACGCGAGCGCCTTCGGGCACTGCTTGGTCGAGAACATGGAGTAGAGACACGTCCACATGGCGGCTTCTTCGGAGGCACGATTATCGGGTAAACGTCGCATGAAAGGGGACAACAACATCGTGCGTCAAGAATCGTTCCCCGTCAACTGTCTGTTGGTTTGGTCGGACAAACATTCGGGTGGGGGCTTACGGCATTGCACGACGAATCATCGTCAAAACGAGACGCCGTGCGGTCTTTGGACCAAGCGACTGTTCTACCAAGGCCCCTACGGCTGTCGCGAAGAAGCGACGATCACCTGTCTCCGGTGCACGCTTGCGTAAGCGAAAAGACCGGTCATTCGCGCGTTACTATGAAGGTAACGATGGCCTCCGACATGTCGTTCACAAGAACAGCATCTGGGCTGCGTGCGGGCAATCCATCCTCGACGTCAAGATCTGGGGCGGTAGCAAGATGGTGACGTGTCTATTGTGTTTGGGTGACGCGGACAAACGTCGTTGGGGGACTTCGTGAGTCCGGACATTCGTCTCTTCACCGACAACACCGGCGTCACGCACTGGCGCTACATCATGACGGGCATCCTGTTCGTTTGCGGCAAGGAGCAAACGTACAAAAGTTCGTTCGAGCCCGAACACCCCGGCTACCCAACCTGCGTGGCGTGCATCGCCATGGTGGACCGGGATCAACACTTCGTGCCTTCGAGGTACTGACATGACGATCAAGCTCAAGGACAACCTCGTGCACGCGACCCAAGAACACGAGAGCAAGGACCGCTACGGCAAGACCGTATGTCAGGTCTCGTACACCACTGACCCTGTCCACGTGCGGGTCATCAACAACAACGTCTACGAAGACACCGCCGTTGCAAAAACGGCGAAGCCTCCGCTCACGTGTCTGTTGTGCATCGCGAGGAGTACGGCATGAAAACAACCTACAAAGTCAAACGTGGGCACGTTTGGCACGTCGTGCACGAGACCAAGACAGGGCAGGCGCGTGTCAGTGCCTATACCTTGTGCGGGTCGAACTACGAGCACGGCGAACGCAGCACACGCCAGCCGACGTGCCCCAACTGCTGCAAGCTCGACAACCCCCTGACCCTCACGAGCGAAGAGCGCGTGATCCTGAAGGACGCCGCGCGCATCAACCGTTGGCAGGACGCTCCCCGGCACTCACGTGCGTTTCAGCGTTTGGTCCAGGTCGACTACATCACCCCAGACGCGCAGCTGACCCGTCGAGGCCTCATCCTGATGGAGGACTACGACCTCGGCCCCGTCCCGCTCGCGGACCTTAGTGGCCTCGTTCACTCACGCGTCGCGCTCGGCGGGACCCAGGCGTGTGACCACATGCGCCACCTCGCCGACGCGGACAAGATGACCACCGAACGCTACGCCAAGCTCCGGAAGATCAGTGATCAGGTCATGGTAACGTGCATCCAGTGCATCGCACATGAAGACCTACGCTGACTCCAAAGGCGTCGTCCACGTGTTGACGCGGCAGTACCCGGACTGGACGTGCTGCAACCAACGCATCAACGGTGTCGTCGAACAGAACTCGAGCAAGTTCCCGACGTGCCTCTGGTGTGTTATCAGCCGACTGTGGAAACCCTGGTGACCTGCACGGACGACGAAGGCGTCGTCCATTACGCGATACACCACGGAACCTGGTGCGGCTGGTCGCGCACGTGGGTCGGCGGTGAGTGGTTGATCGACAAGCAACCCAAGATGGTGACGTGCATCGAATGCATCGTGCAGCAAAGCCGCAATGACCCGCCGCGCCCGTAGTCCATCCAAGGGCTCGAAGCTCAAGCCGGCCATTCGCGCGATCCTCGAACGAACCCGAAAAGCGCGTGCCGAACTGGACGCGTTCATCAAGGAGGCCCATGGCCCAGCCACGCCGGACTGCGACAACACGCAGGCCGCCCCCGCTTCCGCCGACACACTGGCCGGACGGGGAGCACCGCAGCTGGACGACGGTGGACGTCGGAGTCCGCCGCGCGATCCTGACCCTGCTCCACAACCGAAGCCCGACAGAAGACGTCCTCCGGCAGTTCCCGCGCGTGACGATCGGAACACTGGCCGCCGTAAAGGCACAGTTCGGCCGCCGACCCCGCAGGCGTTGAAGGATGTGCTCATCGCGCTGTTCAAGAACGGCAAGACGATAGAGCAAGTGTTAGTGGTTCACCCGACTGTTTCGAAGGGGACGCTCGTTGCAATCAAAGCGAACGTCACCCGTGGTGCCTATAAATAGCGCACGCGAAACAGGTAAAAGAATACATAGAGTAGGACGCATTTCCGCGCCTACCGAAACCATTGACGGCCACAAGCTGTCGAAACGGAGATCTATGTCTGACGAAATGGTCGCGCTCGCGAAGAAGTACATCAGCAACCTCAGTGCCAAGGGCGTTCTCTACATCGAGGCGGTCGAGATGATCGCTCGGGGGCACAAGCTGATCGAGGAGGGGGAGAAGATGCTCCACCACCTCGAAGGCCGGAAGCCGAAGAACCACGCCGGCTACGGCGGCACGCAGGGCGGCAAGCTCCTGACGGAGGCACTGTCGAGCGAACCGAACCAGGTGCTCAAGCGGATGTACAAGGCCCTCGCCAAGACGCAGATGTCGTCGAAGGAGCTGGCGCTGGCCGCCGGCTGTTCCGACACCTACGTCCGCAAGGTTCTGGAGAGCGACAACGGCGTCGTGCGTGTCGGCACCGGCAACCAGGTCAAGTGGGCGATCGCTGGAACGGTGCCGGCGCAGAAGAAGGCCCGCAAGACCAAGAAGACGGTCGCCAACAAGACGGCGCGCAAGAAGGCCAAGCGCACCAGGACCGGCGCTCTCCAGGCGAAGTGCAAGCCGGCCGACCCCGAGCAGGACAAGAAGGACCAGGACAAGGTCGTCTCGTTGCTCAAGGAGACGCCGGGCCTGTCCATCGGTGCCCTCATGAAGAAGACCAAGCGCAGCTTCTATCCGCTGCAGCGGGCCATCAAGGTCTGCGTCAAGGACGGGCGCCTCACGCCCGTCAAGACCGAGACGGATAACGGACGCAAGGTCGCGACGTGGACACCGGCATGAACGCGCGGGTTCGCGAACGTTTGCGCCAAAACAACATCAGTCCGATCACCGGACAGAGGTACGTGCGCACGTACCCCGGGGATGCCGAAGACAAACGTGTCGCGCAGCTGTTCACCTACCACCACGCGCGTCTTGCGCCGAGGGCAGGTGCTGCAGTCACGCTCACGGGAACCATGCCGCTACCGGAGGCCCTGCTCATGCGGGACTTCCTGAAGTGGCCGAGCGATCGGGTCTACTTCGTCGATTGGGCGAAAGACAAGAACGCGCGTCCGTTGGTTCTCGCGGGCTTTCGCGACATCAAACGTCTCTGGCCCACCGCGCACGTCGAGCATCGTGACATCAACGATGTCGTCGAGCGGCTTCCGATGATCGGATTCGCCAACCTCGATTTCATGGGCTTCGACCGTCGAAGCGTCATGCCGTGTGTCCGCAAGACCATCGAACGCCTTGCTCGGGGAGGGGTGATGTCTCTGACGTGGTTCCGCGGCCGTGAGGTCGATGAACCGTGCCGATCTGCGTGGGATGTGTTCGAAGTGGCTCGTGACGTCGAAGACCTCGACGAACGAAGACACATCGGGGTCCAACGCCTCGTCAACCGATGGGCATGCGCTTTGAACGTGACGCTCGAGTGGGTTGGTGGGCTGGACTACCAGCACAAGAACTCACCGATGAGCGTCATGGTCTGGCGCCGGAAGGAGACATGATGGGCATCAAGTACAAACTCGTCAGAGACGGCAAGACCGCAGATGTTTCACTGCGCGTCTCGTCGATTGCGAATGGATGGGTCATCAAAGCAGGTGGAAAGCCGTTCTTCGTCAACACGGAAGAAGAACTGCTAAACGCTGTCCGTGAGTTGCTTGTGGCATATACGAAGGAAACGAGCGCGCTACCGAAGGAGACGCCGTGATGGATGAAACACACATGAGCGAACGGATGCGCAAGACCGCAAGCTCGCTCGTTCGTGCAATTCGCGCGCATGTCGGAGAACTCGAGAAGGTCGCGCTCAAAACACGTGATCCTCAAGAGATTCAAGATGTCCATCTTGGGGCGCACATCGCGTTGTGTAACGCGATCGGTTTCATCGAGATGGTAATCACGCAAGAGGTGGAAGAGCGGGAAACCGCTGTTGCACTCCTTGACGCGCAACTCCAGCGCATACGTGAAGTCGGGCGGATGGATGCACGTCTTCAAGCAGGTGAAGACGTCACCATCAGCGCAGAGGGCCATCTGCTCGCGGGGGACGCTCTCTACACCCAGGCGCAACACCTAGTTAGCGGCCTGGTGACGGTGCATGTGCAAAGGAAGCAGTCGCACGCGCGCTACGACGCGTTGCGGGTGTTGCACGGTGCCTTGGCATGGCAGCTCGGTCGACTCGAGCGCCATCTCATGGTTGTTGATGAGCCTGACATCGAGAACAAGGTGCGTGCTCAACGCGAGCAGCACATGAAAGAGGGCGACCACAAAGGAAGCCACGAGACAGGTTCGTCCTGTCCCGACTGCAGCGACGCGTAGTTCTGCAGTCTCCGGGGCGCGGACAAACGTGTCCGCTCCCCTTTCCACTTTTCCACCTTGCGTCCGATTGGACCTGGGCGTAACAACCGAACACGGCCACAAGCCAAGTTGGTAGGATAAACATGATGACAGATG